GCCGTAGAGTCGAGCCGTGGCGCATTAATTCGCGCTGTAGCACAAAATACTGAAAACGGAAGCGAGCTACAATTGAATGTGGATGATACATTCACTAAGCGTTCGGGCAAGTTGGGATTTTACGGCGGGGTCGAAGAGGGGCGTATTTGCGTGGATAGTCGCTGTGTTACCGGATTAGAAGTCTAATCAAAATCAATTCACAAACCGAATATTTTATTGATATTCGGTTTTTTAGTGCCTATAATAGCAAAGGATGTATAGTATATGAATGAAAACAGATGGACAGAAGAAAAGGTCGCTAAATTAAAAGAATTAGCCGAGACTAATATAAGTTATTCTGAAATTGGTAAACTTATAAATAAAACCGACAGCGCATGTAGAACAAAGGCTCATAAAATAGGTATTAGTAACTATTATAAACCTAAAAAATATTCACATGATGATGATTTTTTTGCAATACCGAATCCATTAAATTCTTATTGGGCTGGTTATTTAGCCGCAGATGGGTATATCGCTTATCCTAAGCACCATCACGGTGCGTTGCTTGTTTTAACGTTGCACGAAAAAGACAAGTTGCAAGTTGAAATTTTAAAGGCTCAAATGAAATTTACAGGAAACATCCGAGACGAAAACATGAAAAGAAAAAGCGGGTTAATTAGCTATTGCAAATCAATAAGAATAAGTGGCGCTCAAAAATGTTTAGTAGATTTGAAAAACAATTTCAACATAGAGCCAAAAAAGACGTACAGATTAGCGCCTCCTAATTTAAATGATTACCTATCTTTCTGCTACTTAGCGGGTTATACGGATGGCGATGGCAGCGTCCAGATAAGAAACACTAAAAATAATGAAGTCTCAATAACTTGGATTAGCGCAAGTATCAAAATTTTAGAGTGGATCAAGTCTTTCTTATACGACAAATTTTTAACAATAAGAGGACCAAACAATAGTAAAATATATTCAATAAAAGGCTCCAGAGCTTATGGATATGCTGTTTGCGGGCCAATGGCTATGGCTATTGTTGAGGTAATTAACACGATTCCGAACTTGCCGACTCTTGATAGAAAATGGAAAAATCCAAGAATATTAGAACAACTTTTTATTTTTAAGCAAAGGTATCCTCATTTATTTACCTATAAAATCGAACCTCCTATTGAGCCGCAAAATGCTCCAATCTATATTCCTGAGCCAGAGGCACTTACAATCCAAGAGCCTCTTGAAACTCCAGAATCTATTATTGATAAATCCTTAATAACCGCCTAAAAATACTTCCGAAAGTCAAGATATTTTCGTAACATTAAGTGTAATCTCTTGTAAAGATATGAAAAAGAAACTCAAAGAATTAAAGCAAGCCAACGGTCAGGTTGTTCCAAAGCAAGTTAAGAGCGCCACTATAAATGCCTATTTTGGCAATTCAGGTAATAAATTCGGCACAATTGATGAGTCCGAGTTCGAGACCAAGCTTAAATCTATGTCTGCCAATGAGTTGTACGAGTATGCTCTTAATTTCGGAATAAAGATTACAGACCCAACTGACAAAAACGAACGAACTCGCGGAATGAATGCTTTAATTAACGAATTTCGAGGCTATTGTTCTTTTTATAAAGTTGGTGGCGCTCAAACTGTTCGGTCCGACGCTCAAAAGAAAAACGAAATTATTCGTAAATTAATGCTTTAATCCAACTCTTAGTTTAAAACAAACTAAATCTAGTTTAAAGAGGCAAAATTATGTTGAAAAGTTACTGTCCAAGTTGTGGTGCCGAAAATCTTTATACTCTCCAAAAACCTAAATTTTGTAATGTTTGTGGTAAAGGAATGTCTATTGTAATGGCGAATAGTCCGAAAATTGTGCCGAAAATCACGCCTATTATTAAGAATGAATTAGCGGAGCCAGAACTAGAGCCTGAAATTGAAACTAGTCCAGAAATGTTTAAAGTTGATGTTTTAGGTGATGGTGAGGTCAATATTGCTCGAAAAGTTAAATTTGAAAATCTGATTAAAGAACAAAAAACAGGTTTTAGCCGCCCAAAATCAACCTTGACAAAAGAACAAGTCATGGAAGAGTTAAAGCAGACAGGCCAGCGAGCAAAATATATTGATGCACCTGAGTCTGAATAGTTTTTAGAAGCAGGATTTGGTGTAATTAAAGGAGAAACTTTATTTTACACTATGAATATTCAGATTAAAATTTTTGCTGATAACCAAGAGATTGGTTCATTGGATTTTTCCGAAAATACTCTAATTGATTTAATTTACTGTGTTAGAGCACAAGAAGGAACATTAGTTGATGCTCCACATATTCGGCCAATCTCAATCCAAGAAATTCTTGCTTACGCACAAAAAGGTTGGGATTCTACTGGCGCAAGTTATAGAACACAAAGAATAAATAAAACAACCGAATTTTTAAGAAGCGTAGCTAGTGATATTAATTTAACTGATGAAGAGGTTCTTGCCAAGCGCAATGAGGCAAAAACGGCTTTGGCTAGATATTTTAGCCTTGAAGGGTTTAATTGGCCCCCGCCAGTGCCAGAGACACCAATCGAACAGCCTGTTTAATAATTAAAAACTATGGCCGCAACAGTCTATGATTTACTTATAGCTCAAGGAAGCAGTTATTCTTTGCTTTACACCGTCACTGACACCGGCGGTACGGCAAGAAATTTGACTGGATATTCTGCTCGCGGCGTTATCAAATATCGTTATTCTTCCAGCACGGCTATAATGAACCTTGAGCCGAACGTTGTGGTTCCGGCTAGTGGCATGGTTCTTTTGGCTTTAGGTGCCGATGACACAGAATCATTACCAGCCGGAAATTTATATTACGATGTTGAAATTTACACCTCAATAACTGGCGCGGAAAGAGTTTTACAAGGCAAAGCAATTGTTGACCCAGAAATCACAAATACTGATGTAGTTATTCAGGTGGTTCCTGTTACTGGCGACAATTACCGATTCCAAAATGGTCATTTGCAGGTTTGGGATGGAGCTATTACTGGTTATCGTGCGGTTGGCGCTTATGACCAACAGTTAGTGCTTGGCCCGCCAGATTATACCTAATATGAAATTTATTAATTATTTTGTTTTGTTTTTAATGACGATAGTTGGTTCTGTGTTAAATTCAGCGCCAGCCAATGACCCTGCTTTTATGGCCGGGGCTTTAAGAACTGTGATGGTTGATTCAAATGGTGTTTTATCCAAGCCTTCGAATTTTATCTTCACCAACAACATATTTACCAAGTCAAATCTTTTAATTGGGACAAACATGGTATTTGTGACCAATGCTGACAATTCAGTGACAATTTCGGCTTCAAGTTATAGTGATGTTTCTTTTACTAATTTCGACAATTTGACCATAATTACAAATTCAGGAATTATTAAGGTTGACACTAATGTTATAGCGACCAGAATATTTTTGACCAATTATCTTGAAACTGCAACAAATGGATTCGTGACAAGTTCAATAACTAATGGTTTAGCTGGAACAAATCAAATTTATATTTTAACTGCTGGTTCAGGCGTTGATATTACAACTAACAATTGGGAATTAACATTTTCTGGAAACACAAATGTTTTGGCCTCTAGGACTTTTCTGACTAATTATATTGATACGGCCACTAATGGATTTGTAACTGCCTCAATTACGAACTTTTTAGCACATACAAACTGGCTTCCGAGTGTTGCTGTTGGCACAAATATTACTATAGTTTCTAATGTTGTAAGCGGGCGGTCAATTTATACTTTATCAAGTATTGCTGATACGAATTATTTAGCCTCGCGAGCTTTTTTGACTAATTACATAAACACAGCAACCAATGGTTTTGGAACATCCTCATTAACAACAAATGACGTAATTCCTTGGGCCGGTGTTGGTTATGGATTAAGTTCAAATAATCCTAATATTTTGGATATCAATACTAATGTAATGGCCAATAGAGAGTTTTTAACTAACCAAATAAATTTAGCCACAAATATTTATACAGTAACGTCTTTATTACAGGGAACTAATATTTTATTAATTACAAATGACGGAGTAATAACTATTCATGGAACTGCGGTAACAGATACAAATTTTGCACATTTAACCTTAACCAACGGCTTAAATTTACTAACCAACTCCACAATTACTCTGCATCGCGCTGGCTATGGTGACGCGGTGAATTTTGAGAAGTACCAGATGAGCCTTACTTCTACGGGGATGAATCTGGGGACTTTTGCCAGTGGAACTGGCACAAGCAATTCGATGCCGATTTATTTCGGCACTTGGGGCACGAATCGTTGGGGAATTAATCAAGTTGGGCAACTATTCCCCGTAACTGAAGGTACGCGGCTTTTACTCGACCCCGCCGGATATTCGTACATGTACACGGACACGACCGGATATAACAGTTATTTCTCAAACCGCCGAGGTGCAATTTTGTCTCGAACTGGAAACACTGGCACTTGGCTTTACAACCCAGCGGGTGAGAGGCTGTGTCTGAATATGGGGACAAGTGGCAGTTACGCTCAGTCCACAGGACATGATTATTTCGCCGTGACCAATTCGGCGAGAGACAACAGAAGCTCCTTGGGGAATGATACTTACTGGATGGGACGAAATGGATTTGCGGCAGCAACCAGGGTTGTGGATGCCTCGTCTTTTATTTTTGAACTCGGCGCAGGCGCAACGCCCACGAGTGGAACAGTCGTTGGAGGAAGTGGTGGAGATGTGCGCGTTATGCTTAAAACTGGTTCATCTGGATCAGGGGGTGCAGCGGCAGGACGAGCAGGACAATTTCAACTTTTTAATTCTTCTACAAATTTGCAAGTTGTGTTTGCTGGTGAAGGAACCAACTGGCTCGGAGGAACCACCACCATCAGCGCACTTTCGCACATCGGAACCACCGCAACCAAGAGCATCACCAATACTTGGTATTCCAAGGAAGTTGACGGGACGACCGCAGTAACAAACGTTCAGGTGTACATCAACGGCATACTCACCTCCTGGACGAAAAACGGAACGGAGCTTTAATTTATGACAGCCACAGACATAGCTCAAGAACTTTATGATGATTTAGAGGACACGGATTTGTCTGTTCCTGCTATTATTACTTGGCTGAAAAACAAAGTTGGCGAGGTCAATCTTTTGCTACATACTGATTTTGAAATTTCCGAAACAACTTATGCTATAAATCCTGAACCAAGTGACGAAGAAAAATCTGTATTTTATCATTTATACAAAATCTACTATTATCAAAAAAGAATAAATTCTGGCCTTGGCGCTCAGGCTTTTGATTCTGTCTTAGAAATTTCGGACGATAATACCACAACTCGATTTTTGAACAGAAACGAAGTCGCAAAAACATTTAAAACATTACTTGATGATGAGCGTTCTGCATTATCCAAATTAACTCAAGGCTACAAACTAACAGGCTCAACTCCATTGTCAATACCAGGAAATGATGTTTTGGCTGATATGGTTGTCAATAAATACTCTCGAACCAGTGAATAATGTCCAGTTTATTAAATTCAACTCAAATAACTGCTGCTACAGGTGCTGCTTATAACGGTTTTGACACCTATAGCCGATATATTACTGTATTTAAAGAGCCAATTCAAACCATAGTTGTTGATAATTCTCAATATGCAGGTTATGGAGAATCAACTCAAAATACTACTTATGACTATGTTAGTGGCCGATTTTTAGCTAAAATTAGTCATGGAAATCAAACTTTAAGGCAAAACGGCAATGTTCCAGTGGCTGTTCCTGATGGCAAAACTAGAATTAAAGTTCGTGCTGATGCTAGAAATTTCATTAATGGTGGTAAAATTGTCAATATTCTGGTGGACGGCCAGCTATTTAATTTAATTAGTGACGATGGCATTAGAAATTACCTAGGCTTGGAAACTTATGCCTATACCTTAGAAAGGGTAAAATAATGGCTGTCAAAACTAGAATTTTCCTTGATAATTTCCAGAAAACGGTAACAAAACACACTTCTGCTACTAGGCGTTCTGCTTTTTTGAATTTGAAAGAAAAAGTTCAGCTTTTGAGAGAAAACTTAATTAGCGAATTTTCAAGCCACGGAGTCACAAAAGAACTTCAAGAACATAATGAAGGAAGCGCCTACTTATCAGGCAAATCACATGGTACATTGTTTGGTTTTATAGGTTTCGATGCTGGTTATGATGCAATTTCGCCGGTTTTAGAAGAATTAGAGCGAATATTTGTTGAAAATAATCCTCAAGACTTGCCAGTAACACAAAAAGGCAGGCTCGGCTATAAATTCAGTGTAAATATACCATTGAAGAAAGATTTTGATAGGTCAGCGCCAATGCCAAAGTGGGCTAGTGGAAGTTGGATTTATGCAATTGAAAATGGTATTAGCGGGCTAAATTATTATTTAGGTATTTTCGGAACTCCAAATTCTTATTCGAAAGAAGGTGTTCAGTCTGTAAAAGAGATAAAAAGTATTCAATACAAAGGCGTAGATAGGTATTTGCCAACAATGTTAAAAGATTTCAGAGCCGCCTTAAAGATGATAGATAATGTAGAATGAAGCCTCAATTAGACAATACAGTAATGTCGAGTTATGCCTTATGGCTGGACAATTTTATTTGTTCAAAAGGCGAGGCTATTTCTAATGTTTCGTCTGTTTTTTATCCTTCTAATACGATATTTAAGGGGCCAAGCGGGAATTTTACAACTTATGCTTTACCATATACTCAGTTAGTGGTTGACTCAAGCATTAGCGGGGCTAATATAATGACCGGCGTTTCAGTAAATAATGTCTTAATTAGTAAGAATATAAGCGGGCTTCATGAAATAGACTATCAAAATGGTCGTTTATATTTCTCTGGCTCAGTTGGAGCTAATGTTAGCGGTAATTTTAGCATTAAAGATTTTAATATTTACATTACCTCCAAAACCGAGGAAACCTTACTTATTGAGTCAAAATTCCAGAATAAAACAAAAATTCCAATTTCGCCCACAGGTTTAGTCAATAATGAAACTGTATATCCAGCTATTTATTTGAAATTTGGCAAGTCCGAAAATACACCTTTTGCCTTTGGCGGGCAGGATGAAACAAATTATAGATTAAGAGGCGTAATTTTAGCTGATTCAGATTTTAAATTAAATTCAGTTCAGTCTTTGATTAGAGACACGGCCAGAAGATATGTTCCGAAAATTGAAAACTATGAAATGCCATTTAATACAATGGGTGGATTAGTTAGTGGTATTAATGGGTTTAATTATACAGGATTAGCCGCCACCAAAGATGTTTCAACGTCATTTTTCATTAAAAGCGCCTCAACAAATCAATTTTTAGGAGCAATCAACTTTCCAGTGCCAATTTATTTAGGATTTTTCGACACAGAAATTTGCCAATACAGGTATCCTAGAAGCCTTTAGAATAGATATTTTAATTATCAAAAGAGTGTTTTTGGTGTAATTTTAAGTAACAATAATAATTAAGGAATAATTTATGGCACGCAATCGCACAATATACCAATCTGAAGCTGTCTATGTTGGCCCATCTCCTGCAACTGGGTATCACTTTTCTGCCGGTGATGGTGGCGCTGGTGCTGTCGGGCCAATTTCAGGCTCTTTAGTCAAGGAGCTTTTGCGTGTTCAAAGCGCAAACTATGGATTTAATATTCCTCGAACTGATGTAAATCAATTCAACCAGTTAGCCGCAATTTCACAAGAGTCAATCAATGAGCCTACTGTTTCATTGGATATTTCATATTTATTGGCGTCTTTGTATAATGAGAGAATTTTAGGATTACATATTAGTTCTGGAACAATGGTAAGTTGTTTATCAGGATTATTGACTAAAGAAACTGATGAAAAGAATTATTTTATTAGAACTGTAGCAGAAGGCAACGACGCAATTTCGATTGCCGGTGCGCCCACAAGTGTCGGCGGAAATACTCTTGGTTTCGGAAATTGTTTTATTTCTTCTTATAGCACAGAGGGCGCGGTTGGTGGAATTCCCAGTTGTTCCGTTCGTTTTGAAGGGGCTAATGTTAATTTCAATAACTATACCAGCGGTCTGATTCCTGCAATCAATCCTTCTGATGGTACACCAATCGCGAGCAACACTTTCATGTTGCCACATGCTTTGACAAATCCAACTGGCTCGGTTGGAAGTGAGATTGGTATTACAGTATTGAAACCGGGTGATATTGTTGTTGATTTCGGTACTTTTGGTGGAAACGCAGGCGTAGATTTAACTGACGTTAAAATACAGAATTATGCCATTAGTTTTGATTTGGCGCGTGACCCACTCCGCAAACTAGGAACAAAGTTTCCATTTTCCCGCGAACCACGGTTTCCAGTTCAGGCTACAATGTCAATAACGGCGGACGTTGGGGAGTTTGCGACCGGCTCGCTTGTGCAACTGTTCTCGGATACTGGCAAATACAACATTGGCGTTCGACTGTACCGCCCAGATACCGTTACGAGAGATGACAGCGCCGTTGCTGCTTATTTCCAACTTCGTGGCGCTCGTTTGGAGAGCGAAAACTTTAGTTCAAGTTTACAAGGTAATAAGAGCGTAAGCATGAACTTCGTGACTCAAGTAGGCGGGCCTCAGCAGACGCAAATCGGCGTTTTTATGAGTGGAGTCAACTAATAATAATCACAAAACAAGCCTCTTTTTGAGGCTTTTTTATTAACTTTATGGAACCTCTAATAAATAATACACAGAAAAAATGCGGAGAATGTAAACAGGTAAAATTACTCTCGGAGTTTGGTTTGTTAAAAAAGAGTAAAGACGGTTATCGTCCAACCTGTAAGCAATGTAGAAAAGATAAATATTATGAAAATCACGAAAAGACACTAAACGAAAAAAGAGAAGATTATAAAAGACACAAAGAGTCTAGGCTAGAAAAATGTAAAGAATATTATCAAAAAAACGCAGAACATATTAAACAAAGACAAACAAACTGGTACAACAGCAATAAGAATAAAGTAAAGCAAAGACGACAAACGCCAGAGGCTAAAGAAAAGCGAAAAGAATGGAGAAGTATAAGGCATCAAGAAAGAAGAAAAACTGATTTAGGATATATTTTGGCGTTAAGACTTCGGAGCCGTATTAGAAAATTGATAAAACAAAAGAGCACATACAAAGTATGTAAATCTCTTGATATGCTTGGATGCTCATTAAAAGAATTAATAGACCATCTTTTATCGGTCGCGCCTGTAGGAATGACATGGGAAGACATCAAAGACGGGAGCCGGACCCATTTAGACCATATTCGGCCTTGTTGTAGTTTCCGGCTCGAAAATCCAGAAGAATTTAAAGAGTGTTTTAATTATAAAAATCTTCGCCCTTTGTGGAAAGCGGATAATTTAGCTAAGGTAAAAGAGGATATTAAATTAAAAGTTAAAGATGAGCCGGTTGAGCCGCCGAAAATTAGTTCCGAAAACGCCCCCGTTTTAGTGTAATCTCCTATAAGGAAAGGTGGTTTTTAAAAGGCTATGGAAGGATTAAAAGGCATTTTGTTGTTCAACATAAACAGGCATTTCATTTCTAATGCCAAAGTTTCATTGTCAATTTTTGAAGACTTGATAATTGAAGGTTATCAATTTCCCCCCGACAAACTAAAACAAATTCGCAAAAAAATATTGGATTCCAGTAATGATTCATATCGTGATGTCGAGGCCAATTTTGAAAAAGTTAATATTTTGTTAAAGCCCGAAAATTAATGAAAATAAACCAACAATTACTTTCTATACTTGTTGTGCTTAGTTTGGTTGTGTCTATTTCTTTTATACTTAACCTTGGTAAAAAGCCTCAAAACCACAGCATGATAACCAAAACCAATGATGTTTTCGTAACTAATTACATCACTATAACCAATCTTGCTTTTGTAAATCCAGTCTTAAAATACAAATGTCCAGTCCACACCAATAAATGGCACGAAATTACTGAAAATTGTTTAGATTATGAAAAATAACGAAATTACAGAACAAGAATGTTGTCCTTGGAAATCTCCTGAAATCCGAGCTAAAAATAAAGCAAGAAATATTAACAGAATCAACCGTTTGAAGGCTAAGATATACAAAGAATTGATTTGTGAATTAATAAACAAAAAATGAGCGCCGAAATTCGACAACTAAATGATTGGCTCGAAAATCAAGCACTGGCTTGGGAAAAGACTATTAATGACAATATTGCTTTGAAAGGCTCAGCTTGGCCTGAATATTTTCGTGGTTTAAAAGATTTAGATAAAAAAGATTTTTTTTGCGTATCTTCGGCAACATGTATTTGTAAAAATCCCATAACCGAATATTTGACAAACCATAAAACTGAATATAACTTCGCTGGTTATACTGGCGGCTGTCTTGTTACTAAGAAATATTTAAATACAAATTAATGAGCGCCAAAGATTTCCATAAATTAGATGACAACATAGGCGAAAAAATGGCTAAAATAGCGCCAGAATTGGTGGCTCAAGGCTTGACTTATGCTGAAATCGAGGCTTTTCTTTTATCTGAATTAGAAATCAAGAATAAATTAGATAATATAAACAAAACATTGAATATTGATGGCTCTCAAAATCTTGCTCTTGCGAATGAATTATTTGGAATGGCGAAATCCACAGGAAAATCATTCAAAGAAGTTGTTGAGCAAAAACTGGCAGAACTGAAAAATTTAGAGAACAAAGAATAAAATATGGCTAAAAAAATCCTATATTCCTTCACATTGGACAAAGAAGATTTGGTTGATGAAGTTGAAATTACCAAAGACGAATCTGGTAATGAAATCAAAACAACTAAGAAAGTCAAAAAATCTGTACCTAATACTTTTCATTTATTACGCCCAACTCGTTCAATGGTTGAAGAGGCCGAGTTATTCTATGGTATTAAGCTCGCGGAAGGTATTGAAAAAGGTCTTCTGCCAAAGAAATTATTGATGAAACGATACGAAGAAGCGGGCGGTTATTTGCCCAAGCAAGACCAAGACAAGCGCGATGATTTATACAAGAAATTTGTAGAATTACAAGAAAAACTAATTCGTTCAGCCGAAAAAGCTATTGAGGACAAAACTCCAGAAGAAAAAGAGTCAGATGAGGCTGTCAATAAGGAGTTTATGGCTGTTTATGACCAATTGCGCGAAATTGAAAAAGAGTATAATGATTTATTTGAGCATACCGCCGAAGTTTGGGCTAAAAACAAAACAATTATTTGGTGGACTCTCTTTTTGTCTGCTAAGGATAAAAATGGCGAGCCAATACCTTTATTTGATGGCGCGACCTATGAAGCTAAGCTAAAATCTAATGACAAACTTGAAGAAGAAGAGGATTCTTTTATTGTTTCTGTTATTCGTAGATTTATGTTCTTGACTGGCTTCTGGTATTCGGGCAAGGCGGTAACAAAAGAAGATTTCGATGCTGTTTTGCAGCTATTCAAGACTGATGTTTAAGTATGGCCGATAACTTAAAAAGAATATTTGGCGATATTCTGAAAGGGATGTCGCCTTTTTATTTTAAGCCAATAGACAAAGAAATCTATATTAGACATGCCACGCCTATTGATAATTGTGATATTGATAATGTTTATAATGGATTCTTTGAAAAAGCAGTAAGCAAAAAATTACCAACTGAAAAGTTCAAATTAGAATATTTAGACAAAAAAGGATTATGGACTACAAAACAGCAAAAAGAGCTAGATGAATTAGCTCGCTTCGTGGCAACTTTGAGAGTTACAAAAACAAAAATGACAATTCCCTCTCAAAGAGAGGCGGTCGAGGCTCAAATTATTGAACAATCAAAAAAAGTCCAGAAATTAGAGTCAGAAAAGGATGAATTGGTTGGTTTAACTGCTGAATTATACGCCACCAAACAGATGAATGAATATTATTTGCGTAATTCTACATTCAAAGACAAAAAAGCCACGGAATTGCTTTACAATAATGAAGAATATGATGATTTGGATGGCGAGTTAACTTTGGCCTTGGTGACTATCTATAATGAATTTAATGAGTTATTTTGCCAAAGAAACATCAAGAAAGTTGCTCTAATACCATTGTTTTTAAACTCTTTTTATCTTTGTCAGGATAATCCATACATCTATTATGGTAAACCTGTGGTTGATTTAACTATTTTTCAGGCTGATTTGTTTGGCTTCGGGCGCTTGTTTAAGAACATTATTTCCGAAAATCATGACAAAATACCAGAAATTTACTTAGGCGACCCTGATAAATTGCTTGATTGGCATGAAAGTACCAGAAATGCTGAAAAAATCATGGAAAAACAACCGACCGAAGGTGTTGCTGTGTCTTTGGTTGGTGCAAGTAAGGCTGATTACGAAAAGCTTGGTATGGGTAATGAATTAAAACAATCTAATCAGTTATTTGAGAAAGCCAAGCAAAAGGGAGGTAAGTTATCAATGAAGGACTTGATTGCCATGCAAGGATAGTATTTAGTGTAATTAATAGTTAAAGGCGTAAGGTATTATGGCAGCATCAACAGCAGCGGCTGGACAAGTATTATGGGAAGTTATTCTCGACACCTCCAAAGGTACGAGACAGCTAAACCAATTTGCAAATGAGGCTAACCGTGCCATCGGTAATTTAGATAAGAATTTCAAAAAACTATCTATTGGCGATAACATGTCAAGGCCATTGGGTAGGATTTCCGCTTCTGTAAATGAGTTTAATAAGTCTTTAGAGGCTTCAAATGCGCGTGTTTTGGCGTTCGGTGCCTCAGTTGGTGCTCTATATTCGGTTCAAAGAGCAATGACAGAGTTGGTGAAATCAACTATTGAAGTTGAAAAATCACTAAAAGATATTAACGTCATTTTAAACGCCGATAAGTCTGGATTGAAAAGTTTTGGCGTTGAGCTATTTAACATAGCAAAAAACACAAATCAATCATTTTCGGCTGTTGCCAAGGCCGCTACAGAATTAGCTCGTCAAGGTCTTTCTGCTCAAGAGACATTAAAAAGAACTAAAGATGCATTGGTTTTGGTTCAGTTAACTGGAATGGATTCAGCGGCAGCGGTTGATAGCATTACGGCGGCTCTAAATTCTTTCAATAAACAGGTTATTGACTCTACAATGCTGGTCAGTAAATTTGCTAAAGTTGACGCTGCTTTCGCGGTTTCGTCAAAAGATTTGGCAGAGGCGATTCGTCGCGTAGGTTCTTCGGCTCAGGATGCAGGCGTCGGAATTGATGAATTGATTGCTTTGGTTACTTCCGCGCAACAAACAACCGCTCGCGGTGGCGCTGTAATTGGTAACTCGTTAAAAACGATTTTTACAAGACTACAACGTACTGATACCATCCAGTCTTTGGAAGATTTGGGCGTTGCCGTAAAAGACATACAAAACAATGTCCTTCCGGCTCAAACAGTATTAGAAAATTTCGCTAAAACTTACGATAGATTAGGTGCCGCTCAAAAGGCTCAAGCAGCAGAATTAGTCGGTGGTGTTTTCCAGATTAACATTTTAAAATCTTATTTAAGTGATTTAAGCAAGGAAAATTCTTTTTACGCCAGCGCCTTAAAAACATCAACATCAGCCACAGATGAAGCTATTGTTCGTAGTAAAGAGCTAAATGAAACATTATCTGCATTAGTAAATAGAACGTTTGTTAATTTTAAACAATTAGGCTCTGATATTGGTGGAACAGCTATTTCTAAACCTCTTAAAAGTCTTCTTGGAAGCGTAAATGATTTAATTTTAGAACCAATCAATGACAAAAGAGCCGAGGAAACAGGAGCAAGTATAGGCCAAGGAGTGCTTGAAGGAATAGGCCAGTTTTTGAGTGGCCCCGGTGTGTTTTTGGCTTTCAAGGGATTGCAAGGAATTGCCTCTCGCCTTGGCGCTGACTTTTTTCAAGCGTTTAAGACCGTTTCTGGAATAACTACACAGGTTGACTTGCAAAGGTCTATTGAAAAGAATTTAGTTGATTATTTGTCTCAAGAGAAGAACTTAACCGAACAATTAATTTCAAAAAAAATAACGCTAGTAGATGTTCAAAAACAATATCTAGCACAGGTTGAAAGGTCTTTTGCTGCTCAAAAAAATGCGGCGTTGTTAGCGCCGGGAATTATAGCCGGATTTAAGCAGTCTAATATAAAACTAGATACAAGGACTGGTGAATTAATTAAAACAAAAAGCGACGGTTTAATTCCAGCTATTGAACGCGCCGGTGCTTATGCTGGTGGCTATTTGCCGGGGCCAGTTTCAAGTTTACATGTCAAAGGCGTTGGAAATATCACTTATAATAAAGCTGAAAAAGTGGTTGATTTTGGAATGAGTCAGCCAGCAATCATTCCTCCTTTGCATAGCAAGGCCGGAACTAATTATAAAAAAAGTTTTCAGGCTGCTCATGGTTTTAATCCTTATAATTTTGTTGCCAGTGGTTTAATTCCAAATTTTGCAGCGTCTGGAGCGATGCCTATATTTGAGCAAAATCCACCCGGTATGTATGGAGTTAGGCGGTTAAACGATGAAAATAAATTCGAATCTGCATACAAAAAACTAACAAAAGCAATAGAATCTGGTTCGATAAAAATGTCAGAAGTTGGTAAATTTTCTGCGGAATTATCGAAAGAATTCGATTTGACCTCCAAATCGGCGAAATCGGTCAGAACAAAGCTCGGAAATATTGCTAAAAACTTTGAACAACTAAGAAACGCGCCTTCTACTTCTTTTGCTGGTTCGAGCATGGGAAATCTTCCTTTTTTGACCTCTGGCGCACAAATGATAGACTTAAAAGGTTCTTCCGCGCTAGAAAGAAGACAGTCTTTGGTTGATTTGAGACAAAAAATGGCTTCGCAGCAGGCGGCAAAATTGGAGGTTGAACAAAAAACAAAAGAGTTTTATGATTTGCAAGCTAAAGAAGCGCAAGTTAATAAACTAATTAGCGGAAGCACCGGCTTTGGCGGTCTTTTTCTGGGTAATAGAAGGCTTGAAAAGGCACAGAAAATAATCGCGTCAAATCCCTCTTTACAAAACAAATTACCGGGCGCACAACAAGCCGCATCGGCATTAAGCCAGAGACAGCAAAATGTTGGTTTGGCAACTTCTTTCGCCGCGCCAATTATATTACAAACAGCGGGGCAGTTTGTTCCTCAAGAAAATAGGATTGGAAAAGCTGGAGTTGAGGCCGCTGGTGATGTTGTCTCTTTCTCTGCTTTAGGCGCGGTTTTCGGAAAAACACCTGCATTTGCAGCTATCGGCGGTTTAGCCGGTGGAATTAAGATTATTGATGCTATCACGGACAAACTGCCAGAGTTTAGAAAAAGACTTGAAGAGGTTACAAACTCAACCGCAAGATTACAAGAATCATTCCAAAGGTTTTCTTCTATCCAAAACCGTCTTGACGATATAAATGAAGGAAGAGTTTCTAGTTCTACTATTGAAAAAGGAAGATTGGAAGCTGAACAAAGAAATATTTTGTCAGACACTCCAGACTCAGTAAAAAAACAATTAATAGAGGCTTTCGAAAAAGGTGATAAAGAGCAGGTTAATAAAATAATTGTTGACGTAATGGAGGTCAAGTCGGCTCAATTAGGCGTTATTCAAGCGGGAACATCTTTAGCTGAAAGCGGAGACAGAAAAGGCGTTAGAATAGCTGATTTTCTATCACAAGGAATAGGAACTTCAAGGCGACAGTTTGACGAATTAAAGAAACAGGGACTTTCGGACAGTGAAGCCGCGACAAGAGTGCAAAATTTACCGGGGAACACGCTTGGAACAATAACCAGAGCGCTGACGCCGCTTGGTTCTTCCGGCGTTACTAGGCTGGCAGGCGGTGAGCTAAGGCTGCGTCCGGGTAAGCAAGAAGAAGCAAGAGCGCAATTTGGTCGTTTATTAGATTTAAGGGGCGGAAAAGAAGGAAAGCAATCTCTTTCTCAGTTCTTACAAGAAACACCAGAGGCAAGACGAGAACTAGGGAGAATTTTGAGAGAAGGCCAGCGCGGCGAGGATATCGGCGGTCAATTTGAAGGATTCTTCAAAAACACTTTTGGTTTTAAAGGAGCAAGTACAGATTTAACTGAATTTAGAAGCTTTTTAGAAAGCGGCCCAGCCAAGGTTTTGTTCAAAGATATTGATGAGGGCGCGTTTGTTGAGTTTGTAACGAAATTAAATATTGCGGTTGATAAATTGGTAAAAGGGACAACTGAGGCCGGTGAAAAGCTGAGCGCTAAAACACCAACAAATTTTGGAATCGAAAACAGAAAGGCATTGTCCGCTCTGTTGATAAACCAAGCAGGACAATCTGATATTGAGAATTTTAATAGAAATTTTTCAATAGACAGTAGATTGAGAGACCAAGAAAGAGGTTTTAACTTAAACACTAAAATTAGTGAAATAGGACTGCAAGGTAGAATCGGCGCGTTAACGCCAACGCAAGTAGAAAGACAAAGAGGCGGATTGGCAATCGCTGAAATCAGTCGAAAGGCTGTATTAGAAGAATTAAAAGCCGAAGGCGAGCTTTTAAAAAGAGGCGGAAATATAAAAGAAGAGATAAAAACTAGCGGAATTTCTTCTTTTCTCAAGGAAGCAACTCAGCAAAAACGATTTGATACACTAGACACTGGACAATTCACCGATTTCGCATCAAACGTATTAGGCAGGTTTGATAGATTAAAAATTAAGACACCTAAAGATGTAGAAGGTCTAGCGTCAAAACTTAGAGATGAGGCAAAAAGAACAGATTTCGTACAAGCCAATGAAGCCACAAGAGAGGCTTTGTCAGCATTTTATCTACAAAAAGCCAATGAACTAGAGTCTGCCTTAAATGCGCTAGAAAAAACAAAAATAGATATTAAAAGCGCCGAAGGAAAAGATATAGCGGTTAAATCAGAAGAGGTAAAAAGAATTGTCCAATCTTTACAAACACAAACAAGAATTGAGATTGGTAATTTAAAGCAAATTTCTGATTTTACAAAACAAATCAACGCTTTATCCTTAAAAACAGCCTCGGATATTGGCAAGCTAGGACTAAGTAATATAAAAGCCGAAGCGGGTCAGTCTCGAAATCTGGATTTAAACAAATTAATCAGTGATTCCAAGCTCTCAAACGCTCAGGGACTTATTTCGCCATCAAGTTTCTTTGGTTTGCGCCAATCAACTGGACTGCAAAATATAGGAGAAGCAAGAATAGCGGCAATAAATTCGGCTCAAAGAGGTTTTGGAGAATCTCTTTTTGGAATTCGGAACGAAGCTTCTGCTGGAATTTTTGGAGCAGGAAAATCTCTTTTCGGAAACGCTGGCACTGCTCAATTTGCGGGTAAATTTAACCAATTGGCTCCGCAGCTACAAACACAAGTCGAATCTGGACAACTTAAATCTGCGTTAAAATTAATTGACTCAACAATCTCAACGGTCAACAAAAACGAGCCGGGTGCTGAAAAATATATTGTTGCATTAGAAGAAGCAAGAGCAAGAGTTGTTGAGCTACAAAGGCAGGAAATAAATTTAATTATTGTAAGAGATAAAGGAATCCTCAGCGCCGAAGAAAGCGCAAGGACTCAAGAAGAAGTTCTTAAAAAGACAATAGAGCTAGAAAGAGATGCAGCTAAAAAGAGGCTGGATATTGCTTTAAAAGGTAGTTCGGGCGCTAAAATTAGACAGGAATTAGATATTAATGACGCCATCAAGATAAGTGAAAATAATGGAAGTTTTGGTTTGGGAGGGGTTAAAGACGCTTTTGTAAGCAGGTTTATATTTGGAAAAGAGGATATGTGGACAAGCATCCGAGAAGGGGCCGTTGATACCGCCGACACAATCAAATCTTCCTTCAAAGACGCTTTTAAATCGTTCGTAGATGGCACAGAAAACGCTTCTGATGCAGCACGAAAATTTGGAATTTCAATTTTTGAGAATATTCTATCTAAAACAATAGATATAGGTACAGATTCTTTGTTTGGTGGCACAATCGGCAAATTATTTAGTGGTAATAAAAAGGCGCGAGGCGGTTTTATTAAGAAATTCGCTGGCGGCGGCTCTGTTTATGGCGGGTCTGGTACAATGGATGACGTTCCAGCTTTATTAAGTGCTGGCGAATTCGTTGTAAACCGCAATTCAGCAAGCAAATATCGTGGTTTATTAGAGAACATGAATAGCCAAACGGCTTATTCTAGCCTCCAAAATCAGTTTGTTTACAACGGCACAAGGCCGACTTCTGGACAAGCCTTGGTTGACCCAAATTTGTCAGCAATGGCTTTGTTGGATGAAAACAATCCTCAAAATGCCATAAGATTACAGCGCGAGGCTGGATTATATTCTTATTTGAGAGAATTTAATCAATTTGAAGGCCAAAAAAGAGACGCTTTAGCTCAATTTCGGCGCACTCAAAGACAGAGAATGACAGGCGCTTATATGTCTGCTTTTATGAATATTGCAGGCGGGGCAATTGGAAGCGCCGATAAGGCTAAAGGCGGTTATAGTTACGAAAAGACTCAAATGAATCAAGGCTATTTTCCAGTAACTAGGGCTGCTGGCGGTAGCGTCAGCCAATATAGCACAGATAGCGTTCCAGCAATCCTAACGCCGGGTGAATATGTTTTAAATAGCAACGCGACAAGTTATTATGGTCAAGACTATCTTAACCGTCTAAACCGGAAACAAATTGACCGGAATGGCGGTTTAGCAGAATATACAACGCCAGTTCGAGGCTCAATGCCAGCGGCTCAGCCGGTTCAAACAGCCGCCGCGCCACAACAAATTATTGAGAATAACGTCAGTATTAATATTACAACTAGTAGCGATGGAACTACAACCGCTGATACAACTCAAAGTTCTAATGACAAATCTATTGAGCCAGAGAAATTGAAACAATTATCTTTGATGATTAAAGAGCAGACTTTGAGAGTTATCAATGAACAACAAAGACCCGGTGGCAGGCTTTATTCGGCTAATACTTCACCGAGATATTAAGTTATATTATAACAAATACCACCTTTAAAATAAAGAGTATTTGTTCCGAAAGTCTGTGCTCCAAAATCAATGCTGGTTATTACAGCTATCGAACCATCAAATCCTTGGGAGCCTTGTGCTGTAAAATATTGAGCTATAACGTTTGTATTTGTTGAAATATCACCAGAAACAAACATTTGTCCTGTTATTTGAGCGTTTCCGGCTGGTGAAATTGTAAATAGGTTACTTGAGCCGCTAACAACCTTGAAAGCCTCGTTATTGGTATTAACCTTGGCTAGAATATTGCCGCTAGAAATTTGATTTAATCCAGTTGCCGCCGACAAATTCCAAACATTGCTTTGTTTTGTGTAAATTTGGAAGGTATCTAGTGTATGCAAAGTCGCACCATCAGCCACATTTGTTGGAAATGTATCAGAAGATAATGCTGTAAATTTGTCGCCTGCGTATCTTGTAACCATATTATTTAGTTCCGATTATATACTCGTTGCCATCCTCATCAACAGATTTTAATATCCAATTTGTGCCATTATTAATAACCTTAAATCCAGCATATTCTGTTTGGTCGCCAGCATTGTGAATTGTCATTAGTTCGCCAGCATTAATTGTGCTAACATAGCTTTTTGAATTAAAACGACCGGGATTTGTTCTGTATAAACCACTTAGAAAATACAATTTGCCTGTTGGCGTGGCTAAATAATCATCTTTAACCTCTTCGTCAAAAGAGTCATACAAACTAACCACTAAATAACCTGTTTTAGCCAGTTGCAATGAAGATTCTAGGTCTAAATTCTTAGCTGGCGGTATTTGAAACGCTTGTGACAATGAATCATAAGAAAATTCGCCTGTATAAATTTGATAATTAGAAGGTGAGCCTGTTACTGCTTCTAATCCCGTAATCAAACCTGTGCTATAAAATCCAAAGCCACCAACTATGTCTGTAGGTATATTTCCACTAACAAAAGCGCCGAAAATTGTACCATTACCATCAATCCATTGTCTTGTAGCATAATTTGCATATTTAACGGCATTGCCAGTTGGTGATAGATAAAAACCACTTGGTTTATTGTTCAAAATACTCAGAATATCATAACCATTAGCGTTCAAACTGGCAGTATTCCAGATTTCAGTTGCAACATTAGTTGTTAAATTGACAGAATTACCAGCCGAAGTCAAACCATTAGTATCAATAGCCTCAACTACAACATCATATTCTCTATATGGCCCGCCAATTGTGTTTTTATTATCGTCAAAGTCAAAAGTATATTTCAACAAAGAAGATTCTGGCGCTACATTATTTTTGCTGAACAAAATAGTTGAAGATGGTACATTAGAATTATTAGTCGGCCTAATGCTAACTCTATATTTAAAAGAGGAAGGTAATGAATTATCATTATTAGTGCCAGCTTGCCATGTAAAAGTTGGGCTGTCAGTAAAATATTCACCTGTTAATCTGGTTCCTTGTAAATTAGGCACAATATCAGATTCCAATTTCAAAGAATTAATAATAATGTCCTTGACTGGAAACATATCTGAAACTCGTACCCAACCTGTAGCTGCGCTATTTGACAAAATATTAGCTTCGTTATTTACAGAATAAACTTTGAAGAAATAATTGCCTGTTTCAGCCGGAATAAAGGTATCAGAGGTAACATTGTAAGGTAAAATCGCAGCTAAATAATTGTCGCTTGGAACAGTCGTATCGGCCCAATTATCTTTTTTGACATAAACATTAAAACTATTAATTCCAGCATAATTAGGCACAGTAAAGGAATACTCTAAACTGGCTTTATTTGCGCTTCCAGCCTGTGGATAAACTATTAAGTCTTGTGGTGCAACAGGTTGGATTTTATAAGTTGAAATACTGCGTTCAAAGTTTAGTCCAGATTCGATTTCAATATACTTTTGTGGAGAATATTGTAAAGCCGTGATTTCGTATTTATGAACTTCATTTTCTTTGATGTTAATGCAGCGGAACAAGTCATAATCATCACTAGAAAATTGACTAGACTGGTCTTCTGTTAAAGTTCCAGATGGCGAAATGCTCCAAATCACAGAATCTGGCTTTGTAAAGTTAAAACTATCTAAATCTAAACCATAAGGAATATTGACTGTTGAATTTAATGTAGAATGTAGTCCTGTAGAATAACCTGTAAAATAAACAGTTTGAAGTAAAGAGTGGCGAACTCCAGAAACATCAGAACTTGTTAAGTCTGTTGTGGTTACGGGGTCATAATTGTAACTTGGAGCCATCAGTTCGATTTTATAAATGGTATTTGTGCTCAGAGATGGCAGCGCACAATCTAAAGTCAAAGCTCCAGCATCGCCAGTAATATCGGTTGAATATAATCTACCTGCAAATCTTGTATTTTTGCGATTTTGGTCAAAGATTTTGAATACATCGCCCGGTCTTAGGTAATTAGCCTCAAGGCCAGCCACAAACGAACAAGTCTCGGTTTCCAGCGTTTCTGTTAGCAAGGCCCAACGTCCTAACCGAATAGCTTGGCCTTTACTAGTGCATCCAAAAGCGGTCATGTCTAACTCTTTAATACCATAGCGCCGAATACCATCTAAATCTTCTACATATTCCAAAGCAGGCTTGAAAAAATTGGTTTTGTCATTGTATCTGACAATTGCAACTGTATGTCGCGCTCTTTTGGCGCTAGAAGAATAATGAAAGTCGCCATTTTCGACATTTGAATTATTAAACAAAACAATCGGCTCTTTTTCTGTGTCTTGAACCGCAAAAACTGTGCCTTGTGAGTAATAAGTTATGCCACGAAATATTGAGGCCATGTCATTTAAGACTTTATAGGCGTCCTCTCTGGTATTGATGATTAAATTGCAAGCAAATCTTGGTTCCAAGCCGCCATATCCATCATAAACCAATGTGTCGCAATACTTTGCAACTTCATAAAGGCTCCATTTGTCAATAGTTAAATTTGGAATGAATTTAGAAAGACCGTATCGAGGGTTTTTGACTAAATCTTGATAACACCAAGCTGGATTATCTGTCCATTGTTCGCTTTCTGCAAAAGTTCCATCCCAACCTTGCTCGCCTTCAATATATGTTTTGGTTATTGGCTCGTAATTGCTTGGAATTTGGACTTTTCTTAATTTAGCGTCAAACGCTCTAGCCGGAACTTGCGCGAAAAACTGAGCATTAAATCTTGACCTTACTATTGCAGAGTTTGGATATAAAAATTTGTCAGCGTAGATTTCAGTCAAAGAATCAACCGTTGTTTGGTTGGCCAACATGCTTGACAATGAATCGGGTGTAACACGAACAAGCTTAATTTCCCAGCCAATAAAATCAAAAGGCATGTCATTTGGCACGAAAAAGTCAACTCTGGTTGATTTTACGAATCCATAGTTGATTTTGCCCTCTATTTTATCTACTTTACCAAGAATATAATTAGTCGAAAACGAGGTATTGTAGGTAAAAATTGGCTTATAATAGACACGATATTCAATTGCCGCTCTTTCCATTTCGCCGGAATCTGTATTTGTCGCCGCCAGCCTGCCAACTTTAATATTAATGATTGCGCCTTTGCAGTCTTTGTTTAAGATTCTATAATATTTAGTATAATCGGTACTTAAAGATGATTCGCCGGATGCATTTAGCTCTGTTCCGAAAAGGCGCTCTGAAATTGTTCGGCTGACTGTTAATTCTGGTTGCTGCTGATTGACATAAGAGCCATTTGCAATTCCGTGAGTATAAGAAACATCAACTCTTTGGAAATTAAATTTATTAGCTGAATTAATGACTGGCACTTCATTCCAATAAACTGAGCGCAGAAAGTTAACTCCTTCCAAATTTGGAGCATCAGAATAAGCGGTAAAAGTTGCTGTTCTATAGCCAACTTCGCCAGCAATTCCAGAGAATTTGTATTCGCCGCTTACTAATCCAGCAATCGGCCCTTCTGAAATTAAATCCAAAACCTCAATATCAGTAGAAGAAAGAGCGCCGCTTGGCAACTGTTGACCTCGCTCATCAACTTCATTAATGGCTCCTTCTGGAACTTCCTCAGAACCTTGAAAAATATATCTTTTAAGTTCGTCCATAGGTTCCATTGGTTAAAATTGCAAAGTTTTTGTTGGTGGAGTCATTATATTCTGTGAAGTCGCCACCGATAAAGATTTGGCCAGCGTATTGACTTCCCGCCGCTTCTGTCACTTTCACGAAATTGATGGAATTTTCAGTTCCAACTTTAGATTTCTCAATTCCGGCATTAAAAGTATTATCATAGCTACCATCTTCGTTGGTTCTTAACAATCCTCGGTAGCTAGAATAAGCTGCTTCTTGACCTTCTTTGGCTAAAATTGCGAATCTGCCACCAAACAGGAGTTTTTTATCCGAAATTTGCTGAGTTACAACATTGATAGTGTCAACTGCCAAATCGTGGTTTGTGGCCAGAGCACCATTAAACGGACAAATCCAAGAAGTGTCAACGGCTAACGCTCTAGTTGATGTATTAAAGGTTAATCTGGCCGCGTTTTTATACTGTGGCGTTCCGTCAATGACGAAATCACCAGCTATATAAACATAATTGCTCGCGCTATCAAAATATACACTTTTAATCAATGGATATGCGAAACCAGGAATCGCCACAAAAGTTGGCGCTGTTGTGCTTATGACATTACCATTGGCATCTAAAACTGCAATATTAAAGAAATTAGAGCCGTTGTAGAAATATCCAGATACAATCAAATCGTTTCCTGCCTTGCAAATATCTACAATCCCACAAGCCGAGGCTGAATAATCATAGAGATTACTAGCTCCGAAAGAGGCTGTTGTAAATAGATTTCCATTAATTTGTGCTTTGGCGATTAATCCTGTATAAGAGGCTGTTTTAGGAAAATTTCCAACATAGTAGAAATAGTTATTTTCTTTGTCGGCCAAAATTTTATAAATCTTACCAGAAAGTCTGGTATAGTTAGAATCAGCGTTTCCTGCTTGTGTTATATCGTACTGCTTGGATTCTGGCAACAATGGTCTCGCCGGTGCCATTAATATTGATGTTTGGACGGTTGTTTCTAATACTGATAATGCTGTAATTGGATTGTCTATCGTTGCAAAACTTTGTGTAAATGCGCTGGCGCGTGTTATTAAATCATTTATATCGCAATCTGATAAATAAGCGACGGCCTCAAACTTATCTGTGATAGTTGCCGACAGGGATTTCCTAACCAAGTATCTGTGTTTTACGGTCAATGCTTCTGTGGTAGCGCCACCTGTTATGCTAGAAACATTTCCATTTTTAAATAAAATAATAACAATAAGATAGATATACGAATCCGAAACGAAAACATTCGAAACATACTGGTATGTTATGTCAGAAGTCTCTATAGGAACTAGCTCTGAAACCCATCCGCTTGGTTTGGCTGATGTTCCTTTATAAGAGGCTTTGTATCTATTAGAGCCGACAGCATTAATTTCATAATTGACACTGGTATCAAAAAAGCCGGGGTCGTATTTCTTATCAGAGCCAATATCGGCGCTAATGTTTTTGACAATATAAGAGGCGGAAATTACTTGGCTTCCAACCAACAACCTACCATAACCAAGCGGAACAGGCCCGCCTTCTTTGGTTACATTTTCAGGGCCATTAAATAAATAAGAAGTTCTGCCTTGTGCGTTTTCTATTTCTCGAAAATCGCCGCCGTTAGGAGGTTTAGAGAGAAGATTAATGACGCCTGCCGCCACAAGACCAAGACCGGCCATAATAATTCCAAGTCCTAGCGGAGCGGTAGCTGGCGTAACCATAAGAATAATGCCAACCACAATCAAAATTACGCCCAAAACAGTGCCAATAATTCCACCTATTTTGTCCGCGCCTTCCATTACAGGAATAATATCTATAGTCTTTAAATCTTCAATATGGCAAGCTAATTCTGAATCTGTTATGGTATTTAATTTGTCAATTGTTGGTAATTCTGAATACAAAAAGTCATTCCCATTAATCAAAACTCTGTATTTCAGGCCAAACTTATCATTGTTATACAAAAATTTGAACAATTTTCTTTTACTGTTCATTTCGATGGCTCGAACAGCCTCAGAAACACTATTAACAGCCAGTCTCCAAGTTTTGCCAATGCTTTCTCCTAATTTTCCATGCAAAGTAATTTTTACTAATCCATCTTTTTCAATTTCCGGCTCAAAAACGTTGAAATCGGAAAAGTCATAGACAATAATTGGACATTTTAAGGTTTTGGCGGTCTTAATATCTAAATCAGAAAATTGACTAAATTTGTCAATATTAGAGCGATAAATTCCAACTATTTTGCCCAACCTTGAAGCGTTTGCTAAATCAACAGGCGAAACAAGAAAGAATTTGGCGTCAAAAAGAGTAATTTCATAGCTTAAAAGGTTATGACCAGTATCAACAATCAAACCACAAACTACAGAGCCGCGCTTTTCATAAGCATGATTCTGGATATTTTTCTTAATTTCTGGACTTAAAAACATAAACTTTTGTGTCGAACTACTAATTTAGTCATTCTTTGAAAAACTCTGGAGTATTTTTCAATACAAGAATATTGGTCTCTTGGATGGTGCATTATTAATCCAGAACCAAGATAAACGGCCATGTGAACAGGATATTTATTGCCTATTGTGTTCAAAAGAATAACATCGGCCTCTTGCAGGACTCTAAAATCTTTAACCGAACCAATATGCGCTCTATCAAAACCTTCTTTTGTAAAATTGTCGGTTATTAAATTTGGATATTTAGAGAACCACTTTTCAACTCTTGGATAGTCCGAAATTACAATTCCATACTCTTGCAAAAAGAAATCTCGAACCAAACTAAAACAATCGTTTTTGCCCAATTGAAATTCTCTGAATAAGTATTCTTTATGGTCTTTGCTTGGATAATAAACTTCGAACTGATTAATTGGACAATAATAAACTACAGCCGGAAACTTGTTTTGATTACTGATAATCTTGTCGTGTAGCGAAAGTTTGCAGGTTTTTGGGTGTGAATGATAATAAGCCTTAATTTTACCAAAAGTTTCAGCAAAGATAATGTCTGAATCTTTAATTTGAAATTCGTGAGTTGAATCTTTAGCTACATTATTACAAGGCATGGTAAAAACCGCGCCATCAACGCTTTCTAAAATCAAGCCACAACACTCGCGCCTAACATCTTGTCTAGCATGTTCTTCTATTTTGTCTAAAATTTCAGGTGATGTAAGCATTAGACCGCCTTATTCGTTGCTGGAAAACCATTAAACATTAAGCCGCCGTCATCAATTCTTCCCCATCTTAATCGGCATCCTTTTACTGTCTTGGAACAAACATCAGCCACCCATTCTGTAATATTTGGAGGCGCGTTTTGAGGATTATTGACCTTGGCTACAAAATAGTATTTAATTCCATTTTTTTCAATAAATATATTGTCGCCAATTGAATAAACAGTGTCTCTTTGCCATTTACCCCTGTCTTTTAGGCTATTAACACCAATAATATCTTTAATTAGTTCATCTTTGTTGTTGGCGATTGGCGGCGCTAATAAAGGCAGGTTTGACTCAGAAGGTGTTCCGTGCGTTGTGTTTACGCGCCTTGATGCATATTCATACAAACATCCGTTGCCGCGATAAACACAGGAGCATTTTGAAGCCAAAACCAATCTAGCTGGCAACTTAACATTCTCCAAATCAAAAATAGAGGATAGTTCATATTCTATGGTTGTTTTATTTTCTTGTGACTTGCGCTCAATATAAAAAATGTCTCTTGGAAATTCAATATTAGAATTTGGCGCAAACTGTTCTGGCGTAACGTTGTTGATAAAATTTTGAGCGTCAAGATATTTAGCAAAAGTCCTAATTCTTGTAACTTTGGCTCCAGTTAAATCGCCTACTTGTCTAAGCAATTGTTTTAATTGCGTCAAACCGGGAATTCCTTGGTCGTTGACTGAAATTGCCAATTTTGGAGTTGGCGGTGTTCCTTGACTTGAAATTTCATAACCTTCAACAATAATTGGAGCCGCTTGATATTCAAAGCCTTTCCAGATTAAGTTCTTTGCTCTGAGAAAATTACTGTTATGAAATCTAAAAACAGTATTGGTATTGTTTGTGGCTAAACCAATATCAAAAGCAATTTCCGACAAGTCAATCTCAAACAAAGTAATAAGCGTAGCCGGATTCAGAGACATAATCTCCGAGCTTAAAACTTTATTGGCTGTTTGAGCGGTTAATTTATCCATTTTAAGACACGACTTCTTCAAAAGTACATCTAATATTATATGCCCCAAAGAACGATGTACTCATAGGAAATTCTTTGCAAATGAATCTTTTTTGCTTATTGAAAGGCTCTGGTGGTGTCCAAAGGAATGATTCGACGCCTTCTCTGGTGTACAAAAAGTGCAAAATTGCCTTGGCCTCAATCAAGGTTCGACCATCAAAGCTTAATTGCAAAGAAAGCAAATTATTGTTAATTCCATCTTTGGTTCTTTGTGAATATCCATCACCAAAAGAAATGGTTTTAACTCTTGGGTTGGCGGCAATTTCGGAACTAATTGATGGAGTCCACAAAAATGAAGGTTTTGATTCACCATTAGAATCAGTAATGTAGCCGCCCCATAATCCGCTGCCTAAATCTGCCGAAAATGAAGCACTTGCAACGTGGTCTTGCAATGAATAATAATAGCTGTTATTGTTTTTAACAACAAAATGCTTTGCGTAAGTCGCCAAACTTGACCATTCCGCTATATTGTAAATTGACCCGGCCATATACCTTGTTCCTTTCCTTAAATTACACTTTTCAACTATGCTTTTCGTGTAATTATAAGCAGGATAAGGCGCATGGCAATTAATACCAAGGTTTTGGATAGAGGCGAGAGGCAGTTATTTCTGAATTCAACACAAATAGCTGGACTTCAAAGTTATTCTGCGTCTTATGACCTAAATACTGAATTTGTACAAGGTTTAGGTTCCGAAAATGGCATATTTTTACCAGTTGGCAATAATAGTATAGAAGCATCAATTTCAACCTCTGTTTTTACTAATCAGGACGATTTAATTGGGTTAACTGGCGATGCTGCGTTTAATGGTTATTTATTGACATCAAGAAATGATATTTCCAACAATTTTTGCTTTACTTCTGGATACCTAAATACTTATAAATCAAGTTGTTCGGTTGGCGATGTTCCGAAAATTGATGTTGATATTACTGCTTTTGGTGATGCCGGGACTTTTTCACAGAGTTATATTGATGGAAATAGCAAAGTTTCAAGTGATATTTCAGTTATTAATACTGGTTATTTTACAGGCTCATTGGTTACGGTTGGATTTGGTGGAATTGAGGTTTCCGGCAGTCTTTGGGGAACTGACGCAATTCAAAGTTATACTTTAGATATTCAAGTCAATAGAAATCCTGTTTACAAAGTTGGCCGCAAATATCCTTGTGAGGTAAAACTTAATCCGCCTGTTCTTTTTGGTTTTCAGGTTTCGATGTATGCCAAAGATTATAATCCTCGAAACACAACAGATTATCCAGTAACACAGCCTCTTGAAGATATTTCGGTTATTGTTAAAGATTTTAATACCAAGGCTACGGTTTTGAACTATAACTTGCCTCAAATGATGTTAATTAGAGAAGAATATTCTATTAATAAAGATGGGTATTCAGTAGTTAGTTTAACTTACAAGAAATGAGCCTAAATTTCAATAATTGCCAAATATTTGTTGGAAGCACCGGAATTTGGTGCCAAAATGCATCTTTTTCTTCTGCTAATGGCTCTAATCCAATTTCGGCTATAGGTTTTCAGTCTCAGGTTAGTAATGCTTTTAATGCTCCGGTTACTAATTCTGTAAGTATAAGTTATTATCTAAACACCGCGCATGAGCCAAATCTTCCTAATTTGAGCAACATTAAAGACTATGTTGGAGTTGATCCGTTAAATCCAGTTCTTATATCTTTTGGTGGTGTTTCTGGTGCTTTTTATCTAAAATCTTATGGTCTGACCGTCCAGCCAAACAGTCTAATTGAAGCAAATGCGAATTTTCAGTGTTTTAATGGTGTTAGCGGAACTTTGACGGCTAAATCTTCTGATATTGCTTATAATTGGTTTGATTTTGCAAATACCGCCTACACACAAATAGAAGGAGGAATTTCAACGGTCTATAATTTATCTTATAATGCAGACATTGATTTACTGCCAGTTTTTTCAGTTGGAAGTTTATTTCCTCAAATTTATCGAGGAAACGTACAAGAAAGAATTTCGGTTGTTCATGATTTATATACAGGAGCAAAGTTTAGGCCAGAAACTTTATTGTCGGCAATTAACTTGGAGAGCATAACAATCAATCCTTTACAAGACACATTTACAAATACAGGCGTTTATCTCGCACTCGACATAAGCCAACAAGAAGTTTCATCATTTGAAACATCAATCCAACCAAACGATATAATCAGATTTTCCGTTGAGGCCAATAAGATAAGTTAATATGTTTTTTAGAGCGCAAAATTGTCCAATTTTAATTGCTGGTCGCGAGATTATAGCTAATAGCTCAGATGTTAGCTTAGAGGCTTCTTTAACTCCACAATATAAGGTTGGCCAAAAAGCTACTTATGATTTCTCGCCATCAGAAGGTATTAATGGACAATGGAGAATGTCATATTTTTGGACTGGACAGGATATTTTAAGCTCTTATACAACATCCGAGGCTCAAATTAGTGGATATTTTGCTGGAATGGCTATTTCTGGTTATTTAACAGATTATTCAGTAAAAATTCAACCTAATGCGCCGATTGAATCAAATGCCACGATTTCTTTCTGGAATCCAATAATTGGAACACCTACAGGTTTTAGTGCTAGACAAATTTCAAATATTTCAATATTAAACGCCAGCGATGTAACTTTTGATTTTATTGATGAAAAGATTAGTGGTAAAATTCTGGATTATAATTTTTCATACAGTCGGTCTTATGAGCCTTATTATAATGTAGATAGCGAATTTCCATACAGAATAGCGCCAAAAGAAATAAGCGTTCAAACAACTTTAGGAATTGAAAAAAGTTTAGTTGAGCCTTTGTATTCTGGTGAGATTTTGTATCTTAAGGCCAATATTCGAGACAAAAATAGTGCATTAATTGATTCATTTGTTACTTCTGGGGTTTTGCAATCTAAATCATTTGCGGTTGGTGATAATGCGATGGCAAGAACAGAGATTGGCATAATTCAGACAATAAACCAGCCAGCGCCTTCTATATCTTCAATTTCGGTGATTAATGTTGATGAGTCCACAACTTTTTCGGCCAACAACACAATATCCGAAATGGGCGGCACCAATGGATATAAAAGTATAGTGGTAATAAATGGTCAAAATTTAGACTTGGTAACGGCTGTTTATTTGCAAGACAGACCTTGCGAGACTTTTTCTGTCAATAATCCAAACAGAATTGATGCTACTGTTCCAAATGATATTATTAGCGGATTTGTTAATATTGAATCGTTTGCCGGTCTTTTAAAGCATCCTACTCAATATAGAATACAATATTTGCCAATGTCAATAACTGATTTTTCTCCAAAACTCATTAATTCTGGAGAATTAGTTACAATTTTAGGTGAGAATTTGAATAGAGTTTCAGAAGTTAGGTTCGGCGCTCAAACTGGAATCTTTAATTCAATTAATTCCAATACTATTACTGCTTATTCGCCAAATGCAGCTTCTGGTTATATTTCTGTTGTTTCGACTGGCCGCTCACAAATTGCAACTTCTGTAGATAAGTTCTATTCGAAGCCAATAGTTACAAATTTGGTTCCTTATACTGGTTGGGCTGGAAATACAGTAATTGTATCAGGCTATGGCTTGGCCAAAACAACCGAGGTTTATTTTAATGATATTAATGCTGGTGCGCCAAGTTCAATTTTAGATAATACATTCTCAATAACTGTTCCAACTGGCAATAGTTTTGGTTATGTTAAAATTATTGATTCTAATTTAAATACTGTATATAGCCAACAACAATTCTTTCCGACCGTCAATGTTACAGGTTTAATTCCAACCGGCGCTAAATTAGGTGATTCAATTATTATAACAGGCCAAAACATCAAAGAGCCTCTTTTAGCGGCTATGGGTGGAAATGGCGGCTATTTAGTTGACTTTGCAGGCGTAGCTTCGACATTTAAGTATGTTGGCGATGCTTTAAGTGGAACTGTGCCGACTGGAATTGTTGGTAATTCAGGAATGGTTTATCTATACAGAGCGGATTTGTCAAGTGTTTATGAATCGGGTGTAAGTTTTGCGTTATTTAATTCAGCGCCAATTATTACAGACGTTAGAGTTCCAGCTTTGTATAGCGGCCAGACTATGTATATGTCATTGATTGGCAATTATCTGAATGACGTTACAAAAGTCACAATGACAGGAATTCCAAACCAGATTAGCTTGGTTTATTCTGATGTTGGATTTGACATTTCTTCGAGCTATCTAAACGAAGATTTATTAGGCAACAAAGTTAATATAAGTTTTCCGCTAGTAAATATTGGCTCAACTGGAAAATATCTGCCGATTGCTTACAATGACGCCGGAAATGGTTATGCCTCAATTTTTAAGGCGGTTACAATTTATAGCGGACTGTCCTAAGATGGCTTCTCGCCTTTTTTCTTGATTCGAGAGATTAAATCAAAAACCTTTTTCTTTGGAATATCTTTGATTGAAGAAAAGGCTTCTGCGCCTTCAAAGTTTTCCTTTACAAGGTTTGCCTTTACTTTTTCAAAAGAGATTCCCTTTTCGTTCATTTGTTGCTGTAGAATTTGATAAGCAACGTCAGACTCGTTTGTTTCTTCCTCTTGTTTTGAGCCTAATTCTTCCTTAGAAACAATATTAATGTTCAGGAAATTGCGAACGCAACGACAAAAAGCGCGATTTGAGGCCATTTCAATAAGATATTTTTGGCCAAATTTTGTAGTATTTCCTAGGTGAGCGCAAGCGTTGTCAGAAAATGTTACAGGAACGCCGAATGTTTCAAAATTAGGAGTAAAATCTATTGAACAGTTGCAGGCACAATAACCTTCTGTGGCAATAAACGGAGTATTCCTTACTGCTGTAAAGCCTCTCAAACGAGCTAAAAATTTCACACCCGCCAAAAGCAAAATTAAGTCCGTGTCATCAACTTTTGTGGTTAATAAATCAATTTCTTCTAACTTTTTGCCATACTTTAACTCTAATGAATTTCGGCGCTCAGGGTTAAGGTAAACAAACTCAACCGGAACCATCGCTCTCCAATTCACAGTTTTGTCATCATTAAAGACATACTTAACGCCTTCAATAAGGCCATCCTCATTTCTTTTGAAGTTTTCCATATTAAGATTCTAGGTTATTCTGAGGTAAAAGTCAAGCCTTCTTTAAAAAAGCAAAATATCCAGACTCTTTCCAAAATTCTTCGTTGTCAATAATTGGACAAATTTCAGATTGTAAACTTGGAATTGGTTTGTCAGCCAAAAATGCTGCTGTACAAGGATAAACTTTTTGGCCATTGAACAAAAATCTGGTTGTTTTGTAGTATAGATTATCTTTACTTTCAACAACTTGCGGTTCCTGTTTGTGGATTAAGCCTAAATCCATGTATTTGAGCTTCAAATCATTCATTTTGTCTTCATCCTTACAAAAACTAATCAAACCATATCTGACAATATTATCACGCAAAAACTCAATAAACTCTGTATCTTGAACATCATCAACAATATAGATAACTTCGTCAATTTGTGTTCTGAATTTGGTAATAATATCTTTAGAAATTGGCTTATTGGTATAAATAATGACTTTGGAATTACTCATCTGCTGAATAAGCGTTTGTTCATTAAAAACCAAATCCATCCTCATGATTGCATTATTCAAATTCATTGATTTAACGTCAATCGGAGCATTTGGCACAATTTCAACCAATAGGCCACCATAAGAGCGGCCAAAAGATAAAGTTTGATATTCAAAATTAAACGGAATATCTAACAATTTACAAACAGAGGCGGCAATTAGTTCGGGTTTAATGGTGTTAATTGTCTTAGGATTTTCCTCATAAGCAAAACTTGGTTTCGAGTTAGTTCTATCTGGCTCTAAAAGTATTTGTTTGGATTTATCGCCAAAATAAGGTCTGACATTATGAACGTAATTATTGGAATATAAAGCCACCAATGGAATATTATAATGTCCAGCTAGGTGCGCTGAAAACGTATCAGCCGACAAGTGTAGAACGGCATTTTTGACAAGATAAGCACATTGGTTCAAGGTTGTTTCGCCTTGCACATGATAGCATCTTGGTAAGATAGTATCGCCTTTTGCGCCGATTTGGACTAAAGTTAAATTATTGGCTTTTAAGATTGGCTCTAAAATATCAATAACTTCATTCCAGTGGTCATAAGTCTTTGATGGCTTGGTTTGAGGATGGATGGTTATGTATTTTTCAACAGGCAAAGGAAAAAATTCCTCGGCAATAAAAGGTTTTGAAATGTATTGCCCAGCCTGAAGTGAATATGACTCGCACAAGTGCATAAATTAGGTTTTAGGAAGTAGAATGTTGTTATTGGTAAGATAATTAAGACATTTTTGCGTGGCTACAGTTAGTAAGCAATAACCTTGGAAATAACCTTTTTTATTACCATGCCCGGTTAAAGAAATTTCATTATCAAAAATTGGCAGGTAAGGCAAAAATTTGTCAATATAAGGATTTCCATTATACAAACTTTGATATTGTTGGTCTGAGGCTACATAAATGTTCCATTCATTACTTGGATATGAGTTACGAAAAGACTCAAACAAAGCTGTGGCATTAATAATATCACCAATAGCCTCTTTTATGACAATTAGAAAATGTTTTTTGCCATTCTTAATTAGGACTTCTTCAAAGGGTATGACTGTTGGATTCTTTTGATTTTCCTTGAGTCCGGTCTCCCTAAAAAAGTTTATAATACCTTGTCTATCACCGCCTTCTGCTAATTTCTTCAACCAAAATTTTAGGCCCTCATCCTCGTCCGAAACTGACATTTTCAATATTTGAGAATATAGAGTTTTGAGCCATTCTTTATTGTCAGCAATATCAGGAATTTGAGCATTAGGATTTTTAGCATCGTATTCAGGATATTTATAGTCCCAAGTAATTAAAGGCCGCGAATCAATCCAATCTTCAAAGATTTTGCCTATTCTATTAACATGTGCCATTTCAAGTGCGAATTTTCGTCCTTTTTCGCCAATCTCTTTTCTTTTATTTACTGGCATTTCACAGATAGTCTTGAAAAACTTGACTATTGTATTGTTATTTGGAACATGTTTTTTGAAGCCAGTGTTTTTTTCAAAATTGAAAGTTCCATCAAGAGGAAAAACAAAATCATTATTAATAAAATCTTCACCAGCACTGTATTCAGAACACAACACAGGAAGTCCGCATAGTAAAGATTGTATTGTCGAGTACTCATATCCGCCAGAATCGAAGCAACTTAGAGAGGCGTCGCACAGTCCATAAATCTTAGACAGGTCTTTGTTGCTGACCGTGCTAGTGATTCCTGCCGTCAATTGAGACTTTTCTTTTTGACAGTACGGACAATTTTGATCTTCTCCGCTAAAAGGTTTGACTTCCCATTTACCGCAATTTCGACAATAATAAGTGGTTAAAACATCCTCTTTAGCCAATCCAAAATCTTTCAAAAGTCTTTCAAGTGGCCAGCCCATTTGCTCAGACCAACTGCAATGAAACAATAATTTAGCTTTTAATTGCGGATATTTCTTCTTAAACAAAGCAAAAGACTCTAATGTATTTGGAAACAATTTGCGTAATTGATTTCTGCTTAACTGAATAAACAAAGTGCAATCTTGGTCAATTTTGAATTGTTTTCGTAGTTCGTATTTTTCTAAGGCTGTAATTGGATAATAATCATTAACATCCAAAGTGCCGGGAACGTGTTTTACATGACCGTATTTCTTGAAATCTTCTTTATGTAGAGCCTTGATACCAAAAGAAGCCCAAAACCATACATTTGGACACTTTTCAGCCCAAGTTTTAAACATCGGCAAAACTGGTAATGAATCACAAGTTGAATGATTCAAAAAATTATCTTTCATAAACGGCCACCATTTAGAATTAAGATAGGCTTCCTCACTAGAAGACCATATATCCTCTTGATGAATAACAACATCCAATTTGTTGTCAATAATAAACTTTTCGACTGCACAGTTGCCGTAGCTTACAAACCTTTTATAACCATCGTCGGCTTGAAATTTACCAGCATCAAAAGTTCCATCAGTAAAAACACCCTGATTCTTCCAAGGAAAGCGGCCAAAATTAGGGTCATCCGATATTCCTTGATTTAGATGATACAATTGGTACTTTTGGGTTGAGTATAGATATGGAATTAAAGCCTTGGCATTAGTGCTAAAGCCTGTTTTAAGCAATAAACTTGATGTTATAAAACCAACTCTTTTCTTTCGCTCTTGCATGTCTATTATACGCTTAGAACTAACAAAAACAACAAAAAAGCCGCTCAATTACGAGCGGCCTTATAGTTCCCCACCTCTCTGATTAGCTCCATTCGTCCTCTGGCTCTGCTGTTACAACTGGAGCCGCAGCCGCTGGCGTTTGCGCTGCTGCCGCTGGTTCGGTAGCCGTTGCCGCCTTCTTTTCTGCCTTTTTACCGCTTCCAGCAACGTCTTCGGCCTTCCAAGCGCCACAAATATGATAAATACTGTCAATCAGATAATGCTTCAAAAGAGACATTTCGGCATAAGTTAACCCGACGCCAATAGTTTCCTTTTCTTCCTTGTTTGCCTTATTAGTTTTCGTCACTTGCATCTTGAAGCCGCGCTGTTCAGTAGTGCTAACCCACTTGTCGCCTTGCTTTTCCTTCTTAAAGGCCGGTTCAAAGGTAATGGTCAATCCGTAGCTGTCGCCATCATGGTAAACATAAGGAACGCCCATTGCCTGTGCCAAGGTCTTATTTTCCTCAATCGAAAAGATAATCCCGGCTACTTCTGTTGGTGATAATTTGACATTTAGTTTCTTGCCATCCTTGAATGAGCCTAGCTTTTCAGTGGCGTTCCAAGAGGTTTGCTTGACAAAATTGAGCCAAACGGCCTTTTCGCCCTTTTCTGTTACCTTGCCATCAACCTTCTTGTCGGCTCTGGCTGTGTGACTTACAGATAAAAGTGCTCCTTGGTTTGCGGTGTTGGGTTTATAAAATGTTATCATAGTTTTTTGTTATATTTCTATTATAGGCCATCAACTAAACAATGTCAATAGTTTTTTCTTCTTCTTTTGGTTGGTTTTTTGACTTCAATTCACTTAAGCGACTGTACACCATAAATGTCTGATTAGCAATAACATCTGCGAATATAACATCTTTCTTTTTAGTCCCTCGCACAATAACAATATCATTTTCGTCAGGTAATTTGCCATTTAAATCAAGGCATTCTTCAATTTTGTCCTCTTTTTTGGTGTTAAACATCAAAACTGTAATTTCGCCAGTTTCGTCAAATAGGTTGAGCCTAATATACTTTGTTTTCTTTTCTCTTGATGTTGTTAGTTTGCATTCTTTGACAATTCCAACAATTCGGCCTGTTCTTTCGAGTTTTGTATCATTAAAGTCCTTGATTTGCAACAAGTCGGGTTGTTTTTCCGAAAAGATTTCTTTTAAAGTACGAGAATAAGAAAAGCCCAGCAATTGATATTCAAAATACCAATTTGAAAATTTTTCATTTTTATGGTTTTGTTCGTAGATTTCTTTATATGGAAGATAATGTTTTTTAAGCGTGGCTAATCTTGAGTCTTTGATTAAAGGTTTGCTTTTTTCGTTTTTAAGTTTTTCGTTTAAATCTTTGACTAGCTTAAATATTTGAAAATCATACTGTTGAGCATACTGTAAACATAATTCTTTCTCTCTGTCTGTCAATAAACCCCATAATTGAGCCTCAAGGCATAATTTAGAACGTTTATCTGGATTATCAATAAAACTATCCATCGCGCCCGACTTGATTGTGCAGGAAAGGTGCCCAATTGACAAACCTGACTCCGATGCCGCCTGAAATATCTCAAATTTATTAGAATAATGGCGCTTGAATTGATTAATTTTGTCAATAGTCTTTTCGGAAATTCCCTTAATAAAAGACAAACCAAACCTTATATTGCCATCCTCAACAGAGAATTTAATATTTGATTTTAAAAGGTCTGGAGGAAGGAGTTTGATGCCAAAATAAGGTAGTTCAGACTGAATTTTTGAGATTTCTTCGATTGGTTTTTGTTCGTATTGAGTAGAGTTAAGCAAGCAAGTAAAATATTCTACTGTATAGTTGGCTTTGAGGTAAGTCGTTGCGGCTGTTAGATATGCATAACCAACTGAGTGAGAGTTGCTCACAATAATATCTCCACAGTAAAAATTGTGAAATTCACTGTCAACCTCTAAATCAATGGTTTTTTTTACGCCAAGCGATTTAATTGATTTTATTTTTGAAAATTCTATATTCATTTAACAAATTTGCGTGTATATACAGTATATGAGTAAATTGTTGTATTGTCAATTGTTTTTTGATAAAGGCTCGGTGGTCACAAATAACAAAATAAAATTAAACACTATCAACATCGAGCTTTCGGAAAACTCGGAATGCAGAGATTTTTTAAAAAGAAAATCAGGTATTTATTTTTGGTTAAGTTTAATAGACAATAGAATCTATATCGGAAGTGCCGTTTGCTTGTGGAATAGACTATTATCTTATTTGGGAATCTTTAATAGGCGACAGGTTAGAAATAATTTTCCGCTTGTAAATTCTGTTAAAAAACATGGAATTGAAAATTTTAAATTCGGAATATTAGAAATATTAAACGATAATAGAATAGCATTAAAAAACAGAGAGCAAGAACTTCTTGATTATGTTAAGCCTTTTGGTGAAAATGGGTTTAATATTTCAAAATCAGCATTTAGAGCATTAAATTGCGAAATATCAAAAGAGGGGAGACAAAGAATAAGAGAAAGGCATACCGGAGAAATGTCAGAAATGTCAAAACTAACAAATTTAAAAGTTTTAGACATAAAAACCAGGCTCTCAAAAGGAGAACTGCTTAAAAATCTTTCTAAAGAGTTTGGAGTATCAACGACTGTCATAAGTAATATTAAAAGAGGAAAAACATGGTCTCATATAAAAGTTGACGATAATATACAAGAAATATTAGACCGAAAAGTACAAGAAGAAAAACATAAATATACAGAAGATTTTGTAAAAAAAATAAAAAAAGACATCAAAGACGGAATTAGGATGATTGATATATCAAAAAAATACTCAATCCCGTACATGACGATAAATGGAATAAAAAGAGGCGACACACATGCTTCTGTTGTTATGAACTAGCAATTTTGAGATTATTTATCATAATATCTCGTAAAGTATGCATTAAAAAGTCTTCACACAGAATTTTATGCTCTAACGAACAGGTTATTGACCTTCCATTTTCAAGCGTTATTTCATATACCGGCTTTTCATTTATAAATACATTTTTAACAGCGACAAATTCGCTTATTCTCTTTTTTAAGTTAAACGCTTTTATTTTATCGCCGGTTTTAATGTTTTTAATTTTTCTAGTTCCATTTTTTGTTTCAACCTCGCATTCTTCAAAAATACAGCGGTTGAACAAATAATTTCCGCTCTTCTCAAAAATATCCCAAATATCATTAACAACGCTTTCTTTAAAACCGTTTTCGATACTTTGCTTAATGAATTTGTCTTTATAGGACTTCATTTTAGCAACGTCCTTTTTTCCTGTCGCAGCCCGCACTCCATTTCGCTCCTGTGGATTGAAGTTTGCCATGACTTTACATAATTCCATTAATTCCTCTTGGTAAATTACGATGGAATAGGTAGGTTTCAAAACTTCGTCAATTCTAGGTTCAACGCTTGTGGAATTTCCGTTTTTCTTATTTAAAACAATATCGTCAATAAAAGCCATAGAGCCGGGGCGACCGACAGCAATAGAAATAGCTACGTCATCAATATTTTGGCATTCTAGTTTTTTTAAAACCTGTTTGCCTAGCCCTTCTTCTGCCTGAAAAATGCCGTAAAATTGGTCTCTTGTATTCAAAAACTGATAGATACTTGGGTCATTGACATTGATATCAATCATGTCTTTTTTAACCATGTGGAGACATTCTTGAATAATACCTAAATTCTTTAGTCCAAGATTATCGTACTTAATTCCAAACATTTGAGCGTCATTCATGTCATAGCAAGTGACAATTCTGCCATCAGACGCCAATTCAAGCGGAATAACATCTTCAATAATTTCGTCGCTTAATAAAATACCAGAAGCATGAACGCTGGCATTTTTTGGAAAATCCATTAATTTTGAGGCTATTGAAATAGTAATTTTATGCTCTTCGGCCCACTCTTTAAATGCAGGATTGTTTTTAATACTATCTTCAATAGAAGTTACATGTCCGAAAACAGTCTCAATTAGGTCAGAAACATTTTTAGAGTCTTCCTCTGATGTGTTTTCGTAAATTTTAAGAACATCCTTAATTAGTGCTTTAGACTGAAAAGTTGATACATTCTTAATTGCCGCCGTTCTGTTTGGATATAATGACTCAAGAAATTCATTGACGAGATGTTTTTTGTTTCTATCCGAGTCCCCGTCAAAGTCACATAATGAGCCAGATAAAATATACGTCTCGCCATCAAATTCTTTAGTTTCTGTTCTTGCCGCCGAAATAAAGCGGTCAAATAACAAATCATGTCTGATTGGGTCTATTTTGATAACACCTAGTAAATAAAGGATTAAACAGCCACCGCAACTTCCTCTCGAATAACCAGTTAAAATATTGTTTTTATAGCAAAAATTCAAGACATCTCGAACCAATAAAAGATAGCTGGAAAATTTCAATTTAGAAATTACAGCATACTCATATTCAATTCTATCTTTATATTGCTGATGTTTGTCGGCTGGAATTAAATTGTTTTTAATCTTGTTTTCGAGGCCAGAATAAGCTAGTTTGTATAGAAATTCGTCGTCAGAAATCTTTGTTGTAATTCCTAAAGTGTCCAAGTCCTCTTTATTTTGAGTCGCCTTTGGAATTCTAATATAACCAAGTTTTGGAAAAACGTATTTTTCAAATTTGTCGAACATAATTATTTGTTACAAGCGACCAAATACTCTGATATTCCATTAATTGTTTCTGGTTGCATTCTGGCGAAAAACGTAAACGCCATTTGCCTTTGAATAAAAGAGCAAATAAACATTCTTACTTCATTTTTATTAAAATACTCTATATGCTCACTGTCGTCGCGAGTAACACTAATAAGTTTTGTTTGAAAATCCACATTGTTAACTAAATTATTTAGTGGCGCAATTCTTTGTATTCGAAAATCAAATCTTCCAATAACACCGTCTTCAAGAACCATTTCAATTAATCCGTCTTTCGCTAATGACAAATAAAAAGTATGGTTTTCAAAGGTGACTTTTTGATTTTTAAGCATCTCTCCACAGAGTTCCGAAAAGTACATCCATTGAGAATAATCTTTTAGGCGCTCCAAAGATTCAACAATTTGTTCTTTTGTTAGATTAATCATAATGCTATTCTACCATACTTCTAATTTCCAAATCAACTGTTTAAATATTTCATTGCTCAATTTACAATCACTTAAACCCTCATGAGCGTGTGCAATATCGTAATTAACACCTAACATTTTTGCCGTCGCCATATTTGAAGTTTTAATTCCTTTTTTATAAGAAGAGCACATTTTTATCATCCACGCTGGAATTTCATCTTTGATTTTAGGAAAAGGCACTCCTGTTTGCCATGCGAAGTTTATGCTTTTTGTGTCGTAGATTCTTTCAATGTACGAAAAGTCAGGCTTGATTCCAAGATATTTTTGCAAATTAGCCAGCATATAGCAGTCGAAATTCAGTAAATTTTGCCCAACCACCAAATATTCTGGATTATAGATGTACTTAGCCAGAGTATTATAACAATCAATGGCTGGAGTTGATTTTCTTTTATAATCATTATAATCAAACCTTGTGATTGTAGCCGCGCCTTCACTTAATTGTAAATCATGAATAAAAGGATATAAATCAAATTCTTCTTTGATTTGGCCATTTTCAATGACTAGCCAAGATAAGTTCCAAGGTCTATTATTACAGCCTAAATTGAGGGATTCCGATTCGCAATCAAAAATCAGGTACTTTAAATCCTTATTAATCCGAAATCTCAGTAATTTCTCTCCAAGGTCTTGCATAATTTATTTAATTTCCTCAATAATCTCATTGTCAAGAAAGCCACAAATTTTGTAATCGGTAAATTTTGTAAGTCCGTCAAAATACCATATATCTAATCCGTAATAATTCTCATGATAACGACGACAGACTCCTTCTAGTTCTTCTTCGTTAACTTTTAATTTATATTTTTTGCCAATTTCAGGTTTCACAGTTTTAATGATTAAAATCAATAACTAGATTTTCGCTTTCCTCATTGCCGATAATCTCAACACATGCCTTAAGATGCTTTATTAAATCTTCTCTGTCAAGAACGGCGTACATCTTTTTATGATTTATTGGATGCGTTATCTGTAAAACCGACATCTTTTCGTCTTGTGGGCTAATTAATCTTAATCCAGATACTAGTCCACTCATCCAAAAATATGGAGAGTTTCTGTCGAATAAAAGGAGTTTTCCTAGTAATATCGAAAAGTTATCCTCGTTTTCAAGTAACCAACTGATTGATTTTGTCATAATTTTGTTTCCTTATAATACTGCCAACTAAACTTATTGCTTGCATAGCCATCAATGTTAGGCTTATCAATACTTGGTTTATCTGTTGAGCCGCCTCGGCCTGTGGCCAGCCTTAAAACTTGCAAAGCCAAAAAGTCATCATTATTCAAATACAAAGTTCTGTGCATTTCAACTGTTGCGTACTTATTTTGCTCTGTGTATTTTAGAACTGATTTTCGTAACAAATTATCAATTGGTAGCTCATGTTCCTCAGTGAAGAAAGTTGGCTCTAATTTTGCAATATCAGGAACAGATTGGCCGTTTCCATAAGTATTTAGATGAATAAAGCCGTCGTAAAAAGGCACGGCATAACTAAAATTCGCGCTTTTTGTTTCATTCAAATATTTCCAGTCCAGCCTATTTGTATAATACTTTCCATCAACCCAGCTTTTGGAATACAATCTACACATTTCAGAATAAGCCGCCGAATTTTTCATAAATACAATTAATTTAGATTCTGTTTTGCGGCTTTCGTCTGATTTGTCATTAATATCGTGGCACACAATAAACTTAATACCATACATTAACTGAATATTTTGCTTTTGAGCCTCAAGGTGAGCTTTAATAAAGCCTGTCATCGAGGAATCAACTAAAACAATTTTATCTAGTTTTTCTTGCTTGGCGACAGAAAACAGCGAAACTGGTGAGTTGTTTTTAATCTCTTCTGGTGGCTCTAAAGTAAATAAAGAGCGGCCAATCGAATAATTTGAGCTAAAATAAGGCTGAATCATAATATTTCCCAAGCTAATTCATCATCTTCGTCTCTGATAATTTCTGCTGAACTTTGTTCTGCTATATAATTAACCTTTGGAAAGGACTTTCCGGCTAACGATTCTCGAAATTTTCGTTGTAAATATTTTAAATTATAACCTCTCCATCCCCAAGTTTCCTCAAAACTTTCATCTTTTAGAAATCCTTCGACGACAGCATCAATCAGAACGTTTTCTACCATTTGTTCGTGACACATTTGCCTTTCCCAGCATCTGATAATTGGAGACAACATCAAACTTGGACGTTCAAATTCCCAGCCATCATTCCAAGTTAGAGTTTTAAAGTTTAATATAAGACCTTCTTTTATTCTTATAAATCTTTCCATGATTAATAATTTGAATTATTTATTTTTTAGGCATTCTCGAATTTCAAGGAGTGCATTGTATGGATTTTTAAGCCTCCTATTAGCACATTTAATGCATAGAGCAAGCCATCCTCTTGTTACTGACATCTGTTCCCAATTTGAAGCCGTTCGATTCTTTTTGCCGCACCAATGGCATTTAATCTTCATCTTAAAAAATTGAATTTAACACAAAACCTGAATCTTAAATTCTCCAAAACCAACACCAGATACATAATTCCACCCATTCGCCGTCCAAACCGCAACACATGGTTTGCTTCTGGTTCCATCCGGCCAAACTTGACAAATAATACAGGATGCGCCGAGGTCTAAATCAACATCAGAAACATCTCTCCATTTTCTATTTTGAATATTATCAACATTATCAAAATCCATAGCTTCTGCAAAAAGCCAGATTTTGTCATTCAGGTCTTTTTCTTGCTTTTGCAATGAGTTAAACTCTGTTTCCAAATATTTGAGCGTTTCTTTTGGTGTCATATTTAAAGAATACTGTATTTTGTTGCTTGTGTCAATGTTTTTGAAAGGTAAGAATAACTGGAAAACACGGAATAACGCATATATAAACTTTGGTTTCAATTTTGTCTCTTTTCCAATAAACGCCAATCCACAAATCTTGAATAACGAATTTTATTTGAATTTTCATTTTTGTGGAAACTGTCTCCATTTTAAGCGGGCCAGTTTTTGTCAAAAGTCCATTGTTCGATATATTTTTTAACTTTACTTGGAATGTCAACGACCTTTTGTGTGGCGCAAATATAATTTAAAGTTACCTCGCGTTCATTAAGGAGTCTTTCGACTAGAGCATCGCGCTCTTTAAGTTTTTTAGCCGTCTCTTTAGTCTTACTTTCTTCGATTAAGAGCCGTGCTTGCAAATCTGCCATTAGATATAAATCATATTCATTGACAAAACTTGTTTTGGGTACGGTGTTTTCAAGGAACCTTTCCGCTGTAACCTTGACATGAAGCCTGTAGTCATCTGGAGGATTTCCATCTAAAAAGTCAACGAGGTTTTTATAATCCATTTCGGCAGAACGACACATTTCTTGCCATGTTTCAGAAGTTTTCTTATTTGCTTGAATTTCGTCCTGAGCTTTTCCAAGCGCGGTTTGAAGTTCGGTTATTTTGCTAATTAACCTTGATTTTTCTGCTTCAAGGTCTAGCACGTTTTCGTACCATGTTAAGTCGTGATTCATAGATTTTTATTATTTTTGATAATTTTTTAATGCTAATATTAATCCTGTGTTGTCCGGCAAAGAAATAAAACAGCCACAAGTTTGCGAATGAGCAATTAATTCTGGGCTCGCTTGGCTCGTTGGAATAATTTTACAGTCCAGATTGACGCATTCAGAAAGAAACTTTTCGAGTTCTTGGTTTCTTGCCTCAAGTGCATCATTCTTTTCCGCCAATTCGATTGATACTGCTGCATTTTTAACAGCATCATCTTGAATCTCTTTAATAAATTCAATCCAAGACTCATAAACTATTCCATATTGCGCCGATGGAATTTTTATTTTTTCCATCCATTGTTCTGGCTTTTTCATAACTTTTAAGAATGTTTTCCAAACTCGGTCTCAAACTCCTTTTGAGAAACTTCTTCTTCCATATATTTTTCTATTGGTTCCGCTAAATCTTTAGAAGTAATATTACAGATTATACCATACTTTGAAGAATCGGCAGAACGGATATATTCGCATAAATATTTACGGTCAATAGTGAGGCCGTCAATCTTAGCATCGCATTCTTTAATCTGTGTTTCCGCTTTTTGTAGTAGAAAAGTGAGTTTGTCAATCTCATTAGCAGCCGCAAGCATTAGGTGATTTGCTCCGTTTCCAAATGGAGGCTTGCAACTTTCAGCATATTCTCGTAAGAATATCGAGTGTTGGTTTGTGTTCATAAAATATTTTAAATAGGAATTTCAACTGGTGGCATGGATGTAAATTCAGGAATTGTTCTTGGTTTGGAGTCTGTTCCACAATCATTTTGAGTATTTTCTGGTGTCTTTTCTAAAGGCAAAGGCATCATCCACCACGTTCCACAGTTTAAACATCGCGCTTGTCCTTCTACAATTTTGACACCGCCACTCGTGTAGCAAGACGGACACACCGGCTTCCTTTCGTATTTAATAAGTGGTTTAATTTTATGAATTAAGAGCGGCCTTGCACAGTGTTTGCAATAAACATGACATTTTGGACAATATTCCTCAATAGGAATTGTATTTAAACAATCTGTCCAATAAAAACCATTTTGATTTTCGTGCCAATTACAAATTTCTTTTTCTACAGTATTAAAACCGCGAATTCTTTCCTCTAAAATGTTGGAATACAACGTCATAGCCTCAAGTTGGCGATTAAGCTGAGACTGTTCCTTTGGTGACATCTTAAAACGGCCAGCAATAAACTTAAGAAGTTTTCCGCGCTTTTCGTCTAGTTCTTTCTTTTCAATAATTACTCTTTCTTGATATTTTTCCATAATTTTGTTCTTTTATAAAGAATAAAGCATTTTATGCTAAATGTCAATCGTTTTATTCCAAAAGTTATCAGTCGCAATTCTAATACACCGATTTTCAAATTCTGCTGTTGTGTCGTCTTTTCCATCTTCCAGAGCGCGAGGTATTAGTTTATCATTATTTATAATATTTTCGGCTAAACAAAGTTTTTCATTATAATTTAATGGCTGCAATTCTACGATTTCGTCAATTCTTCCCGGCCTAATTAATGCTTCATCAATTTTGTCTATATGGTTGGTCGTAATAAAAAGCAGCTTATTTTGGATAGAATTAACGCCAGAAATTTTATTTAATAAAAAATCAAAAGTTAAACCGCAAGAATTTTGTGTTCTTGTTATGTTTGTTCTTTTGTCAAAAATATTATCAATATCTTCTATAAGTAAAATTGAAGATTCGCACGTGATTCTTTTGTCTATGATTTCTTCAAATTCTTCGTTGCTCATTGAGGATAGGTCTAAAATATAAATAGGAATTTTTAATTTCTTTGCTATTTCAAGAACTAACGAACTTTTCCGTTTCCCGGCTTGCCGTGTAACAAAAAGCCTCTTTTCCATGTAATGTTTCTTTTTTGATACCATTCTCTTGAATTTAGCCATTTTTCGCGTTTTGATAACACCGACAATCCAGTTTTTGTGAATTTGTATTTGTTTTCAACCACATCTGGAAAATTTATCTCGGCATCAGAAACAGAGTATCCAATCATTTTTTCTTGAATTTGATTTTCTATCACGAAATTGGTATAAAAAAGTGGTTCGGTGAATGGTTGTTGGTTTGCGTGTATGCTTGGCGCAGATGGTTGCGCTGAGAATCCTGAAATTTGGTCTTGTCCAGATTTTCGTCCAAAAAAGGTTTCAATATGAAATCTATTAACGCTTTTATCTATTTCGGCATATTTATGTTTTTCTTTTTCTATCACGTTCGCCAGCATTTCTTCAAATGGGAAGGTTCCTTTCAGGTATTTAAACATAATTCCACCATCAGAAGAACGAGAAACAAAAATTGGTAAAATGTTTTTATATAAAATCAATAAAGAAACGCTCATTTTAAACGCTGCAAACGTATTTCTTTTCTGTTTTTTTGAATAAAAAGTATAAAGCCTCGGCCATCATAAAGCCATTTGTTTTGTTTCGAACTTTGAAGAAAACAGAAACTTTTTTATGCTCTTCTTTTCGGTCGTTTTTAGTTGCAAAAAGCACATAATCAAAACCTTGTTCTTTGAATCTGGAGGCATAATAATGCATGAAATGTTTTTGGCTTCGAACTTCTGAATTTCCCTCCAATTCATCAAAACTAGAGGTTGCTTCCTGCATTAATTCGTCAAAAAGTTTGATTGTGCCTTTGCGGCTAACCTTATATAAAACATCAAAATGGCTTTCTTTTTTCTTTTTGGCTGTTTGCATGAATACCAAAACATATTGATAGCCCTTTTTATCAAGAAGGTCTTTCAAATCATAACAGAAATCCATCGTTGGCATACAATTAATTACACTCCAATAGTTCAAGTTGTTTGGTTCGGTTTTTTAGTTCGCCACTCTTTAATTTAAACAATATCAAGAGGTTGTGCAGAGCGTCAGGATTTTTAACAGCCAGATTAATCCTATTATCAGTCAAGGCATCATTTATGATTTTTTGATTAATAACCAACAGCGCAAGACGGTCAATTTTCTTATTTAGATGAAATTCAAGGATGCCTATAAGCAAAGCTAATTCTTCTGTGGTTAATTCAGATAATATTTCAGTTCTTGTCATCTTTATTTAATTATTAATTCAGGAGCCTTGCATCCGACACCACATTCGAAGTCTGGTTCTGATTTATAATTTCCAACGCCTTCGGGAAGTTCGTCGAGAAAAATCCTTTTTCCTTTATTTTTAACAAGCCGAACGTTCTTTTTTCTTGTAAATTCGGCCATTTTATTAAAATATTCAGGAAAATCTATCTTAATTTTATTCCAATATCCAGCGCCACCTTTTACACAGCCAATACAGTTATTGTTTTTATAGCCCATCTTATACATTGTTGGAATCTCGATATTATTGTCTCTTAGTATTTGATAACAGTCTTTTTTGGTGATTTGAAGGTCATAAAGCAAAAACTCAAGGTGAAGGTCTGGATTGTTTGTTTTAAAGTTGTTTAGCCTTTTTTCTTCATCAAAAGTAAATCCGAAAATATGAACATCGCTATCTTCTTGATAATCTTTTCTGACATCTCTTTTCAAACATCTTGTACATGAAGCTCCTGAAATTCCAGCGATATATCCGGTTTTCTCAAAAGTATCATAAATATCGGCGTATTTATTTGATTTTAGAATCTTGATTTCAAGGCCGACACATTTTGAAACGTCTTGCATAAATCTAATATTATCAGGATGTTCATATTTCAAAGTATCACAATAACAAATTTCAAGATTATCGTTTTTATACTTTTCTGACGCCTTTATTGACGCCGCAGCCGACGCCGCAGCCGACGCCGCACCACATGAGAACCAAACAATAATCCTTCCGTTATTCATATTATAATATGATAGCAGACAATCCAAAGAATGTCAATAAAAAGAAAAATCCGATACACAAGTACCGGATTCTCCTTATGAATATGAAACAATCTACCGATTACCGTAGTGCATAAGCAGGAACGCCATACACAGTACCTGAAATATTAATCTTGGCCCAAATCGTTGGTGCGCCTAGGCCAGTGTTGTTCGTAGTCGCGCTACCGAAACAAGCGCCAGTTTGAGTAAATAAACCAGTTGAAATTTGAGCATTAACGTAAGTCTTTGTGAAATCGGCAGTTACGTCACTTACAGTGCCAGCGGAGTTAATTTTCTGCAATACACCTGACCCATTAGCATAAATACCAATAACGCCATCAGTTGGGGTGCTTGGAACAGTAGAGCCTTGGGTTCTAAAATCAGCGATTTTCATAGTTTTATATTACAATTCTTTCCTTGAATTACACCAAAAACTCAGAAATTGACAAAAGTTTTAACTATTTAAGGCTCCAAACCTTATAAAGAACCAAACGCATTAGATACAGATTGATTTCGGCAGATATTTTATCTGAATTAGATGCAAAACTTAATCTTGAAAACCAAGTTAGGCTCGGTTACGAAAATAACCTCGCAAAACTTTTGAGGCTAAAGAATAAACAACCTTTGATTAAAGTCTTCAAAATTACGCGCAAGCGTAAAGCGAAGGAGTCTTCGACTGAGCTTTGTTCTTTGATTGGAAAGACATAATCAATTTCGGAACTGTTAAATACCAGATAAATATTCGGCTGAACCACTATCTGCCTATCAACAGGATTAGCTGCAAAGTTAGTGTTTTGACTGATTCTCGCTTTAGGCTCGAATAAGCCTAGCGGCTTAATATTAAAACATCGAATATTTTGAAAACGTTAATTATGCGGAGGCGCAACAATCCCATAGTGGCATTCCAAATTAAAAACAATTTGGCGAAATGTTATAGTGCCTTATTCTGGCTCGCAACCGCTCGCATTTTTATGCCTCTGCTATTCTAACGGCTTTCGGCGGTCATTTTGTTCAATTCACCATACTGATATTTAACCAATATCAATCATTGCTGCTAGTGAAGACTACCCGCCTAATGCTCTAAACCACTATAACACGTTTGTAAACAACTACAGTAGTGCCATTTTTTAGGTCAATGACGTATTAACGTCACGAATTGCTCTAACGACTCGCGCTCGGCCAGTATCGTGTCATTCTGATGACTCGCAATCCGCCCCCGCTGGTTCTCAGCAGCCGCTTTGGTAGATTCCATCTCACCGCGATAGTCCTACTGTTTTCATCTAAACTAAAATATTTTAGGATTATTCCTATTAAAATCATCAATATTATCAAGCCTGCTTCTTAAAAAATCTAATTTACCTTCAACTGACAAAGAATTCCAATGTTTGTCGGCTTTTTGTTTTAATTCTAAAGCTGCGCGGCTGGCACAATCACTGCAATTATTGTTAATGTGGCCAGTCTGTTTGTCACAAATCAAGCAATATTGATAATTAAACAAAGCCATAATTTATCTATTATCACCACTCCCTTGTAAGGTGTTATTCTTTTGACGCTTTTGTAGCTTATCAATGTTGGCTTGAGCAATTTCAGATAAATCTAAACCTAATTCAGTTGAAACAGCCGCGCAATACCACAAAACATCACCAATTTCCTTGAATAAATCCTTTTTATGTTCTTCCGTGACTACAGAATTAGAATCTCTAATAATCTTCTTAACTTTATTTGCAATTTCACCAGCCTCGCCAACTAAGCCAAGCGTTGTATATTGTAAGCCTTGGTTTTTGGGATAAATTGCGGTTTGTTGCGATTGTTTTTGGTATGTATTAAATTCCATATTAACTATGATAGTCTGGTTAAATTTAAAAGTCAAATCTTTTTATTAAAAAGGCACACAATCATCAAAAACTTTTTTAAGCTTTTTATCCATCTCATTCAAAAAGCCTCTTAAAATCTTAATCTCTCTGACATCAAGGCATTTATATTCAATTTTGTAGAAATCAAAAACCTTCTTATAATCTTGCTCTCTGTGGTATTCTTCCAGAAAGATAATCTTTTTAATTTCATGAGCGGCAATATTTACAGCGCAATTCCTACAGGGAGAACATGTTAGAAACATAGTGTGAATGTCTCCTTTTTTGTGCATAGATAATAAATTTGTCTCTGAATGCCGAACGAATAAATTCTTATTATCGCGGTCTTCTAAAAATTCCTCAGACAGAATTTGGCCTTTGGCGTATCCATTGTAAGAAATTCCGACAATTCTATTTTCCCTATCAAATCCGGCGCAGCCAACTTGCGTAAACTTGTCTTCGCTTTTGAGGCTCGCCGCCAAACTCAACAATATTCCAAGATTTTCAAATGATATTCTATCCATTTTTCAATAATCGCACATTCAAGAAAAGAAGTCAACAAAAATCTTGACATCCATAAGAATTTCTTCTATAATAGTAAAATATGACAACCATAAGCGCAGCCAATAAGTTATTTAGCTGGTTTTCCGAAAAGGATATTTTTTGTTTAGACCGAGATTTGACAAAGCTAATTCCAAAAGAGGAAATCCTTGACTATGAAGAGCTTAGCGCGTCTATCTTATCTGGCTTAGAATATCTCAAACAATCTAAAATAGTATCCGAACCTATCAAAATTGGCAATTCTGAATTTTATGTATTATCAAAAAGCCTAACCGGATACGAACAGCCAGTAACTTTGTCTGGGCCAACCTGCATGTTAATCGCTTCCAATATTAATGCTTATTGCGAAATGACCGGCGACGAATCCAATAAAGCAGATGCTTTGAATATTCGAGAGAAAGATATTAATAATTTAATTGGAATTACAATGTTGTTTATGGAGGAATATTGTAAAAAAAAAGACAATCCTCCAGTTGAAGAAAAACCTATTGACTTTTCAAACAACTAATGCTATACTTAAAATTATGTTAATTGGAATATCAGGAGTCGCAAGGTCAGGCAAAGATACATTTGGGCGCTTCTTAGTTGAAAAGCTAGAAGGTCGCACAATGTTGATTGCCTTGGCGAAGAAACTTAAAGACGAAACTCAACCGATTATTCAGTCTAATTTTGGCCTGAATGTTTGGACAAACGAATCGGCAGAAAAAGAAGTTTTTCGTGATTTTCTTGTGGCTTGGGGCAAGATGCGCCGAAAACAAACAAATGGCCGCTATTTTATTGACCACGCTCAATCTGTAATGGACAAGGTAAAAGATTGTTACGAAAATTTTGCGATTACAGATATTAGATATGCAGAATACGAAGAGGATGAATTGCCTTGGATTGAAAAAAACGGGATTTTAGTTCATGTTAGAAAACAATTAGCTGATGGAAGTTTTCAATTACCAGCCAATCTTGCAGAAGCTGAAAATGATTCTATTTTACAGCAAAGAGCCGCCTATCGGATTGTTTGGCCGGAAACTGGTGCCGATGTTTCAAAATGCGAGCCTTTTATTGACAAATTCATTGAGTGGCTAAAAACTCAACCAAATTATCCAGTTAAAACAGTCAAGCCGTAATATGACTGACATTGAATTAGTTTTTAAGGTCAAAAATGAAAAATGCAATCAGTCGTTGTGTTCTTTGATAGAAAAACATTCTCCTTTGTGTAATGATATTTTTGGTAAATACGCCGAGTCGTTAATGCAATCAGGTGTTTATTTGAATGATGTTTATGGAGAAAAAGATAATTTAATCTATAAAGCCGCGCTAACCTATAAGCCAGAAAAGAAAGTCGCTTTTAATACTTGGGTCGGAAATATTTGTAAATACTTTTGCAAGACAAAAATTTCAAAAGGCGCAAAAAGCAAGACAATTCCAGTTTCATCAGAAGTTTTGGATTATTATTCGACCGAAGAATCTTTAACCGACAAACAGGATGAAATGGAAGAGTGTGATAAACAGAGAGTTTTGGATATTTTAAAAGAAAATCACGACAAGAGAGTGGTTGAGGTTTTTAAGATTAGATATTTTAGCGGAACTAGAAATCCTGTGACTTTTAAGAAAATTGGCGAAAAGATGGGAATTAGTGACCAAACTGTGTTAAATATCCACCGAAAAGGAATTAAATCATTAAAAGCTAGATACGAATAAAATTATGGTAAAATGCCCACCAAATCCTAATGCTAAAAAATTTGTATTGCCCAGTGGTTATAGAGACATTGGCTGGCAGTTAACACTTAACAACGAAGATTTTAAAAAATGCATTAAGGCAAAACATGTCCGAAAAGAGTTTGATAATTCACTGTTTCAATGGAGATGTACAGACGTTATAACTATTTGCGATACATGCAAAATTGCGTGGCATACCGACATGAGCGATTAAAAATTTTAAAAATATGAGTGAAACAAAAAACAAAAACTGGGAATCGCGTGAAATTGGAGCCTTGTGGAAGAAAGAAAGCAAGGCTGATAAAACCAAGAGATTCATGACCGGCAACATTAACTTTTTCGGAGAGAAGATTCCAATTATTATCTTCTTAAACAACCGGAAGCTAGACAAAACATATAAACCAGATGTTGACAAGAAAGATTGGCCGGATTTTATCATCTACAGAGATGAAAAGTCAGTAAAAGATACAATCGAAGGAAAAGATTCAGCTTAAATTATGCCAGCGTTAAACCTAGAATGTCCTCTCAATGGACTTAGTTTTGGACAAATCTCTTTTGGAGTAACACAGTGGTTGTTCAAAAACAACTATTCTGTTAATTTATTTCCAATCGCCAATAGCGCGGATTTGTCGGCTTATGATAAAGCGCCAGAGGGTTACGAAAATTGGATTAGGCAAGCAATTAATAATGCGCCTGCTAAATTCAATAAAAAGAATCCTAGTCTCAAAATTTGGCACATTCATAACGGCGGGCACCTAGGTTTGGCTGGCTGTAAGCAAAATTTGTTGACCTTTCATGAACTCGATTCTTTAACTGAAACAGAAGTCAATATTTTGAATCAGCAAGAGAAAGTTTTCGTTACTTCTAATTACTCAAAACAAGTCTTTGAAAATCATGGAGTTGAAGTTCCTGTAATTTATGCTCCAATGGGTTTTGACGCTACACATTTTCATCCTGTAAAAAAGAAGGAATTTAGCGGTAATGTAACAACTGTCTCTGTTTTCGGAAAAATGGAGCAAAGAAAACATACTTTTAGAGTCATCAAAACTTTGGTTGAGAAATTTGGCGGCAATTCTGCTTATCGAGTTAATCTGCACACAAACAACTCATTTTTCAAGCAAGAGGAAATGTTATCTATTTATAATGCCTTATTTAACAACCAAAAACCTTGGAATTTCACGGTTTTCGGATTTCTGCCTACGAATTCACACATGAATGAAGCATTTAATGTTTGTGATATTGTTGTAGATATGAGTGGCGGCGAATCAATTTCTTTGCCTTCAATGTGTTGTGTGGCTTTAGGAAAACACGCTGTTATTCATAATTGTACGTCAATGAAAGACTGGGCTAATTCCGAAAATGCTGTTTTAGTTCAACCTTCCGAAAAGATACCCGTCTATGACGGCAAGTTTTTTGCTCAAGGATTGCCTTTTAATCAAGGAAATATTTTTTCATGGAAAGATGAAGATTTCAGATTAGCCTTAGATGCTGCCATTGATAGGTTTAAGAAAAATCCAGTTAATGAGGCCGGTTTTGAATTACAGAATAGATACTCATTCGACCACGGCATGAGTGTAATAATGGAAGCAATCATTTAGTTATGCCAATTTACATCTATCTTAACGAACAAACTGGAGAATATAAGGAAATTATTCAGAAAATGAATGATGACCATTCTTATAGTGACGAAACAGGTCATAAATGGAGCCGAGTATTCTCTAAGCCTCAAGCGGCCTTTAACACCAAAATTGACGCTTATTCTAGTCAAGATTTTGCCGCTAAAACAGGTCAAAAGAAAGGTACTTTAGGTAATTTATTTGACCAAAGCCGCGAATTGTCAGAAAAGCGCAAAGATAAAGAAGGCGTTGATTTTGTTAAGGAAAAGTTTTATGAGGATTATGCCAAAGAAAGAAAAGGCAGGCCACATAAAGATGTAATGGACAGAACGGCGCTTCAAAAATTAGAAAAGATGGGCGTAACTATTGAGACTTAAAGTTTCAATAAAATCTTCTTGTTTTAACAATCTGACTACAGTAAAATTATACACATGAACAGCCAATCCGTAAATTTTATAAATGAGATTTCCGATTACATTTTTACCAGTAAATACAGCCGCTATGATGATAAACTAGAAAGGCGTGAAACGTGGAATGAGTCAGTTAAACGCTTGGAAAACATGCATTTGAAGAAGTATAATTTTCTTCAAGAAGATGATGTCAAAAAGATTAAATGGGCTTTTGATTTGGTAAGAGACAAGCGAGTTTTGCCTTCAATGAGGTCTATGCAATATGGCGGTAAGGCAGTTGAGGCTCATAACGCTAGAATGTTTAATTGTTCAACTCGGCATGTTGATTCTTTGAGGTCATTTGCCGAGATTTTTTATCTTTTACTTTGCGGGTGTGGGGTCGGAATTGGTCTGTCAAAGCAGTTTTTAGACAGATTACCAAATTTGGCTGTTGATAGCGACAAAACAGGAACAGTTTTAACCTATGTCGTGGAAGACGATATTGAAGGTTGGGCTGATTCAGTTGAAGCATTAATGTCTTGTTATTTTCGGAACACTCCTTACACTGGTCGTAAAATTGTTTTTGATTATTCTCGTATTCGCAAAAAAGGCGAGGCACTAAAAACTGGCGGTGGTAAGGCTCCCGGCTACAAAGGTCTTAAAAATGCTCACTCTAAAATCAAAGAATTACTTGACCACGTTATTGAATATAACCACCAAAACAGATTAAAAAGCATTAATGCCTATGATATTTTGATGCATTGCGCCGATGCCGTATTAAGCGGCGGCTGTCGCAGAGCAGCAACAAGCACGGTCTTTGAAAAAAACGATTTAGACATGATTAATGCCAAAACTTACATTTTAGTAGATAAGATTTTTGCATTTTCTCCTTCTGAAAAACAAACAATCGGTGGTTCTGTAATTGAATTTTTTGAAGGCAGAGTTCAGCATGAAGGCAAGAGATATGATGTAAAGATTGAAAAATGGGAACTGGAGAAACTAAACAAGGAAAATTTAATTAGCTGGCGGCATTTATTTCCACATAGAGCAAGGTCTAATAATAGCGTTTTATTGATTAGAAATGAAGTTTCCGAGAAAGAGTTCCAAGAAATAGCACAAAAAACAAAGGAATTTGGGGAACCGGGCTATGTGTTTGGCGATGATAAAAGACAACTTTTTAATCCTTGCCAACCCGCTTGGGCTAAGGTACTTACAAAAGAAGGCTGGGCCGATTTCGGAACGCTAAAAGAAGGCTCAATTATATGGTCTAAAGAAGGCTGGACAAAGGTTGTAAAAAAATGGTCGAATGGCATTAAAAGAGTTTATAAGTATGCAACTGATTCAGGATGTTGTTTTTATGGCACAAAAACTCACAGAGTAGTTCAAAATGGAGTAAAAATTGAAGCCGATGATGCTTTATTTATAGACTGCTTTAAAGAAGGTGACGGAAGAGGCTCATGGGAACGGTCTGATAGAAGAACGAAAGAAACGTTTCCGTCTAAAGTTACTAGTCGAGAATATATATCAGAAGAGGAAGTTTTTGATATTACCGTTGACAACGAATCTCACACATATTGGACAAATGGCCTTAATGTTTCCAATTGTTTTGAGATTTCAATGATTCCAGTAACAGAAAATGGCGTTTGTGGCGTTCAATTCTGTAATCTAACAACTCAAAATGGCGGTAAAATTAAAACAAAACAAGACTGGAAAGAGTGCGTTGAGTCCGCTACAATCGTTGGCACTTTGCAGGCTGGATATACAGATTTTCCCTATTTATCCAATGCCTCAAAAGAACTGACAGAAGAAGAGGCACTGTTGGGTGTTTCAATTACTGGAATGATGGATAATCCAGATTTGTTAAACGAAGAGACGCAGAAAGAAATGTCTAGTTATGCTAAAATTGTAAATTTAGAATGGGCTAAGAAACTTAATATAAAACCTTCTGCTAGAATTTGTTGCGTTAAGCCAGAAGGAACATCGAGTTTGGTGCTTGGAACAGGCTCAGGAATCCATCCTCATCATGCGAAAAGGTATTTTCGGCGTGTTCAGGCCAACAAAATTGATAATATCTATAAATATTTTAAGAAAATAAATCCTTCTTTATGCGAACATTCGGTTTGGTCAACCAATCAGACAGACGATGTTATTACTTTTCCAATCCAAGTTCCAGAATCAGCTATCACAAAAGATAAACTATTGGCAATTCAGCATTTAGAGATTATTAAGAATACTCAAATTAACTGGGTCTCAAATGGAACAACCGAATTTAATAAAAAGCCAATTACTCACAATGTTAGTTGCACTGTAGTTGTCAAAGATAACGAATGGAAAGACGTTATTTCTTATTTATATAATAATCGCAATTACTTTGCGGCTGTTTCTTTGATTGGAGAATTTGGAGATAAAGACTATCCTCAAGCGCCAATGGAGGCAATCACAACTCCAGAAGATGAAGAAAAGTGGCAAAAAATTGTAGCCGAGTTCAAACATGTTGATTATAAACAACTTAAGGAAAACGACGACCAAACAACTCTAATTCAAGAAGGCTCTTGTTTTGGTGGCGCGTGTTCGATTGTTTAATTTTCGGAACTCGTTAATAATAAGACAGTTATTTTCTTAATTAAAGGTGTAATTAATAGAAACTTATGCCACCAGAGAATAACGACATTCAGGCTCTTAAAGAAGAGTTAAAAAACCTAAATGGTCGCGTTGATGACTTGACACAAAGGATTGAACAAGTCCTTCCTGTGGCTAAGGCTGTTGATAATATTCAAATTTCAGTTACAAAGGTCTCACAGACAGCAGATTCTATTTATTCTAAATTAGCAGGTTCGCTCGCTGAAAAGGGGCTTATTTTCAAACAATCAGATTTGGAAATTCGCGTTAATGAGATAGATAGAAAAGTAAATACTTTATGGGAAGACAGGCTAAAACTTATAGCTGGGGCTGGCGCTGTAAGTGTTGTTGTAGCTATTTTGTTCCAATTCCTCATGAAGTTAATGTAAGATGGATTCTTTAATTGACAAGTTTCAGAACTTGCAAGCGCTTATCGGTCATGAAGTTACAAAGCATGATGGTTGGCTGGAAGTTAATGGAACAAAAACCAAAACAGTTCATTCAAACGGCTATTCAATTTCTATAGGCAAATGGACGAAAATTCAAGAATGGCCTTGGCATACACATGAAGGATATGAAATTCTAGTCTGTCCAAAAGGTAGTTTTGTTATTGATTTACAGTGCAAATGCAAAGATTCACATGCTCGGTTTATTTTGAACGAAGGCGGAAGTATATTTATTCCAGCTAAAAGGCCGCACAAAGTTGTTAACACCATAGAAGAGGCTGAATTAATTGCGATTTGTATGCCGCCAGAAATCTTGTATAAAGAATTGTTCAAAAAGCCTTAAGTTCCGAAAATTACCACCATCAAAAACCTTGTTCTAGTGTAATATAAAGAAAGGGACAAGGTATGCGAAAATTATATTATTTAGGTTTATTTTTTCTGATTTTGGCTTTCTCTGGCTGCGTTACTGCCGAGAAAAATGCCTATCGAACACTTGGGACAGTTTCAACATTAGCAGACCAATCAATGACGGCTTGGGGCGACTATGTTAAAAAGGGAAATGCCACACCAGCAGAGGAATTAAAAGTTCGAGCGGCCTATACTTCTTATCAAAAATCAATGGTTGCAGCTAAATTAGCTGTTTATGCCTATCGCGCTTCAAAGAAAGAAAATCCAGACGAATTGACCGCTGCTGTAAATGCTGTAAATGCTTCTGTGTTAGAGGTTGTGAAGGTGGTTCAGGAAATTCTAAAGAAATAATTTTATGAAATTAAGCGAACTTTTAAAAGACGAAACAGCCAAGTTTATTTTACAGGCTTTAATTAAATATGGCCCCGGCACTGCGCGTGAACTTTTAGCCATTTTTAAAAAAGATGTTATTACAGATGAAGACTGGGAAAAGGTGTTTTTAGCCGCCGAAACTAAGTCGTATGACGACTATGTTAAAAAATGACTTCAATTTTAGCTATAATTAAGAACGTTTTCGGTTCAATTAAGAATGTTTTCGGATTTCTTTTGCATCGCAGTCAGCAAAACAATAGGCCTGAGATTGTTGACAATAAAGAGCGCAAAGAAGAGCAGAAGCAGGTTGATGCCATAAATAAAGCCATCAAAGACAAAGATGTTGGCAAGATTCAAGAAGGCTTGGCGGAATAATTTACTTTGTTTATAATATACGGCCATTCTGGTCGCCTATAAATAAAGAAAAGTCGGTGTTTCAAAAAGGTCTAAAATGACAGCATTTAATATACTTGTTGGCGTGGCTATTCTATTAGCCGTTATCTCAATTATCAAACCAGCCTTTCCACTATTGGCAGTATCAGTAATCCTAGTGTGTGCGGCTCTTTTAATTGGCAAATAATATGAATATCAAACACATCGAAAAATCAAACAAAGGCTCAGAACATTGGCTTTTAGAGCCAGATTCTACCATCATTGAAATTCAAGTTTATCAACTTAAAAACCGAAGCGGCGCAAGCGTGACTTTGGTTAGTAATATTGTTGATACTCAGAGCGTTCCGGCTGGTCAAGGCGGCTTGGCTATTGTTTTGCCTATCGGTCAATGGACTTTTAGTAGGTCAAGTGATGGCAAAGTTTATAATCCAGTTACAACCTTAAATAGTGTTGACAATCCTCCTTATGGGCCAAGCCAAAGAATCAATAATATTCTTGACAATTCAAGTTATCCGCCAGTTTGGGCCAGATACAATAAAGTTGGCGCTGTAATTCCAAAAATTGAAGTTCAAAAGACAGAAGATGTTAAGTTTGAGCCGGTTGTTGAGACTAAACCTGTTGTTAAAGACGTTCCGAAAATTATCGAACCTGTCATTAATGCAGCCGCCGAACTAAGCCAATCAGAAAAAGCTAAATTGGCTAAATCTGCAATGATGGACGCCGCTAGAAAAAAGAGCCGTTTCGGACGAAGGTAAAATGGTGTAATTAGCAGTATGACAGAGTTACAAAAATCTCAATTGGCTGCTTTAATTCGCCTTTTATTGATATTCTCTGGCGGCTGGCTTGCAAAGAAAGGAATTTCCGTTGATGTCGCAACTTGGACGGATATGGTTATAGCCGCTTTAGGCGGCTTGCAAGTTCTTGTGGCTTTTATTTGGAGTTTAAAGCAGAAAGCCGCCGTTGCGCCTGCTGTTGAAATGGCCAAACAAGTAAAAGAAGGCACCGCTTTTATTACCAGAGCAGAAATCGAGGCGGAAAATGTCGGATATGAAGATGAACCTAAAAAACCTTAAATTCCTGCTTTTCGTTCTATTGGCTTTAACTATAACCTCTTGCGTTGGAACAGTTAAAAAAGAGCCAATTATTGCTAATACACCTTCTTGGTCTGGAAGCAATCAAAATTCAGGATTTATAGGCTTTACCAATGGCAATTATGGAGTAATAACTTCTAATGCTGTAATTAGGTATAATTTATTAATTGAGAAATACGGCAAAGATTTCTTGCCTCCTTTAGTTGAAAATCAAGGTTTAATTTCGGAACCCCCAATTTTTATTATTGAGCCTGAGTGTTTAGAGAAATTTGTCAGAATGAATCGGTGGTATAAAACAGGAAAATAAGTGTAATTAATATATTATGGCACACCCAGTTATCAATATTGCGGAATTTGAGCGCGGCGGCACTTATTGTCAGCAAACAGGCAACTACAGTGGCGACTATGGTTATCTAAAAGCCGTTGGCACTCAGAATGTTAATTTTACTTATATCAATTCGACCAATATAGCCAACCTTGTAAGCGGTTGCGTTTTACAGCCACAAGACTGGCTTAAAGGTAAATTCTTAGGTTTTACTTTTACTTCTGGCAATTTAGTTGCGTATAAAAATTAATTTGCAGAGCCAAAAGGTGTAATTATTAGTATAAAGGAGCAACACAAAGACTGATATTGAATTCTAAACTAGAATAAAATAAGTCCAAAACCGCCTTCTTGCTCTTGTCTAACAAAAACTAAATAGGCGGTTCTTTTTTCTTCAAATTTTATTGACTTCTTGGCGTTTTCGGATTATAATTATCAAATGCCAGAGAAAATTTCATATCTAATACTAGACTATCAGAAACCAGAAGAATCCAAGGTTTGTTTAGAGTCTATCCACAAAAACAGCAAATTTGATTATCAGGTTATTTATTTGAGCAATGGCGGCGAGCAGGATTATGTTTTAGATTATTACAAAGCCGGGCTGATTGATAAGTTAATCTTAAATAAGAAAAATTCAGGTTCTGGTTGTGCCACGGTAGATTTATACAATATCTGTGATACAAATTACGCTTTTTATGTTCAAAACGACCAAGAGCTAATTGCCGAAATTAGAAGTCAAGATGTTGAATTTATGATTGATATGCTTAGGCACGAATACTCTTGTATTGATTTAGCTGGCGCTCAGGCTGGAATTAATAGATTTTCAGAAAGAGTAAGTCTGATGAACGTAAAATTTTATAATCAAATACCAAAACTTTCGGTAGGCGGCCCCGGCCCTCTCAATTTTTGTAAGTACCTAGAACAAGTTGTCCAAGAATACTTTGCAGAGAATAATTTGAAAATTATGCATTGCCAACCGGCGTTTAAGGACAATGGAAAATGGAGTATCCGAGAAATTGGCGATGGTATTTATAAACATCGTTGTGATACAAAAGTTCTACAAGTTTTGAAGCGGCCAACTTACAAAACAGAAGTTTACCCACCGTTTACAGACCAAGAATGGCAAATTGTATTAAATGGAGGATGGCCAACAGAAGGTCAAATTCCAGAAAACTGGAAACAACATAGTTTTGTAGCTTGGAATGATTAATATGGCTTATCAACCAAAAGTTTATTTAGGAATTATAACTCAAAATGACGAGCAAAATCTTATTGAGTTATGCCAGCCGCTAAAACATATAAGCGGGATTTTTGGTGTTGTTCATCAGCCTTCAAACGATAAAAGCTATGAAGTTTTAGAAGCCAACAAAGGTTCTGGTGATATTATCAAATTACCATACCTGCAAAGACATGATTGGTCAATGAATGGATTTTTGTTTAATCCAAAATTTATGCGTGGTAGCTGGTGTCTTTTAGCTGATTCGCTTGAAAGATATTCAGAGCAGTTTTTATCACAAATACGAAGTTTTATTTGTCAATTGGAGCAAAATAACATAGAATACGTTTATCAATATTCAAAATTGATGCTTTTCAAGAAGAAAGATGAGCATTTTTTCTTTGGTTCGCCGCACTGGGGCTTGGCTAATAGAGAAGGTAATTCTATTAGAATTGAGCAATATATTCCTGATGATAAACAGGTTAGGTGGAGCGTTAGGAATGAAAAAAGAGCTAAGGATGAGTATATTTCACATTTTATGGTTTATTGGTTCCACGCTGGATTTTCGAACCATTTACTTTTAGGAAACGAGGATAATCTAAATAAATATCGAATTTTGGAAAATATTAGGCGAGAGTTCTTGACTTTTTGCTCGCAAGAACTTAAAATAGATTTAACGGTTGAGGCTTTTAAGAATTACATTCTAAAGAATGGCCTGAATTATGATTTGAAGTTTTATATAAATGAAGTCGAAATCTTGAATTCTTGGTATTGTTACGAAATTTTAGGCCATAAGTTTGAAGACATTGATTTGAGAAGAACTAATAAACAATTTTTTAAGATAAACTAATGCTCTCGATTTACAGTTCGCTCTATAATTTGTCCGCCAACATTTTCGATTGGCAACGCCGATTAATTGAATTTCGAGACTTTGCTGATGAAGTTTGCGTGGCTACATCAACTGATTGCAAAGATGATTCTGTAGAGGTTTTGTCGAAGTTTTGTTTTGACAATAATATTAAATGCGTAGTTACGGATATTAAATTTTCAGATTATGCTTTTGATGGAAAACTGAAAAATGCAGCTTTGAAGGCTTGTTCTGGTGAATTTTGTACATTACTTGATATTGATGAAGCGGTCAGTCCTAAGTTTAGAGATAGCTGGCGCAAATTAGCTTTTAAGCTAGAAAAATCAGAATATGATGCAGTGTTTGTGCCTGTGATTGACCTGTTTCATGACCTAAATCACTTCCGTTCGCTGGGGCAGAAATGGTATATTCATAAGAACAAACCTAATATTGAGCGTGGAATTGTTAATTTCGCCAAGCTAGATAATGGGAAAATTTTACACACCAAGAGCGACAGTGCCGAATTGATTTATTCAGATGGCAATTTGGTTAAATCGGTCTTTCTTATCAATCCTAATTTGGATAATAACGAAAAACTAACACAAATAAGACAACAAAACTGTCCAGTTGTTAAGCACTTCGGTTGGCTAAATAAAGAGCAAAGGCTTAAACAGCAAGCCTTTTGGAATCCGGTCTGGAGTAACCGCGCCGGATTTGAAGTAAATACAGAAATTGACTTTGATAAAATAGAATATTGGCCCCACAATCTTGAAATTTAATGGAAAAACTCTTTAAAACAATAAGCCTTCCTCTGCCAGCAATTGGTGACGCTCTCTGGGCAACTCCAGTTTGTTACCTTTGCAATGCGACGATTGAACTTCCAGACAATAATTTTGGTAAAAAAGTCGCGGCTTTGTTTGACGGAATTGCTTACAGTGTTGTTTTTAAACAACAGCATGAAATGGCTTCTTTTAATAATCCTCAAAATAGCAGACACACAACACACGACAGTTTTGAAAAACTTGGACTGACCGGCTCGATTATTCCCAAAATTAATATTTCTAGTCAGGAATATGAATGGGCTAAGAGTTTCCTTAAATCTTATAATAATCCGATTGCTATAATTAATGACAATTCTGGATGTTCGGATAAAAATAATTGGTGTGCAAATGTTATTCGCCCTCCGACCGAGCTAGTTCAATCAATTTGTGATTATTTAGTACAAAAAAACCATACAATGTTGCAATTTGGAGTTTCAAATGGTTTTTATGGTGACGGACGAAAAATGTTTACTCCATTGACCGGCGCGATTCCAATTCTTGACCTAACGCTTCGCCAGATGGCCGCTTGTTATAAAGTCATTGGCAAGATTATTACCGGGGAAACAGGGCACCCTCATTTAATGGCAGCTGTTGGCGGCAAAGTTGTTGATATAGTTCCTGATTATGTTAAGCACGGAATTAATTTAGGAAAATCTATTTTTACCAACGAAGACTGGCTTCCTGAAAAACCTAGAATTAAGTATGTGTGTTACGAAAATTTTAGCCAAAACTATTTAAAAGAAATTCTCGATTTTAATTTTTAATGATAAAAGTAACTAATAATTCTGGTTCGGTTGGCGACTGTTTAGGATTGACGCCGCTTTTTAAGAAGGAAAAAGGCGTTATTGTAATGTTGAAAAACTATGTTACTGAAAATATTCTATCCAAACTTTATGATGGCGTTGCCGATATTGAGTTTGTTGACAAACCTGTAGAGGCTTGTCCAGAAACAAATGACACGGTTTGTTATTCACAAAGAATCTTGAACTATTTTAAAATGGACGATATTAGCCCGATTCCGTTTGTAAGAATTACAGACGAGGAAAAATCTTGGGCTAAAGACTTTCTTAAAAGTTACGAAAATCCAATAGCTTTTAATGGAGCGGTTGGAAAACCAGATGGACATGAATTGGCAAGGTATAGAGAGATTCCAACCAATATTTGCGATTTTTTGATTGGCAATGCGAAAAAGACAAATTCGGTTTTACAGTTTGGTCTATCGTCTAATTATCGTAAATTTGATGGCGTTGTTAATATTTTAGACCTTCCAATTAGACAGTTGGTCGCTTGTTATTCTGTAATTGGCAAGTATATCGGTTCCGATACAGGAGATTATCATTTGATGCTTGCTGTAGGCGGAAAATGTGATGTTTTTATTCCGCCATCCACTTGGCACTATAATCACGGAAGGCATCTTTATTTGAGCTATGCATGGAAAAATGAGCCGTCAACAAGAGTCAACTATTACGTTTTCAATAAATAATGCACTCCGAAAATCAATATAATAGGTATTTAGCCTTAAAAAACATTGGGTTTGTTCCGAAAAGAATCTTAGATGTTGGCGCTTATCACGGCAACTGGTCTTTGATGATGAAGGAAATCTATCCAGACGCCTCTTTTTCATTGGTGGAGGCGAATAAAAACTGTTTGGAGCTTATTAAGAAAAATGGTTTTGATGATGTAAAAATTGCCGTTGCTGGTGAATGTGAAAAACTTGTTGATTTTTATGTTTGTCAAACCGGATGCGAGGAAGGAAATTCGGTATTTAAAGAAAAATCATGCTTTCCTTTTGTTAAAACACAGCGTAAAACAACTACTTTAAACGAACTGTTTCCGAAACAGTCCTTTGATTTAATTAAAATAGACGCTCAAGGCAGCGAAAGAAACATTGTTTTAGGCGGCGTTGAGATAGTCACAAAAGCCTCTTTTGTTCAACTGGAGACACAAATCCAACAATATAATGCTGGCGCACCTTTTTTGATTAATGTTATTAATTTCATGCACTCAATTGGGTTTCGCGTCTATGATATTATAGACCATCATTATAATTCTGGACAAATGCTTATTCAGTCAGACATTCTATTTGCAAATATGGACTTACAACTTTTTTATTTAGACTGTTACTCATGAACAACAACAAAACTGTATTAGCTGAAATTGGAGTCGGGCCATTAAGCATGGCTTACGGAAGGCTTTTCTGGGACAATCCAGACGTAGAAATTTTAATGTTCGAGCCACATCCTTTATATTATTCTGATTTGATGAAAGATTGCAAAGGAAGGCCAAATGTAAAAATCTTTAATGTTGCAATCGGAGACCGCGAAGGAGAAATGAATTTTTATGATAACGGAACATCGTCTTCCTTGATAGATTCAATAAGTCCGTCTAATCAAGCAAATTCTAAAGTCATAAATGTTCAAGTAAAGAAGATTTCGATCTTTGATACCGGGCAAATTGATTTCTTAAGAATTGACACAGAAGGATATGAGTGGTTTGCTATTAAGCATTTAGTTAGCCGCCCAAAACAGATTGTGGTTGAAATTTATAATGATTTAGCCACCTACATTAATCCTTATTTGCACGAAATTGAACAATGGATGGCTCAAAACGGTTACTCCAGAAAAGCAATGGTAGAAGGAGATTTTATTTATGAACGAAACTAGCTTAGAATATTGCGAAAAATATGTTAAAATAATGATTGTCTCCACTTTTATTAATCGCCATCTTAATTCTGATGATTTAGGCGCGAAGATTGATATTCTGGCTAGAATTTTTAAGCACAAAAAGAAGGTAATTAAAAATTTAGCTCTTTATTTGAAGAAAAGCGTTGACACAAAAGGCATAACAGTTGATACTGGATTAAGAGAGTTAGCTTTTTTTGTTGATGTTTTGGAGCAATATGTTAACAAAAATATTGGACAGCCTATTGAAAAATGACATACGATTTTTATAAAACAATTCCAGACTGGTCTCATAACGAGGTTTTTCCTTATGATGTTTATGCTGTCGCCGCACAAGAATGTGTTGATGGCGATATTCTGTGCGAAGTAAACAATGCCTTTTTTGGAAAACACGCCTGTTTTATGATGGAAAATTTGGCCGAAAACAAGAAGAAATCGAAATTTTATGTTTTTGACATGTTCAATATGGTCGAAAGCTATCTTGACGGCGATAAACTTGTCGGATATACACCTTGGTATGAGGCGGTTGATAAATGGTTTAATAGAATTGGCGGGAAAGAGCGGTCAATAGATATTTTTGATTTTTATGTCCAACAATGTCCGTTTTCGGAAAAACTAACAAGCAGAGCACAATTTAACTCTTGGCATGTGGCTCATGAGTTTAGTGATAAAAGCGTCTTTTTTGTTCTTGTTAGAGTTACTGAAAGCCCAGTCCACACAAAAAACTGCCTAGACTGCTGGTATCCAAAAATTAGAGACGGCGGAAGAATAGTTATGTATCAGACAAACACAAAGAGCGAATCAAAGCAGGCGGTTTTAAAGTTTATTGAAGACCATAATCTGAAAACATTATCTGTTGAGCAGGATAATTATATACAAATATCAAAATGACAACATTACCAATTAATCTAGTTGTTTTTACTAGCACGGCTGGACATTTTGGCTTTTATGATGTTTATAAAACCTCAGTCAAACACCTGAAAAAGCAAATTGGCCTTAATACTTTTAGCCAAAAATTCGCGCACATTAAAGTAAGAGAAGACCAATCCGAGAAAGATAGGCTCAACGAAATGGTAGATTTTTTTGTTTCCGAAAACATTAAACCAATTGTTACATTCGGAAACTGGCAGCGCGGAATGTCTCACCAAAATGAGTATCTAAACGATATTTATAAAATGTTTACAATGCAAGACCTTCATAATCAGCCATTTACGTTTTGGTTTGAGGACGATTCTCCTTTACATGCAAAAGACGAGAACTCTGTTTTTAAGTGTTTTAATGAGGCCATTGATGCGCTAAACAACAATATTGACCTTCTCAATTTTAGGTTTATCAGAGACGGCCTTGTTGAGCCTGAAAAGTCTGTTTCGCCATACAATCAGATGGAAACTTTTGATTTTCAACCAAATATATCTAGAACCAGAGACTTGTTTTTGGCTATTAAGATTATCTTTGATAATTGGAAAAGTTTTAAAAACGCTCAATGCGAAATGGCCTTTAGAATTGCAATCTCCAATTTCTCTCGTTCTAATCCGAAATTTTTAGGATTTGATACGAAAATAGCAACGAGCTATCATATTGGAACGCCAGAGTATTTAGATTATTTAAAATTAGATGATTTTCAGAATTTATGATTAAACCAGATTTTACAAAGAATTATGAGAGAGCAATTGAAATTCCATTGCTTGAGAGTTATTGTCTTATGCAGAAGGCGGCTGGCAAAACTCGCGTTTTTGACATTGGTGGCGCTGAGTCATTATATTTAGGCTGGTTGCTAAATAATGGATTTTCAGTGACTGTTTTAGACCCTTGCCGGTGGAAGGACAACCAAGAGTATCTAAAATATTTAAATCATCCAAATTTTTCTGTTATAAAAACCGGAATAGAAAATTTTGAGATTAATAATAAACAATGTGATTTCGCGCTACTTATTTCGGTTCTTGAACATTTAGGGCGCGGAGGTTATTTAAGTGACCATTTTTCTAATTCAGAGATTAAATGTTTTAATAATATACAAGTGCCTTTTTGTTTTACAACTCCTTGTGGATTAGACCATTACATGGGCTACGACAGAAATTTTTCACAGCCAACCTTGCGGAATCTTCTCTCTCTGTCCAATAAGAAAATTCTAACAGAAGAATATTATCTAGCTCCTAGATGGCAAAAAGTTGAGTTTGATGCGTGTAAAAACTATAGTTATGGCGAAATAATGGGAAATGGAGCATCAGCAATAGGATATTTTGAGATTTTATGAAGATTTTAGGTTTAGCGCACGGTCAAATAGGAGACCAATTCATACAACTTCCATTAGTAAGACACCTAAAAAATACAATTCCAGATTTGTTTTACTGCGCGAATGTTAATTACAAATATTCAGCCGCCGCCTCAATTCTAAGATGGTGCAATTATATTGATGGAATTTATATTTCCGATAGTTATGATAAATTTCCATCGGTTGCTGATTTAGCTTTTTTACAAAACTCCGGTATAGACAAATTGTACAACCCAATGCCATCACACAAAGACGAAAAGTGGTGGAAGATAAGGCACCAAACTCAGGAAGTCTTTCATCAGTATGAATTTCCCGTACCAGACGCTCCTTTGCAAATCGAAATTCCGATTAACCAGACAGAGTTTTGGCCTCAAGTTATAGCTATTGCTCCATTTGGCGGCAGTGGTGCTTCCTATAAATCAATTCCAATGGAAAAAAGTAAAAGAATCGTTGATTTTTGTAAAGAACTCGGCTATACTGTTATCCAGCTAGGAGGTCTTTCAGAACCAACTATTGATGGCGCTATTAAAATTAATGGATTTTATGAAGACGCAGTAAAGATGATGATTGCCAGTAGGCTTTTTATTACTGTTGACACGGGGTTGTGCTGGTGCGCTTCTGGTTTCAAGAAAAATCTAATTGGGCTATATGCTAACGAATATTATACACCAGAATTTGTTAAAAATATCCAGCCGGTCAATCCAAATGCAACTTATTTAGATGCTAAGAGTATCGCGCATATTTCTGATGACTTAATTTTCGAAGTAATTAAAAACAAAATATAAATGCAACCAGAATTAATAATCGGGAAATTACAGCTTGCTACTTTATTAAAAACGCTTTCTTCAACAGACCAAATTGAAGGCGATGTTGTTGAGTGTGGTGTATATAAAGGCGGTTCTGCATTTGAGATGGCAAAAGTTATTCACAAAACCTATAAACAGCTTCACCTTTTTGACTCTTTTGAAGGATTCGGCCCGCGCTCTTTACAGGACAATACGTACGATAATGTTTTTTCTAAAAATAACTTCGAACAAGTCAAAGAGGTCTTTTGTGAATATTCTTTTGTAAACCTCTATAAGGGCTGGATTCCAGAGGTTTTTTCTTTATCTAGCATATCAAATATTTGTTTTGCTCATGTTGATGTTGATTTATATGCACCAACGAAAGATTCTTTAGAATTTATCTGGCCTAAACTGTCAATTGGTGGTAAAATTATTGTTGATGACTATTTTTGCTGGCAATGTGAGGGGTGTACTATTGCTGTTAATAATTTTGTTAAAAATAAAAAAGCGAACCTTGTTGTTCCAAACTACGAATCAACTTGTATCATAACTAAACTAGATGTATAAAACAGACAAAGAATTAACGGTCGTATTTAAGAACTTTTTTCGGAACCGCTGTGTTAATTTAACAACACAGAGCATCAAACACTTTATTCCGAACGCCAAGTTTTTCTGTTTATGTCTTTATAAACATGACAAATCAGAGTATGATAATCAAGAGCCGCTGAACATGCAGTGTTTTTATCGCCAAACAAAGTATCATGGATTTGGCCCCGGCGCAGCTAATCCTAAAAATAACTGTTTCTTTAGCGAAGGATATAATTTTATTTTTGAAGAGTTCCAAAGCTACGAGGAAAAGGTCTTAATGTTGGCAGAAGACCACTTTTTTACTACCGGGCAAACATTAAAAGAGGTCATAGACGGCAATTATGACTTTGCTTATGCAGATTGGAATGGAGGAATAAACGGCAGTATTCTTTGTATCGTTCCGACTAAAACAAAACATTGTTTCCCATTAAGCGAAACTGCCGACAGAAACGTAGAGGTTGTTTTAAAAGATAGTTTTCTAGCAAAGATACCTAAAAAAATGCTATTGTCAACTCGCGGCCCAGAAACTAATTATCACGGCGACGGTATTTATACTAATTCAGACGTTGAGATTGAACAGGAGCTAAAAAAGGCAGGTATATTATGAAAAAATTTGGAATCAGAATGGACGGATGTGAACAAGAGGTTGAGAACCTAATTAAAAGCTATTGCGCGTCAAAAAAGGCAGTTACCTATTATGAAATAGGCGTTGCCAACGGGACAACCTTTCGTGCTGTTTATGACATTCTAAGCGAAACAGGAGTTCATTATTTTCAACTATTTGGACTAGATTTACCAAATGGATGGTGTCTTAACGATAAAGATGGGATTAAAACACGTTTTAACGAAGAAATGATAGATATTGTTATTAATTCTCCGAGTTGTGATGCAAAAAAGAAAGCGCATTTGTTTTTACGTGATAATCCAAGACAGTTTACACAAGAATTTTTTCCGAGCAGTTACATAGACATTTGTTTAATTGATGGCTCGCATGGCAAAAAGTCTGTGACTGATGATTTTCTGAGCATAGAAAAGAAGATTGCACCGGGCGGCTTTGTTATGTTCCATGATTTCTGTATTTTAAGCCAAGGTACTGACTGGCAAGAATATGACAAAGACTATATTAATGTTCGAGCGGCTTGCCGAGAACTAGGACTTATTGACAACAAAAGAGAAGGCTGGTTGTTCAAAAAGGAGATTTTAGGCACAAGATTTACTGGTGGCGAAGGAAATGGAATAGGAGTATTTGAGAAATTGTGATAACGCTGGGAATAATTCCTGTCGGCGGTACTGGCATAAGGTTAGGTTTGCCTTTTTCAAAGGAAATGCTGCCGCAGAAGAACTATGATTATTACAATCCCATTATCAACCATCTAGTTCAGAAAATGGAGCTTGCTGGAGCCTCTAAGATATTTTTTATTCATGGTTCCGAAATTAAGGCAGATATTGCAAAGTTTTTTAGTTCCGAAAAGCATATCCACATTAAACAACACAGTCTTGGCTTTTCAAGGGTCTTTGAGCCTTTTTGTAATTATTTATTAGAACAAGATATTCTCAATGGCGAAGTAATTTTCGGCCTTCCTGATGCTTATTTTGATGGCAACCCATTTTTGCCACTACTTAGAAGCAAGAGTGATTTGGTTTGCGCTTTATTCCAAACAAATGACTCCACAAAGGTTGACCGCCTAAATAAAGACGGAAACTTTGATATTAAATCGCTTAAAAACTCAACCAACAAAAAATGGTTTTGGGGCGCTTTCAAAGTCTCACTTAAGAAATTATTAAGATGGCATAGAGAAATTGATTACAATAAAACCAAGGAAATTGGTGAAATTCTCAATTCTGAGAAAAAGGCTTTTGTTTATTTAAAACAATACATAGATTTAGGCACTTGGGATAATTTAAACATTTATTGGCAGTCCGAGATTAACAAAGAAAACTTCGAGATTGAGCGCAAATACACCGCCAGCAAGATAACATTCAAGGATTTTGAGTCTGTCGTTAAAAAGATGAAGCCAGAGAGCGAATTAGATGTTACCTCTGTTGATTATTATTTTAGGCCAATTCTGGATAACAAAATTGAATTTATTAGATTTAGGGATAGCGGCGGCAAAGGCAGAAGCGATTTAACCATCAAAACCAAAGAGAAAAGTTCTTTTAACAGATTTGAGCTATCGGTTGTGTTAGACAAAAACTCAACAAACAACGTGCTTGATTTTCTTCAATTACTGGGTTTAAGTTTCGCCTTTGAAGTCAAAAAAAGATGCTTAATTTATTTTTTCAAAGATTATACGATTGTTCTATACAGGATGCTTGTTAATGGCAAAGAGCTTAAATTCTTGGAAATCGAGCTAAATAAAAAATCATATTCAATAGTTTCAAAAATAGAAGATTCATTAAAAAGTTTGAAAAATTTCAATAAGGCGAGTATAATAAAGGAATCAAAGTATGAGATAATTTCAGGACTAATAAAGGAATGACAAAAGTTTTGGTTAACGGCTGTTTTGATGTGTTTCACTATGGGCATTTGCAACTCTTAAAGTTCGCAAAAACGCAAGGTGATTATTTGATTGTGGCTATTAACAGTGACGATTCTTATACCAAACTCAAAAACGAGCAACCGCTTAATTCAGAAGATATTAGGCAAGAAACTTTAGAAGCATTAAAGTGTGTTGATGAAGTTATTGTTTTTGATAACCCCAATATCTCTGGAATCATGAAATTTTTAGGTTGTGATATTTGGGTTAAAGGCTCTGACTATTCATTAGAAACAATTAACCAACATGAACTAATTGCCGCTAAAGAATTAGGCTATAAAATTGTATTTTTTCCAGTAGTTAATAAACAAAAATATTCAAGCTCAAAATTTAAAAATGCTCAAAATCTCTCTTGATGAAGGCGCGGTTTTTGATATGCTATCGGTCTTAGAGGTTAAATCCAAGAAAACCTTTAACGATAAAGAAAAAGAGAAAAAGGTATTTTCGGCATTAAAATTGATGCTTTTTGAGGTTGGCGAGCAAATTGGCACAGAAAAAACAGATTTAATTTTAAATAGTCCAGAATATAAAGAGTTAGTTGAGGCCAATGACGAAACTTTCTGTTTAGTTGATTTAGCAAAGAGAAATGCCTGCAAGGCAAAAGAGGTTGACGATTGTAATACAAAGCGTTATAATATTAAAGTTAAATTGCAGCAAAAATGGTTTGGCTCAGAGGCTTTCGAGCAAAAAATGTAAAATGTACAAATGGCCGCTAAATACTAACAATTTCTCTGTTTCTGACCGAAACAAGATTTCTAAGTTTATCCTTAATCCTCAAAATTATTGGACACAAGATAAATACGTGCGAAAATTTGAAGAAAAAATGCGCCAGTTTGTTGGTTCCGAGTTTGCCGTTTATTGTTCTAGCGGTTCAACCGCCAATACAATGCTGGCAATGTATTTGAAAGACGTTGGAGCTAAAAATGAAATCTTGTTTCCTTCAACAACTTGGACAACTACGGTTGCTCCATTTATTCGAGAAGGGTTTAAGCCTGTGTTCATTGATGTTGATATTCAGGATTTAAGTATTGATTTATACAAGACTGAAAATTACCTAAATGCGATGTCTCATAAGGTTGGTGCTGTTGTTATTGTTTCGCTTTTGGGAATTGTTCCGAATATTCAGAAAATCATGGAACTTAAGCGCAAATTTCCAAGTATTAAGTTTATTATGGATAATTGCGAAAATAACTTTGGCACACATGAAAGAGAGAATATTAGCGGCTTAGGATTAACATCCACAACTTCTACTTATTTTGGTCATCAAATTCAAAGCGTAGAAGGGGGTTTTGTTTTTACAGACAATGAAGAAACCTATAATTATTGTTTGATGGCACGAAATCATGGCATGGTTCGCAGCTTGCCAGAATGGATTAAAGAAGATTATGAAAATCCACAAATTGACCCGCGTTTTGATTTTAGTATTTTAGGCAATAACTTTCGTAACACAGACATTAATGCTTTTATTGGTCTGTTGGACTTAAGAAAGACCAACGCCAGTATAAAATATAGAATTAAAGCTTATGAACGGTTTGCAAGTAACTTATCGTCAAAATATTTAGTTTTCGCGAATCATAATGGAAGTCAGAATGTAATGTTTTGTCTGCCGATTATTCTTAAGGAGGAAAATTTTGAGCTAATTAACAAAGCCAAAGATTTGTGTCATAAGCTAAGCATTGAAACTAGACCTATTATTTCAGGCAATCTCTTAAGACAAACTTGTTATCGGCAATATAGTGATGACTACAGGCTTTTCGGAACAAGTGAATTTCTCAATAATAATGGATTTTATGTTGGCTTGCATACGGGAGTGACCTTTGAACAAATTGATTGTTTGGTTGAAAGCTTAAACAAATTATGAAAATTGGAGTTGTAGGCTGTCTTTATGGCTGTCCTGAATATCTAGACTTTTTAAAGCCTTGGTTTGAAGCGTATGATTTCGAGCTAGAACTAGCCTTTGTTCATTCACAATTCAAGGAATATCATGAATTAGGTTATCCAGACAATGACAAAGAAACACTTGATTTCTTATTGTCGTCAAAATGTCCAGCCGAGTTTGTTTGGTATAATAATGGTTATTCTGATTATTTAGGCGGTGATAAAAGCTATTTACCAGAACATGAAGTTAGAAATAAAGGTTTAGAATACCTACTTAAAAGAAAATGTTCGCATATTTTTTTGCTTGATTTAGACGAAAAATACGAACGAAAAGATATTGAAGGTTTAGCCTCTTTTGCAGACAAAGAAGATTTTACTACTTGGTTTTCTGTTCAATTCAGGAATTTAACATTTTCGGAACATACCTATACAAAAAATTTCTCGCCACCTAGATTGTTTAAGGTTAACAATTATGGTTATAAGTTATCAAGGTTTTTTTGGGACAACGATTTAATGTATGTAGATAAAGAAGGTAAAGAGGTATCTTATACTCAGTTTTCAAGCCAGAGAATCCCGACTAAATTTGTAAATCCCTTGCATTACAGTTGGTTAAACAATGAGCGTTCAAAAATGAAAGTCGCTTATGGAGAAAAACATTTTGCTAAAGGCGCAGGATGCTCTTTCAAATGGGGCGAAAAAGGCTTAGAATGGAATGAAGATTATTACAAAAAACTAGGTATTCAAAAACCCGAACTTTTCGACTTATGAGAGCAACCTTTTTCGGCGCAACCGGCGCTAATTGTCAATTAAACAGAATAACCGAGGCTTTTGATAATCTTGGCAATGTAAGGTCTAGTTTTGAGCCAGATTTTATTTATTCAAATGACCCCGGTGGTTTTGAGGCAGCAATTCAACAAAAGGAGCAATATCCAAGAGCCAAACTAATTCTCAACTTTCTTGATTTTCCGCTCCATTGTTCTGAATTTCCAGACTTACTTAATAAATGGCGCGAACAGATTGAATTTGCCGACAAAATAACGGCTATTAGCAAATATACTCAATCTCAAGCCGAAATGTATTTTGAACGAGAGTGTCATTTGATTTACAATCCCATCAAACCAGTATCAAACTTAAATATTCCTTTTAACAAAAAAATAATAGACATACTAATGGTTGGCAGGCTGAATGACCCAAATAAAAGAGCAAACTTGGCCTATCAAGCATTAAGAGAGCTAAATCAGAATTTGAATGTTGCAATAGTTGGCTCTGAATATCCCGGTTTTGGTAATTATTATGGTTTAGTTTCAGACAATGATTTAAATCAGATATACAATAATTCTAAGATTTGTTTAGCTTTGGGGAAAGTCGAGGGGCTAAATTTACCTGTAATTGAGAGTGTTATAACCAATTCATGTCCAATAGTTTGTGTTGACTCGACAACTGCCAGTGAATTTTTACCAATTAATTTTTGGGCTAATCCAGAACCTAAAGATTTAGCCGCCAAAATTTATGATATTCTAGATAATCCGCTTCCATATTTGACCATAGTTAAGCCTTTGGGAGTAAAATACAAAGAACAATTTAGTGCCGAAAATGTATGCAAAAGAATATTGAGTTTGGTTTAGTTTATTGAGTATAATAATATATGCGAAAAATTATTGTTACAGGCTGTACGGGGCAGTTGGGCAGCTATTTAGTTGATTATCTGCTAGAAAATACTGCTTTTGATATTATTGGTACGGTAAGACGCCTTAGTGTTCCAAATCATGGTAATATTGCACATGTTAAAAATGACCGATTTTCTTTAGCCACAATGGACTTGGGTGATGTTCACTCTATTGAAAATTTAATAAAAGAGCATCAACCGGCATATTTTATTAATTGTGCCGCTAATTCATTTGTAGGCTCTTCTTGGCAACTTCCTGTTCAGCACATGCAATATAATGCTATTGGCGTTATGCATCAATTAGAGGCAATCCGAAAACATAGTCCGCATACGAGATATTTTAATATGGGCAGTTCCGAAGAATTTGGAAACGCTCAATATATTCCACAGGACGAAAAGCATATTTTGTCACCAAAATCACCTTATGGAGTTAGCAAATGCGCGGCTAGATACGTTACAAAGGTTTATAGAGAGTCTTATGATTTATATGCTATTCAAGGCATCACATTTAATTTTGAGAGCAAAAAAAGGGGCTTAGAATTTTTGACAGCCAAGGTCGTTCATGCTATTGGGAAAATAAAAAATTCGATTAATAATAATTTACCAATCGAGCCTTTGGTCGTTGGAAATCTTGAAAGCAAAAGAAGCTGGCAGCATTGTTTGGATGTCTGTGACGGAATCTGGCGAATGCTTAACCAAGATATTTATAACCAAGTGACCAAGAGCAACATAGCCAACCTTCAAAATTTATTTGAAAAAAGAGTTGCGCTTGACGGTGCGGCAAATGAAGACCTAAATAAAGCACTTTTTGAAACATCTGTGAGAAAATTTCTTAGTTCTGGAGTTAAAGAATATGTTTTGTCTTCTGATACATGTCATTCTGTCCGTGAATTTATTGAATTAGCTTTTGAACGAGCCGGAATTGATATTATTGATGTCAATCAAGACAGATTAGAGCCAACTACCGACAAAAACGGCCAACAGGTCAATTATGTTTTAGATGATTATAACAAAACTTCGCTTGTTCTATCTTCAAGAGAGTTTTTCCGTCCAGCAGATGTAACATATTTACATGGAGACAGTTCCTTGATTAAAAAAGAATTAGGCTGGAAGCCAAAATACGACTTTGAAATGCTTGTAAATGAAATGGTTGATTCTGCCTTGACAGAGCATGTTAAATAGGCTATGCTTAAAACATGTCAACAGAAGTGGCGCAAATTAAATTTTTAGTTCCAAAGTTTCTTAAAGAACAGGATTTGAAGAAAATTGCATGGCCGCGAGAAATGGCTATTTGGAAAAAGTTGCTCAAAAAGGCTCCTTTCAGTTATTGGGAGAAAATAACTCTTAATTTTAAACTCAACAGTGCAGCTTGGTTTTTATCAGCAGACGGTGTAATGTATCTAAAAAGTCTTAAAACACTCAGTTTTCCAGAACCTAAAGTTGAAAAAATCCTCGATAATTCAGAATCTTTTGAAGTAGAAGGCGTTATAAATAAGCCTAAAACGCTTAAACAATTCGTTGGCTCAATTTAGTTGACTTATCCTCAACTTTCGGTTAGAATAATATTATGGCAAAAAAAGAAACAGAAGCACAAACAGACATTAGCAAAACATTACTCCGCTCATTAATCAAATCTCATGAAGATAGTGTTCTAAATGGTTTAGAGCCAAGGATTTTCAAGGTTTCAAGCGGTTCATTAAAACTTGATACTTATGCCAGTTTTGGCACTGGTATTCATCGTTTTGTTGGTTATACCGGAGCAGGCAAAACCTCAGAAGGATTAGTTTTGATTAAAAATTTCTTGGAAAGCGTACCAAAATCAAAAGGTCTATATGTCAAAGCAGAAGGCCGATTAAGCCAGAATATGCAAGACCGTTCTGGTCTTAAGTTCGTATATAAAGAGGACGAATGGGATTATGGCACGGTTTTCGTTCTTGAAACCAACACCTTTGAAACAATGGTTGACGTTGTTGAGCAATTAGTACGCTCAAGTATTGAGTCCAAGGATGTTTATGCTTTGATGGTTGATAGCATGGATGGACTTGTACTTAAAGGAGATATGTTAAAAAGCATTGAGGAAGGCGTAAAGGTTGCTGGGCCTCAACTTTTGACCAAGATTTTCCTCAAAAAGATGTCTCCGCTAATCAATAAGCTCGGCCATATTTGTATTCTGACTTCACAAGTTAGCGCCAACATTAAACTTGACCCATATAGCAAAGAAGCTCCACGAATTGCGGCTGGTGCCGGTGGCAATGCATTGGCTCATTATCCTGATTATATTATTGAGTTTGAATCTAAGTACAACAGTGACTATATCACTGCCGATGCCAAGGCCAAGCCCGACCCAATCAAGAATCCAATTTTAGGTCATTGGGTAACAGTTATTATTCGTAAATCAGACCAAGAAACTGACGGCACAAAATTAAAATATCCAATTCGCAGAGGCCGCGCTGGCGGCAACTCTGTTTGGATTGAGTATGAAATCCTAGATATGCTTTTAATGTTTGACATTATTAAGAAAAATGGGGCATGGTTTATGGTTGACGAATCATTGGTTGCAGAACTTAAAGCCTCCAATTTGGAAATTCCAGAAAAATTCCAAGGCCAGCCTTCGATTTTCGAGTTTTTGGAGCAAAACCAAGAAGTCACAAAATACTTATTTAAAAAATTTAAGGATACCGTAGGCAAATGATTTGGAAAATTAACGGCACAAATAGAAATATTTCTGAGGCTAAATACAGAATGGATTGGTCAAAAGACGCGCCATCTAAGATTTCTCAGACAGTAAAAGATTTTCTTTTTGTTCATTGCCGCAACTATGTGTGGTATGAGGAATTTAGATTGCCCGGTTCGCTGTTAAGAGTAGATTTTTTGTGTGCTACTAAGAAATTGGCAATAGAATGTGATGGCTCGCAACATACAAATTTTAACAAGTTTTTCCATAGAGACCGAATGGGCTATTTATCATCATTAAGGCGCGACATGACCAAAACTAAGGTTTTAGAGGATAATGGTTATGTATTAGTAAGAATTGAAGATAAAGATTTGCCATTGAGTCGAGAATTTTTTGAGAATTTCGGTGTATTTATTTAACATGCAAGACATTAACAAACTAATCAGCCTTCAACTTGAGAAAAACGCATTAGGCGGATTAATTCGTAATCCAGAGGTTTTTACAGAAGTTGAGCCTTTTATTACACCAGAAGTTTTTGCTGACCAAGACAATATTCATTCTGTTATTTACTCTGTAGCCAGAAACATCTTATCGGCAGGTAAAACAGATAAACTGGACAAGGTAATTTTAGCTCAGGAAATCTCCAATTTAGGGATTAGGTTCAAAAGCGAGATTAATATTTTTGATTATATATCAGCAATATCATTTACTCAAATCACTAAGCCTGCTACTGTCGAGAGTTTTAAGCAATTATTGAAGCTAAAACTGTGTCGAGACATTTATTGGCAAAGCCAGAAAGTTCAGCAATACATAGTTGAAAACGCCAGCAAATCTATTGACAAAATCGTTGAAGAGGTTGACGGCTTGAATAATGAGAAAATTAATGCCTTCGCTTCTACAAGTTCTGCGGTAAAGGATATTTTTGCTGATTTAGAGCCGACAATTAGAAATATCGCAGCCAATCCACCTAATGATAAAGCGTTTTTAATGGGGCCATTTCCTACAATTAACAGAATGTATGGTTCTTTGTCAAAGCCGGGGAATATTACTGTTATTGCAGCCAGAAGTAGTGTCGGAAAAAGTTCGCTTGCAATGTTTTATAATGTCTTTTTGGCCGATAAGTATGATTTGCCAGTTTTACATCTTGATAATGGCGAAATGTCAGAAGAAGAATTAATCTTTCGAGCCGCCTGTATGTTCACAAAAGGCAAAATTTCAATTCATGCACTCGAACATGGCACTTGGAATAGAGATATTGCTAATAAGAAAATAATGGAAGAAGCGTTTGCTAGAGCCAAAAAGATTAAATTCTATTATAAGAATGTGGCTGGGCTTAAACCAAATGAGGTTATTTCTTTTATTCGGCGCTTTTCATTAAATAAGGTTGGCCGCGATAATCAATTTTTGACTGATTATGATTATTTGAAGCCTTTTGATACTGTAGATTATAATGTGCCAGAGTGGAAACAAATGGGCCATTTTATTCAAGACCTAAAAAGCTTCATAACTAATGAACTAAAAATAGCCATTTGGACTTCTTTACAACAAAACAAATACGGAATTACCACAGGCAAAACATCTGGTCAAATTCAGGAAGATGAAGGAACCTTTGGTATTTCGGACAAGATTTTACAACAATCCAGCCACGCAATTATTTTGAGGCCAAAAGTTACAGATGAAATAGCCAAACATGGTCATGATTTTGGTAATATGGTTGCCAAGTTTGTCAAACATCGTCATTTAGGAGAAGATTATCAAAATGCCTTGTCGCCAGTCCAAACAACCAAAGGTAAGTACGAAAAGAATTATGTCAATTTGCAAAGTTCAACTTTTTGGTTTGAAGATAAAGGAGATTTAAGGACGATGGTTTCTTTATTGAAAGAAAAATATGATGTTCAAGAAGAGGAAGATAAGAAGGACAAGAAAGACGATGCTTCTTTATGAAATTATTAACAACGATTAAGCAGAACGGATGTGAGCCAGAACTAGCTTCGCCACTTGTTTTGTGGATAGTAAGATTAGCTTTAGTAAGGTATCCGTTCTTAAAACCAGAAATTGGTGATATTGTTGTTGAACACACTCATGTTTTAGGTCTATGCAAACACCGGCTTGGCTTGCTATCAGCAATAGGCGAACTTGTTAAAATAGAAGAAACAAAAGAGCGCGGTAAGGTATTTACAATAAAAACACTGCAAGGAAAAGAAATTCGTTGGGAAAATGCCGCTCTTCTTGTTGTTGAAAAGGCTAATGGTTGAAATAGCAGACGTAACAAAAGATAATGACTGAAATAGCTGACATTAAAGATATTTTGCGCGAAATAGGCTTTCATTCTTTGAAAGAGGAAAGCGATGGCTGGCGAACAAATAGAGCTTATTGTAATGGCGACAACATGACCGCTCTTAAGATTTTTAAGACTGGTTTTTGGTACGATTTTGTAGATAACAGGCGTGGCACTATCAAAGAATTAGTAAAGCTAATGCTTGGCCATAAAGATATTTCAGAGACAGAAAAGTGGTTTTCGGAACATAAGATTGATTTAAAACAGAAAGAAGAACAGATTAAGCCCAAAATTTCGGAGCCTAAAAAATTCGAGCCTTCTACTTTGCAAAATTTACTTCCTGTACATGATTATTGGTTAAATCGCGGAATTTCATTAGAAACGCTATTAAAGTTTAAAGGTGGTTTGTGTACTAAAACCTGTAAAATGAAAGATAGATATGTGTTTCCTATTTTCAATGGGAAGGAAGAGATAATTGGGTTTTGCGCCAGAGACGTTACCAATAAGTCAGAAATGAAATATAAGATTGTTGGCTCTAAAAACAACTTTATTTGGCCTGCTTTTATAAATTACGAGTATATCAAAAAATGTAAATCTGTTATTTTGGTTGAATCACCGGGGTGTGTGTTGAAAATGTGGGAAAGCGGAATTAAAAATGTTATATGCCTTTTCGGAACCGAGATAAGTTTTGCTGTTATTAATTTTCTATTAAAAGTTAATATTGACAAAATTATAATAGCCACCAATAATGAAGAAAGCGGTATTGGAAACAGAGCGGCAGAAAAAATTCAAAAAAAGTTAAATAGATTTTTTGATGCCAGCCAGATTATTATCAAACTTCCTATTAAGAAGGACTTTGGAGAAATGTCAACAAATGAAATAAAGGAATGGAATGTATTTTAAACGACTAAATAAAGAAAAGAAATGGACGAGAACTTCTGAAATTTTTTGGCAAAATTTTAAAAAAGACTCCTTCTCAAAAGAAGCCGCCTATGTGCTAGGTTTTTTATGGGCAGATGGACATGTAGTAAACCCATCGTTTAAACAATACATATCTCGTATTACTATTTTGTTTGACGATTTTTTGAATGTCGAAAAAAGTTTTGATACGCTCGGACATTGGCTTAAATATAAACTAAAACGGAAAGGTGACAAGAAATTTTTTGGAGAATTTTGCCTATGTAATAAAAAATTTCACGCTTTCTTGGTTGAAAACGACTATCATTTAAAATCTACAGTATCACCGACAAAGATTCTATCACTAATTCCAGATAATTTGCATTATTTATTTTTTAGGGGAGTTTTTGACGGAGACGGACACAACGGGGTTGTTGAAAAAAGTTGTTTTAACGTTGGTATTTCGGCTTCTTTTAATTTCGATTGGTCATCTTTTGAACATTTATGCCAAGTGTTAAAAATTAATCATAAAATAGAAAAAATAAAGAAAACTTTTGAAAACGGAAAAGTCCACCAAAGTTCTCTTTTTTTTATTAATACAGAATATGATTGTAAATTATTTCTCGATTACATTTATAAAGGAAGAGAAAACGATTGTATTGGATTAGATAGGAAATTTCTAGTTTATGAAACTTATAAAAAGAATCATTTGCAGACCACTACACCTAGACGACTAGACGAAAATGGAAAGATAATAAAATTTGAAGATGTCACAGGGCAAAGATTTGGAAAACTCATTGCATTAGACAGGGTGGTTATTAATAAAACTTCATTCTGGAATTGCCAATGTGAATGCGGTAATAAAATTCAACTTAAATATAAAAGCCTAAGAAGAGGAACCTCTAGCTGTGGCTGTTTCGGCCTTTCTCGCCAAACAAGAGAAATAAATACAAAAAGAATTTTACTTGCGAGTGCGGGTAAATTACATGGTGATAGCGCAACGAAATTCAACGTTGCTTGGCAAAGAATGAATAAAACAGTTAAAATACTTAACCTTGAATATGATTGGCGTCTTTATTTGGATTTTAAAAGAGATAAATTTGACGAGTATCAAAAGGTTTTAAACGAAAATCCTGATAAAATAATTAGTTTAAGAAGGAAGGATACCAGTAAAGGATTTACAAAAGATAATACCTTTTGGACAACGAAGAATCGGAATATGAACAAAACAGTTAAATACATTAATAATCATGATTAAACCAGCATTATCAGCTTCTAAACTTAAAACATTCGATAGTTGTAATGTCATGTACTGGTTTCAGTACGTTTTAAAGATTCCGCAACAGCCATCACCGGCTTTGATGATTGGTTCTGCCACTCACAAAATATTAGAGGTTTATTCGGAGCCAGAGTTTGAGAATGAAGTTAAGCAGATTATTGCCACAAACACGCTGACAAATTCGTGTATTGAATTTATTAAGAAAACAATCCAAGAATATCATGTTCCTGTATTAAGCCATAAAAATGAAAATTCAGAAGAATTGATTAAAGATATGGTTTTAGTTGGGTTTAAGGCAGATTTTCTATGCGAAGGCGGAAAAAGATTCAAAGCAGAAAGCAGGTTTTGTTTAGACCGCGAAAACTTTAAAGTTAATGGCGTAATTGACGCTTATGTTGATTATGGTGAATTCATTGAAATTCGAGACTTTAAATCGTCCCAAAAAAAGTTTGCGGGCGAAGAATTAGATGCTAATATTCAAGGGCTTGTATATTCTTTATATATTAGAGAAAAATACAAGAAGCCAGCGCGAATTAAGTTTATCTTTCTTAGACAGCCTGACGACCCATTTTTAGAGATTAAACCATTTACAGACTCAGAACTAGATGGTTTTGAAATGACTTTAGAGCAACAAGCCAAGAAAATTGGTGGTTTGAATTTTGATTTAGCTAAACTTGACATGGCCGCAAACAAAGATTATCCTAAAGATGGTAGTTTTGGCGGGCCTTTAATGTGCGGCAGAGGCAAAGAAATCGGCCAATTAAAAAAAGATTTGTCTTTAATGTACCAATGCCCCTTTAAACATCCTTTTGATTATTATATTGTAGGCAAGGAAAAAACCTTATTCAAACCAAAGAGCGGTAAATTTGAGACAAAGCATTTCGAAGGTTGTCCAGCTTTCGCTAAATATCATGTTACGAAAACGCAAACAGCGGAAGATTTGTTTGATTTTTAAACAATATGCCAATATTTGGATTTGCAAAACAAAAAGCCGCAGGCAAAATAGGCGAGGCTGATTTTTTCAAATATTACGCCTATTTAGGTGTTAAAAAAGAAGATGGCTTAAAATGGGATTTTTCACTGGATGGCGATGGAATTGAGCTAAAACTTGATTCGTGGAAAATGTGCGAAACACCTAATCTGTTTATTGAGCTAGTTTCGAATGTTGACAAACAAACAAAAGGTGGGGTTTATAGAGCATTTGAGGACAAAGTAAAGTATTTTGTTTATTATTATATTCAGGATAAGACTTTCTTGTGGTATGATGTAGGTGGTTTATATCAGTTTGTGAAAAAGAATGAGCCAAATTTGGTTTTGAAGACTATCAGAAATAAGAAATACGAGAGTTTGGGCGCTTTGGTTAAAAGGCGTGACGTTGAGAAATTTATTATCAGAAACGATGTTTTTGCTTGATTCTTTTGTTTTAATAGTTTAGAATTTAAAAATGAACGTTATTAGTCTCAAAACGCCTATTGTAAAAGATAATTTTACAGAGTTTGCCAACAAAATGTTTGATGTTCCGGTCGCTGACTTTTCGGAAACTCAAATCATTGATAATCTGGATGTTCCAGAAAATTTTAATATTGGACTGATTTATGGGCCATCTGGCAGCGGAAAATCTACTATTTTGAAAAAATTCGGACAAACCAGCCAAAATTCTTGGTCTGATTTGCCAATTATAAGTAATTTTAATCAAATAACTACTCCAGAAAGCGCGGCTGAAATTTTAAGTTCTGTTGGACTAAGTTCTATTCCTTCTTGGTTAAGACCTTTTCATTGTTTAAGTAATGGCGAACAATTCAGAGCTAATTTAGCCTTGACAATAGCTCAAAATAACGATTTGGCAATTATAGATGAATTTACATCGGTAGTGGATAGAAATGTCGCAAAATCAGCCAGTAATGCTTTACAGAAATATGTAAGAAAGAACAATAAGAAAATTGTTTTAGCCTCATGTCACTCTGATATTATTGAATGGCTACAACCAGACTGGATTTACAATCCAACAGAAGGCATTACTCATTTGATGCCAAGGGGGTCTCTTCAGCGACCTCAAATTTCACTTAAGATTTTCAGAGCAAAATATGAAGCGTGGCAGCTTTTTAAACACCATCATTATTTGAGTGCGGATTTGAATAAGGCGGCTAAATGTTTTATGGTTATGTGGAATGATAATCCAGTGGCCTTGACGGCCATTCTATCTTTTCCTCATGCAAAACTAAAGAACGCATGGAGAGAGAGTCGAACAGTAGTTCTTCCTGATTATCAAGGATTAGGAATAGGTGTAAGAATTTCCGACTATTTTGGCTCGATTATTAAAAGCAATAATGGAAAATATTATAGCAGAACTACTCATCCGGCCATGATTGCCTATAGAAATAAATCAGATAAATGGAGAGTCACAAGCAAAGGTAAAATGTCAAAAATGGGAAATTCATCTACAAAATCTTCGACATGGAGACAGGATGATAGATTATGTTATTCTTTTGAATATATTGGTCAGCCATCAACAGAAGAAGAAGGCAAGTTATTTTGGGAAAAATGTTAAAAAATGAAAACAAAAGACTTAATCCAACTCCTAAATAAAGCCGACTCAAGCGGTGAAGAAGAGGTTTGTGTTGGAAATCATGATATTTTGGCTGTTTATGGTATGCCAGCGTATTACGATGGCTGTTTACAGGTCTTAGTTAGAGACAAAACCAAAGAGCCTTATTATAATGTTGTTGGCGCTAAATATGTTAGGTCTGGTGTCAAAATTAACATTCAAACGTGGAGTATTGAAGATGCGATTTACGAAAATTCAAAATTACCAGTTGACATTCCAGAGGTTTTAGGTAATAATTATCTTGTTGAACATGTTAAACAGTGGCGCGAAGATTCCGCCGCTTTAGAAGAAAAACTTAGATTAGGAATGGCAAAACAGAAAAATGAACAAAATAAAACCAATAACCCCAGTTGAAGCAGCTAATAAGCAAGAAATTCCAGATTTTGTTTTTGAGGCTTTCAATAAGCTAATTTCCGAGAATTACTACAACAAACAAGCGAAAGTGGTTCAAAAAGACGCTGAAAACTTAATTAGGCAATTAATGCCAGACGGAATTGATTTTAATTATAATTGGCTGAATGTCGAATCGGCTTATCAACAAAATGGCTGGGAAGTTGAATATGATAAACCGGCTTATTGTGAGAGTTATGACGCTTATTTTGTATTTAAAGAAAAATGAAACCAAAAACTAAAATCTATATATTGTTCCAATACTTTTATGACCTTGACGCTCATGCAGTTATGGGTGTTTTCGATGACGTAGATGTTTTATGTGATAACCTAGAAAAGTGCGATTTGTTTAATCCAGATTATGTTTTAGGAATACAGGTTGTCAGTTTGAATACTTTATACAGCGCGAAACCAGTTAAACCTTCTAAAAAGAATTTTATATGGTTTGACGAGACTTTTTGGGAGGCAAAAGACTAATTATGAAAATTATCAGCAAACCTAAAAAACAAAAGAAATTGCGTGGTAGGTGTCAGCATTGTGGTTGTCTAATAGAATGTTCCGAAAATGAAGCGACTTTGTTAGTTGACCGCGATTCGCCAGAAGGTGCCTATCATGTGAAATGTCCATCTTGTGGAAATGGTTATCTTTGGGTTTCTTAAAAATATGGCTAATTTCAATAACAAATTTGCGTCAATTAGGCAAGATTGGAATACTCCAAAAGTTCTGTTTGACAAGCTAAATCAAGAGTTTAATTTTGAATGTGACTTAGCCGCTTCCAAAGACAATGCTTTATGTCAGAAATTTTACACAGAACAAGATGATGGCTTAAAACAAAAATGGACAGGAATTTGCTGGCTGAATCCTCCTTATGGCGATAAAAAATCCAAAATGGTTGATTGGATTAAAAAGGCTTATTTTGAGACGCAAGATAATCCAGATTTGACTGTTGTAATGCTTATCCCTAGCCGCACTAACACCAAATGGTTTGCTAATTATTGCATGAAAGCCGCCGAATTGAAGTTTATTTGTGGTAGGCCGAAATTTAGTGACGCTAAACACGGCTTGCCTCAGCCTTTGATTTTAGTTGTTTTCAAGAAGTCCGAAAATACAAAATTCAGTTCGTTTTATTTATAAGCATGAAACTTGCAATTATAGGCTCAAGAACTTTTCGAGATTATCCAATGTTGGAAAAATATATCCTTGAAAATTTCGACATTACAAAAATTGAGGCCATAGTTAGCGGTGAGGCTTTAGGAGCAGATTCTTTGAGTGCTAATTTTGCTTATAATCATAATATTCCGAAAATTATATTCAAACCAGACTGGCAATTATATGGCAAAAGTGCCGGGTTTATCAGAAATAAGAAAATCGTGGACACAGCAGACGAATTCGTAATATTTTGGGACGGGATGAGCCGAGGGAGTAAGCACAGTCTGGATTTAGCAACAGGCCAGCATAAACCAGTTAGGATTGTCAAATTTGAACCTTGACTCTTTTTTCGAAATACGCTATTCTTTAATTATGAGCGAATTTGTAATCAACGGTTATAGACTTGAATGCGGCGGGGCTTGTCCAGAACAATATTCTGTTTATAGAAACGGTCGAGAGGTTGGTTATTTGAGGCTTAGGCACGGAAAATTCACAGCCGAAGTGCTTGTTAATAAAAAATATAACCAAGTATATAGAGCCTCCACCAAAGGCGATGGAATTTTTGAAGACGACGAGAGAATGATATATTTGAATGAGGCAATCAAAAGAATTGATTACGAATTAAACAGAACTAATTTTTCAGAATATCATCCTGAAAATAGTGAGTTTTATGTTGTTTTTGACCTTGCTAATCCATACCAATTGTCTCGGAGATACCATTGCTGGTTTGACACCAAAGAACAGGCTTTAGAGCATATCAAATTTGATAAAAGAAACTATTCTGCGACATTAAGCGCACCAATAAAACTTGAAATTAACGATGTTGCGGGTAAGTCTTGTTATGCGTTGTTTGATTTGTGCAACGGACACAAGCCGGTTGTGCGCTATCTTTGGTTGTTTGATAATAAAAAACAGGTTGATTTGTTTCTTAGACAGCGTAAAACAGTTAAAAATGCCGTTGAATTAAGTGCTCCAATAAAAGTAAAAATAGCATGAGTGCCGATAATAGAATAATTTATTATCAAAGCCCAAAAGACCTAAAATACAGAGTTTGGGAAGGTTCTGCTTCTGTTTATTACTTTGAGCCGCCAGCAAACGCCAAAGTTTTCAAAGATTTACAGTCGGCCATCAGGTATTGTTGCGATTTGGAAGAAAAAATTGGCTTTGTTGAGTATGGTGTTCAAGAACTTTGTAATGAGGAAATTATAATTGGCTTGCAAGAAGAATTAAGGTATATAAAATACCATTATAAGGCTGAAAAATGCAAAAAACTAGAAGAATTGGTTGATGGCTGTTTTGAAATTATTGAAATTTGGAAAGCCGAAAGTCCTTCACAAATTAAGTGGAAAAAAGACTGGCTCAAAAAGGCTAAAAAGTTGATTCCGAATATTGCATCCTTTTATTAAAATATGGACAAAATTTTTGACAAAATATGAAAGAAAAATATTATATTGGAGGTTCAAAGGCAATTCTTGGCCAGCATTTATACCCAGCAGACGGCGAGAGTTTTATTACAAGCTATGTATTGCAGGGGATAGAATCCGGCTATGTAGTTTGCATTTTCAGAAAAGGTAAGTGGCAGATTTTGGGGCCGGATGGTTACGAAATTTATAACAGGAAAGATGATGCCGAGGCTGAAATTGAAGATTTGAAGGCTGGCAAGCATTATTATTATAAGAAAATTAAAGAACCATTAGCCGTGGCTAAACAAGTTTTCGTGCTAGAGTCATGAAAATTTACAAATATCAAATCTATGGTCGTGATTCAGGTGGTTCTTGGCTTCCTATAAATGGAGAATTTGACAATTTTGAAAGATGTGTTGAAAACGCCAAACAAATGGCTGTAATTAGGAATTTGAGTTCCGAGAATATTAGAATTTGGAGAATTGAGACCGAGAAAATTGAGGAATCTTGGAGGTTAAACTAAAATATGTTTGAAAACATTCCATTCGCCTTAAACTATAAGAATATTGTTTTGAAAAGCCGAAAATGTATTGTAGATTCGCGCTCTGAATGTGACATTACTACTGAAATAGCTGGCAAGAAAATAAATTGTCCAGTTTTTCCAAGTAATATGCCCGCTATTGTAGATATTGAACTTTGTAGCGTTTTTGACTACAATGGATGGTTTCATGTATTTCCGAGATTAGGCGGAATTGATAGCCAAAAAAAGTACATTGCCAGAACTAATGCTGAAAACTGGAATTTTGTGTCACCAAGTATTGGGATTAAAGAAGAAGACGATGAATTTTTAGACTTTATTATTAGTTCAAAATTTAGAGTTGATGTTATAACTATTGATTTGGCGCACTCTTGGACTGATAGATTGATTCCTTTTGTTAAGAAGATTAAAGAGGAAATTGGATGTTATCTAATTGTTGGAAATGGTGATAGTCCACACTGGATTAATTGGCTAGAAAATTTGGGTTGTGATTACGCCAAAATGTTCATTGGTGTCAGCAAAGGAGCCTGCCGAACTAGAGAATTTACTGGATTTTCGTCGTCCACGATAACCGACCTAGTAAAATGCAAACACGCAGCAAATAAAATCAAAATTATTGCAGATGGCGGTTTGACAATAGGCTCAGATGGAGATATTTGGACAGGCGATGTCGCTAAAAGCATAAGGTTTGGAGCAGATTATGTTATGTCAGGTAGTTTATTTAGTCAATGTTCTGATTCTCCTGCTCAACTAACTGGTTATTTCGGAAATTCAACCTCAATGGCCAAAGGGCATTATGATTTTGTAGAAGGAACAGTTACGAAAGTCAAAGATTCAGGCTTGACAATCGCGGCTAAAATGAAGAGAATAGAGCAAAGCCTAAAATCTAGTGTTTCTTATGCTGGCGGTCGAGATTTATCTGCTTTAAAAACTGTTGAATATCAGGTTATTCTATAAAATATGAAGAAAAACCAAAATTGCGGTACTTGTAAATTCTTTTTTAAACTAAAAGGAAATATTTTCCCACATGGTTGTTTAAACTTGTCAGAAGGTACTTGCCAACGATTTCCGCCAAATCAAAGTCAGAAAAAGTATCAAAGCGGCCAAGGAGATTTTTGGCCGCTTGTAATTTCAGATAGTTGGTGTGGTGAATACAAATTCAAGAAGTCTTAGTGCATTTCTGGCAATTACCTTTTTGCATACCTTTGCCGCCATTTTTCTTGCCAAATTGATGCATTTTACCTTTTCCTTGACAAACACCTTGCTGTTGGCATTTTGGAGTTTCAGGCTGTGTTGAAAAGCAGATTGTGGTAGTTAAGGCTAAAACAATAATTAAAAATGCCTTCATACTTCAATTTACACTCCAAAACATACTTAGCCTCAAAACTTTACACACGCTTAACAATAAAGATTGACTTTTAGTTGTTAATAGATTAGACTTTAAATATGCAAATTTTTCTGCCATATCCTAACTTTAAACAATCGGCGCAAGTTCTTGATAATCAACGCGCCATCAAACAATCTTTGGAATGTGTCTCCATATATAACACACTAACTGGCAAATCAGAGGCGTGGCAGTCACACCCAATCATGAAAATGTGGAAAAATTGCCATGATGCCGTGGCCTTCTATCATTATTTTAATATTTGTGAATTATTTGCTCGCAATATTAATGTTTCGCCAGATAGTATTTGCGACAAAGACATTTTGATTAAAGAAAAAAGCATAAAATATCCAGATTGGTTTAATGATGAAAGACTTGAAAAAGTTTGCAGTTCGACACGTTCAAGATTGCTTTTTAAGGGCCGGGTTGATGCTGCCGCTTATTCATTACGCAAATTTCTAAAAGTCAGAAGCATAAATACTTGGTTTTCCGAAAATGGCTATCCTCAAAAAAATGTTTTCACTCACAAAGATATTGAGCGTTTGGAACGAAAATGTCTTGATTTAGGTGTTACAATAAGTGATAATCATTATAGCAAATTCGGTTGGACAGAAGATGATACACAAAAATATTATTGGCCAGTTTAGTTATTTACAAAATTATGAATTGGAAACTTGAACCAGAAGGTTTTATTACTATTAAAAATGGTAACGAAAAGATTGTCCGAAAATTTCTCGGATTTGATAAAACTAATATTCCAGCGTTAACACATGCTGTAATATATGCCATTCAAACGGAGGAAGGCGAAAAGGTGGCCGACGATTATAAGGGAAATATTTTTATTTATAATGAAAATGATAGTGGTGGTTGTCTGTAATCTTAATTAAACCGCGAACGCCAAAAATATGATTGACAAAAATAAAACACTAGAATTAGCCAACAGCTATTATGACAAATTTTGCCAAGACGCTGGAGAAACAGATATGGCTCCATATAAGCGAGCAATTAAATCTAGGCAAGTAAAAGCCTGTTTGTTTGCTCTGGTTGACGCTATTAACGACGAGACCAAAATAAATACTCCTGTTCCGCAAACTCTCGATGACCAATATTCTGTAAGCGAGCCTCGCCAGAAAAGAGTTCTTTTCACCTACTAAATGACGGCTTCGAAAATGCGGCCTAAAAATAAAATATGTTTAACGCCACCAATAATGACTTCCAAAAACTAACCCGCGCTTTTTATTCTTTTGTCGAAGATAAAAGTTATCTTTTTCAACACAAAGCTGGGGTTGTTACTGTTCAGGACTATATTGAGTTTGTAAACAGAGACTTAGGACACAAGGATTTGAAGTGTTTTTATGTACCAATCGCTTATTCACTGGATGTATTAGACCAGTTTAAGGACAAGGTTGTTTGTACAAGCTATCATGTTGGCCCGATGGGGCGGCAATATTACAGCATTATTCAGGTCAATCCAGAGACTCATTTGCTTGTAATGTATAGCCTTGACGATGAACAATTTGCGGCAATTATTGATTTCATGGTTGCTGATGCCAATTATTTTACTGAATTTGTCAAAAACAACAAACAATTTGCAATCCACAAACTGGCTGGTGAAGTTAAAGGATTTGCGCCTTAATATATGCAAACAAAACCTTTTGCAGACCAGTTCCGAAAATGTTATAAAGAAGGATTAACTTCCGAAACTGAATTTCATTCCTTTGAAAAGTATCCAAATCTATTACCGCGATTTCCAAGCAAAGAAATGGTTAAAGAGATTAAAACTGGAAAATTTAATGGCATTGATTTTATTAAGTGCGGAAGATTTGGAGGTATTTGTAGTAGCAGTAACGTAGAGTGCAGAAAATTAAGAAGTTGTGAGTGACAAAATTCTACAAACAACACACAATAACTGCCAAATTTGTGGTAAAAGTTGCAATCCGGCTTTTTGTTTGTGTTTAGATTGTACTTATAGAAATGGCGGTATTTTACAAGAAACAGAGCGCGAAGAAGAAGATTTGGTTGACATTTTTGAGGATGTAAGTCATAATAAAAAGGTCGGTTATATGTTAAATTTAATGCAAATCCAGAAAAGTTAATTTATGAAAATCGGCAGAATGACAGAAAAAGCACTTGAAAAAATTTATGCGCTTCACGATGCAGCTATATCAAATGTTGAAGTAATTCCGAAGCCAGATGAATTTGGTCAAATAAAAATGTCTTATAATGAACTTAAAAAAGTCTTAGCCCAACAAAGGAAAATTAGCTGGTCTTCTGGCGCTAGTTTTATGCTGGCAGCGATTGAAATGGACAACAAACAAAGTTAAAAGATGATAGAACCTAGAAAAGACATTTTTGGTTATTTTGAGGATAAATCGGAAAAGCCAGTCCATGACCCCGGCTTAAAAACTATTTGCGCTGTTTGTGCTAAAAATCTCCGTAAACCTCTCCAAACCATTAGTTTAATGCCCTTTAACAAAAGAAACAGGAGTTATTTCTTTAGAGTTCACAAGAAATGCTGGGAAGAGGCTTCTAAAAGAGAGAAGATGTTGATTGAGAGTTCGTTGGTTGATAATTTGGAAGATTAGTTTCTAAAAAAATGAAATTAGAATACAATATAGCCTTTATTGACACGGAAGACGCTTCTGTTGTTTTAGAGATATTAAATAGCTGGGGCCAAAATGGCTGGAGATTTGTTTCGTGGTTAGAGTTATCAAAGAAAAATGAAAAACTTCCGTATCTTAAATTTGGAATTTTTGAGAAGGTTATTGAAGAAGAATAAAATATGATAATCTATCTTTTTAAAGGCACCAACCTTATCAGCAAATTGATTCAATTCCAAAGTCGGTCTGAATACAGCCATGCCGCTATTGAAATTGACGGCAATCTGTATGAGGCTGTAGGCAAAGGAGTGGTTAAAATGCCAGTTGGTGTCGCGCTAATGCATTATGCTAAAACACCTTATGACAAATTCGAGTGTATTTGGCCGATTGTCAACAATAATAAAAAACAAATTAAGGATTTTTTGGAAGAACAGATTGGCAAAAAGTATGATTTTACCATGCTAATTAGGTTCTTGACACGCCAACAAGAGCATAGAAAGAGCAAGCAAAAATGGTTTTGCTCCGAACTTGTATTTGCCGCCATCAATAAGGCTGTGCCGATTTTGAAAAATATCGAGCCGTGGATGGTGTCTCCGGCGATGATTTCTTATTCTCCGTATTTGAGAAAAGTGATTGACAAAACCTGCAAACTCAGCTAAACTATAAAGATGAAATACAAAATCTACTCCTTAAAAAACAAAATGTACACGGAAGACCCGGCTTGGCCTTCAAATCAACATGTTTGTTCTAAATTTTTTGTTGATACCGATGGTTTTGTGGAAGAGATGGTTAGCTATGACGGTTCAAACTGGCACTATGCTGCGCCACCAAAACAGCCTGATTTTAAAATCGAGTTAGTTCCAGAGGCGGTAACTTTTAATGAACCAGCCAAATTAGATAATCTGGACGAAGTATTTGATTCGATATTTTCCTCAGTCAACAAGAAACTTAAAATCAAAAGTTCCGAAAGCATTAAAAGCCAAGTAAATAAAGAACTAGAAGCGCGAGTTTTCAAGTATTTATCAAACAACGGAACTCGTACAATTAAACAAATTCAGTCTTCATTAAACCGTAGTGTTTATAATGGTGTTACATGTGCAGAATTATATAAACTAATGTTTGATTCTCGTAAATTCCGTCTTTATGACACGTTCCAAGGCAGTATATCAACAACCTTTTGTCTTTGTAATTAAAAACTATGACTAAACTACAAAACGCACTCCTAGCAGCAGCACTAGCTGTTATAATGTTCACCGGCTATAAAGTCCATAAAAATAGCCAAAACCAAACTCAATACTTTAATCAACAATCAATGCGCCCAAACGGCATTTATGTTGTCAATCTAGCCACAAACTGGCATAGTTTCGTGCCAATCACAAATTCAACAATGTCAACTAATATTGTTTATCCTCATACCAATAATTGCATCTTGAATGGTGGCGTCTATGCACAATTGTTCATGGTTATGGCTCACAACGGGCGGCAATATAATTTGTGTGTTGAGACTAATTTGCTGTATTTAACTAATGGTTATGGACGGATTGTATATAACAGCCCAAGCAATGCCTTTTTTATCCAATGAACAAACTAGAAAAAACAATCAAGAAATTTAAAGATAATGGATTTAGATTTTTTGGCGACGAGACAGGTAAGAGCGTCAGTATTGGCCTGTTTATAGCTTTGGCTTATCACAAATATGGATTTCGTGAAGATTATTATAAGGTCTTTTCTGACATGGACAAAGAATATGCCGCGCTTCAATTAGAAACACTGGATGGTTTTAGTTATATATTCCGTTTCAGCAAAAGTTGAAATAGGCCAAAATAGTGAAAATTGACCTTTTAAATATAGACAAAGAAAATTTCAGCATTAAAGAAAAAATAATAGCTGGTGATAAATGCTTTTTAATTAATCCTATTGGCAATCCAGATTGGACTCAGCAAAATAAGGTATTGAGGTCGGTTATATGCAACGAAAATGGTGAAATTGTTTCAGCCGGATTTCCTAAGTTTGTTTCGCTGTCCGAAAATCCGAAAGAATTTCCTGTTCCTGAAAATTTAGATAATTGCTCGATTGTTACGAAAATGGACGGCTCATTAATTGTTGTTTCTAAATATAAAAATGAGCTAATTATCAGAACCAGAAATACATTTGATGCCAACATTCATGAAAATAGCCACGAATTGGTCATTTTACGCAATTACCTAAATCCAATACTTGAAGCCACCAAAAATCTTGAAACTTGGACTTCTAGTTTATTGTTTGAATGGGTTAGCCCGACTAACAAGATTATCTTAGACTATTCAGAGCCGGATTTTATATTTATTGGCGCGGTTGAACACGAAGATTACTCTTTGTGGAAGCAAACCACTCTGGACTGTTTTGCTAGAGATAATGATTTAAAAAGACCTGAATATTTTACTTTTGGCTCTATCAACGAGCTAATTGATAATGTCTCAAAATGGCAAGACAAAGAAGGCGTTGTTCTATACTCAAATAATGGTCAGTCGTTACATAAGATTAAAGCAGCCGCCTATTTGCTAAAACACAGATTCAAGAGCCAAGCCAGCCTAGAACATACACTTGACCTTTATTGCAAATTCGGTTATCCTCAATATAGTGATTTTCGGAACTTGCTGATTAAGGAATTTGATTATGAGTGTTTTTTGCTGGTTGAAGGATTTATTTTGAAGATTCTGGAGGCTAAAAGATATGCAGGCGACCAAATTGGTGTTTTCAGAAAATATATAGACCAGAACAAGGAATTATCACAGAAAGATTTTGCTATCAAAGTATTAGCCGAAAATAAGGAAAACTCAAGTTTTATTTTTGAGATTAAAGGTAAAAATAAATTGAGCGAGAAGAATTACAGAAAATTGATTGAAAAATATTTATAAACACAGGTTGATTATAACGCCGGATTTCCACACCTTTTTTCAATTTGTTGACCAAATACTTGAGAAGGAAAAGGGGAATTATGACCTGCATATTTCGCTCGGTGATGAATTCGATAACTGGTACGATACGCCAAGACAAAATATGGAAGCGGCGGAATGGTTAAAAGCTAAACTATACGATAAAAAGACCATTTGTATTCTTGGGAATCACACGACCTCATACATTTCTCCAAATACCTGCCGCTGTTCCGGCTATACTCCACAAAAAGAGAAGGCAATTAAGAAGATTTTAAAAATGGCTGATTTTAAGAGAATGAGGTTCTTCCACCACGAAAACGGCTTTTTGTTTTCTCACGCCGGTTTTAATAACAAGCTATTGCCAGTTGGCGCTGAACCATTAAAATTTTTGAAAGAACAAGAACCAGAAGCGCGAAAGGCTTTGTTTGGCGGCAAGAGTCATTGGTTTTTTGAGGCCGGTAGAGCCAGAGGCGGTTATAGACCATACGGTGGACTACTCTGGGATGACTTCTCAAGAGAATTTGAACCAATTACTGGTTTAAAACAAATCTTTGGTCACAGCCCGATTTTCAGCCCCGCCAAAACAGAGAATGGCGACTATTGTATTGACACTTGGGCCGCAAAGGTTTATACTTATCTTATGATAGACAAGGAAGGTAATGTTGAGATTAAATTTTTATGATTCTATATTATATTTTATATTGGCTTTGTGGTTTATTGGGGGCACTCTTTATATCAAGAGTTTATGTACACGCAGGCGAAGAAGAAGGTGTGACAAGTTTGGATGTTCCTTTTATTCTTATTTTCTCCTTTTTTGGTTTCTTAGGCTTGGCTATTTCTTGTTTTTTCTGTCTTTGTTGTCTTTTCAAAGTGCCCGAATTTAATTCAAAATTTCTTGCCTTTCTGAACAAAAGAATCTAAAATGCTATTAATCTACCTAACTTTTGCTTTTATAATCGCTTTTTCTAAAGAATGAAAAAATACCTTTACATCCTTATTTTCGGATTTGCGGCTGCTGCTTTAAGTCAGCATGTAAAAGAAGAAGTTTCTGACAATACCAAGTATTATATTAGCTCGAAATTTGTTCTTACTAATGATTACCACTGGAAATCTCCGGTTTTAGTTTTAACAAATAGACAATATATTCAGGTAAATGGCGCGGTTTTGATTAAATTTTCAGATGCAGAGTGGCAAATATTGACCAATAAGTACAAAGAAAATATTAAAACCAATAACTTTTCGTTTTATCCTCTTTAAATAGTTGACTTTCTTGGCTGAAAGGTTTATCATCGAACTATGGAATTAATCAAAGCGAACTGTCCATTTTGCGGCGTTGACTTAAGATGGAAATTAAGTGGCCGAGGCAAGCATTATGGAGGCATTTGCGAGGAACATGGTTTTGTTAAAATTATCAGAAATCCTTTGCTTGGCAGCGAGCAAGAACATCATAAGTCTTTATTTCAACATTTGAAAGAGTGGTTTTTAACCTTATAACTTAATCTTAAAAGATATGATACCTTGGATGCAAAACTGTCCACATTCTGACGATGGCTGGTGTTTAAAATGCGTCAGGCGTCTTGGCGATTCGGTTGTAGAATACCTAGACAATCCAGACCCGAAAATGGAGCGGTACTTACAAAATAAAGTATTTGGCGCTTTATGCAACGACGATATTGGAATTGTAATTAAAAAAAATGAACCTAACATTCAATAAATACAAAGCTGGCGGCTATTTAAGTTTTGAACAGCCTGAAAAACTCAAGTCTCTTAATATCAAACAGTTGCAGAAACTTTATGCTCGCAGCGAAAGAATGGAAAAGGCCAATTATTTTCTGAACAAAAAGGCTTGGAAGGCAGAAGATGGCGAATTGCCAAGTTGTAAGCTATGTTCCGAAATTAAGGCCGAAATCAACAGGCGGCTTGCCGATTTTGAAGATAAAAACGCCACTGTTTATATGAAAGAGTATAAAGCAGTATTTCGATAAAATATGGACAATCTAGAAACAACTGGTCGCCTGATGGATATAGTTATTAAAGCCGGTAAAGAAATGAAATCTTTGAGGTTTGAAAACACAACTATTGTCCAAGTGTCTGATGACTGGTTTGTTGTTTGTGAAAACGGAGAGCCAAAATCATCTTTCAACCTTGAGATTCTTTCTGACATAATTAAACAAACAAAAAATATATAAAAAATGAAAAACAACATTATTAACTTACCATTCAACGAGCCAAAACCTCAAATGCCAAAAATTACAGAAGAAAACTCCACGCAGGTTGTTTGTGCTTGCGGTTCTGCAATATTCCAGAAAGGTATGAAGTTTAGGCGTGTGAGTAAAATTGTAGCTGGTACAGCAAATGACCAAATGCTTGTTATGCCAGCGATTTTCTGCACAAAATGTGGCTCCAAACTTCAAGAGCAATGATTTATGGCTAAACCAATCAAAAACCCTGAAAAGCTAGATTTAGACCGAAAATGGATTTTTTGGCGATGGGAAAATTCCGACTCTAAGACTTTGCTTTATAGTCAAGTCCAATTATTTTTGCCAGACCTTGAGATTTTAGAATTAAGAGACAGTAGTTTTTATACGGGTTATCCAGATAGGATTAACATTGAGGAAATTGAGATTTTCAGAATTAAAACTTAAATGAATAATTTCTTAAGCAAAACCAGAGTCTATTGTGCTGGCCCAATCCAATTTGCCAAAAAAGGTGAAGATGTTTGGCGCAAGACCGTGGCGAAAAAACTCAAGAAAGCCAAAATAATTGTTTGGTCGCCATTAACAACTCCTTTTCTGAATTTTCGGCTGGAAGATTCTGCTTTGAAGGCTCAAATAAAAGCCTGCTTAGAATCAAGAGATTTTGATGGGGTTTCGAGCTTAATGAAACAAATTGTGCGCCGTGACCTTTCAATGGTTGATAAATGCGATTTTCTGATTGCACACATTGACCCAAATGTTTATACTTGTGGCACTTATCACGAAATTTTCTTAGCCATAAACCAAAGAAAGCCAGTTTTCATTTTCACAGAGGACAAAGCTAAAATTCCAAGCTGGCTATTTGGGGTTTTGCCTCACGAAAACATCTTTGAGTCTTTAGATTCCTTAATCAATCATATTCTAAGAATTGACTCTGGTGCAGAAGCGATAAATAACAAATATTGGAAATTAGTAGATGTCAAATTCCGCTAAATTTATGGTTAGACAGATAAATTCGTGCTTTGAATGTCCAAATTTTAGATTCAAAACATTACCAGAGCGCAAAAGTCATTGTTTTTGTGGATTGACATTCGAAACTATCAGTGGTAGTATAAGAACTGAAATAGCACAACACTGTACATTAAAAAACTATGCCGAATTTGAAAGACCATTTAGCGAGTGTCAAATACCGCCGTGAACATCTTAAGGCTGAAATTGACAAAGAATTGTTGAGAATTAAAACTAAAGTTTCAGAATTTGAGGCTTTAATTGACGAATCAGAATTAACACCAAGACCAGAGGCGAATTTTCAATGGCAAATTCCATTTAATGATTTAGGCTGGGTAAAATCAACTTTGTTTGTTGGCTTTATTTTAGACTATCTAAAAAAAGAGTCTTCTTGTTATCATCTTGAACAATGTTTGACTCAACTACAAAAGCTTGATAATGAAGCTATTGAGAGGTATTATATTAACCATATTAATTGATTATGTATAACTATATCTTATCGGGCGACAATTATGTTGCCGTGCCTGTAAAGTCGGACAAGACCTTTCATGAATTGGCTGATTTGTTTTTTGGAGTTGAGGAATATAGATTAGGCTCTTTTGTGATTAAAAATCCAAAAATATGGATGGTTAGTGATTTTGTTGGATTTTTGCCAATAATTTTATAATAAAAAAAATATGGGAAGACCTAAACCGTGGTTACGAAAAGTTTTAGAGGATGCCAAGTTTGCTTATAATCAACGTCTTGATTTTATGAACTCTTACACAACAGCCGAAAACTTAGTATTTGTTCCTTTTCCAGATAATAATCCTTATTTGACCGCGCAAAATGGCGCTTGGATTAATCCTGAAACTCAAAGAATTGAATGGAATTGGTGCGGCTTAAAATGTGTTGGTTATACAATTAAAACTATTGACAAAACTGCTGATAAAACTTAGAATCGAAATATGAAATCTGTTGGAATTTTAAAGAAAAGAGAAGGCGGAACTTATTATTACGAACATTCTTTTAAATGCTTAAAATGTAGGAAACAAATTAAATCACAAAATCCAAATAAAACCGTGAAAAGAACAGGTGTTTGCAAGCAGTGTACAACTAGCTTGATAAAAAGCAAGCCTGTATCATTCAAATTCTATCTAACAAACCAAAGCGTTCGAGCTAAGTCAATTACATCCTTTTGCAAGCGTATTTTTCCCAATTACGAAAATGCCAAATTCCACTTTGCCGAAGTTTTGAATGGTAAAAGATTACATTATAAAGGCTGGTTTTTGTCCAGTAATAAGGTTAAACTAGATTTAAGCGAAGTTAAAAAGATTGAACAATTGCAAATTAAAAGAGCGGTTATTCATTAAAAATATGAGAACACTATTCGGGAAACCAATTAGAAAAAACATTACAGACGAATTTTATTCAGAAAAACTGTCTATTGAAGAGTTTAAGGATTTGATTGTTGGACATTTTGACGCCTATGCCGAAAATATGAAGCATTTAGAAATAGACAAGCCTAAATTTATCGAAGAATGGGTTGAGCAATATTTGGCATGGTTGGATATTGAACAAAATTAAAAAAATATGAAATCATTATATGTAATCACGGACGAAAATTTTGAGCCAATCTTTGATGATGCGTTTGAATCTTTAGAAGAGGCTATTAAGTTGGCCGAAACTACTGATTTTAGTCTCATTGGTGATAAATGTTTTATTTGCAAATATCGGCCAGTTAAGAAGTTAGAAAGAATTAATAAAGTTGTTGTCTCTGATATTGTTGAGCAAAAGCCTGAAAGGCCAAATTTATCAACCGGACAGATTTATGATATTGTTAAGCCTGATGAATCGTTTGAAGAATTTGAAGACAGTCTTGGTGATGTTCGCTTAAGCAAATACAAGACGCTAAAAGGATTTTTTAATGCAGCCAGTTATACTTTAAAAGACTGGCCACCGGAAGAACAAAAAGAGATGGCTCAAAAACTTGGCCTTAAATTATGACTAATTCCGAAAACAAACCAGACTACTCGCCAACTTCTTTGGATTTAGAAAGAATGAATAATCTTGAAATTGGCGAGCTACACACTGCTGAATGTGGTTTTTGGAGGGTTTTAAAATACAAAGATGATTATGTTTTAGTATTAGAAAGTGCGCGGCACAGTATTTTTAAGGAATTTAAGAATATACCTGATATTGTGGTTTTTGTTAAAAATCTATGATTAAGAAATTTATAAAAGGTTTTTCTATTGGATTGGCTATCATAATTTGTATTTATTTTTTGGCCATTCTTGTTTCTCAGGGTTTTATGTTTATTCATAGTAAATTTGGTTCAAATGGAGTTATTCTTATGGTTGTTTTGTTAGTTTGTACGGCGGTCGGCATAATTGAGGCAAAATCAAAATGAATGAAGAAAATTCAGAGCTATTTTCGGAACTCCATAACCTATCGGCTTATTTGCGCGAAAATAATGACAAAAAGGCACAAGAAGTTGTTGACGAGGCTATTTTGAAGATTGATGACTATGAATTACTTATAGAACAATTGGTGCTTGCTCTTAAAAATAAAAATCAAATAAAAGATGCGCTTGAATTTGCAGAAAAAGAAGGATTTTAATAATATGGAAAAACAACGCGAAAAAATAACATTCACTAAAGACCAAGCGCGAAATATTGCTTATAATGACAATCCGAATTTTGAGGAAGTCTTAACAGAGCTTTCCGACCAAACAAGGTGGTCAACAGTCAAAAGAATAGTTGTCAAGCGTGTTGCTGATGGCAAATTTTTTGAGAGCTATTATTCAGTCGGCTCAACGGAATGTCAAGAACAGCGGGCTTATGAATACGATGAGCCTGTTTTTATCGAAGTTTTTGCAGAAAAGGTTGAGGTTATTAAATATATCTAATTTATGTTAAAATACCTAATTCTACCATTTTTAGCGGTCAGTTTGGCGGCTCAAAATAGTCCAAAAGTTGACACTAACCATTACAGAGTCTCGCCAACAAACATTGTAGTTGGAGTTTTATCTACTCAAATTCAAACAAACTGGCACAAGGTTTCGACTACTTATTATGATTGTGCCGTTATGGGGTGTTTAGTTAATCATCCACCGATTGAGAATTTTCAAGGCTATATTCAAACAAATACCGTGGTCAAGCTAAAACACAAAGGCAAAGAGCAAACGCTGGTCTTAGAATATGGTCAAGAATTTTATTTATCTGGCGCAAATACAAGCAGCGCACAAAATTTTGATATTTATCCTAAAATTCAGTTGTATAATTTTGGTGCTGTTGATACTAATGGCGTCACTAATATTTATGTAACAACAAATCAGATGTTTTTAAGTAATCCGGTTTGGACTATGACAATAACGAATAAATAAAATGTCTAATTTTGAGAAAAAACTTAAAAGAATCCTAAAATGCGATACAATTAGGATTTCCGCGCCTCTTAAAAAACGCAAGTTTGTAATTATTGGATTTAATAAAAATACCGCCGCTGACAAAACCTCTTATTGGAGCGATGGAAATAAAAGAATTGATTTTGATTTTGTTGAAGAACATACTGTGGCCTCTGGAAATAACCAAAAAGAAATCTTGAAATCGGCGCGAGAATATGTTAGACTTTCTAAGTTAAGTTGGTTTGAATATTTTGAAGAATTAAAGAAAAAATAATATGACACATATTGAACTATTTGAAGAAATTTTCGGATTTGTAACCAAAGCAGGGAAATTAACAAATCAAGCTAAAAGTGCTTTTGGCGCAACGACTTACGAATTAAACGGTATTGCAGCTTCTTATGAAGATGACGGAAATACCAGAGCCGCCTATGTTGCAGGGCATAGGTTTCACGATACTGTAGGACAACTTGATTTTGGCGAAGGCAGCACGGAAATATTAGAAAAAATCTATAATTGTTTAGTTTTGAAAAAAGACTGGAATAAAGATGTGATGACAGACCAAGATTGGCTCGCCTATTTTGTAAATACTTATCCAAACAGCGATTTAGTTGGCACACCGGCTGCTAATAAAGATTAACAATGCTAGTCTAGGCTAGATATTTGTGCCACGGTGGTACAAAAAGCCAAAACTCGCAGGTTTTGAATAAAAAAATATGAATAACTGGTTAGTAGGCAGAACAGACTGGAATCCTAATCTCGGCATTTCTTTGCTTGAGTCGTTTGAAATAGCAAATAAACCTTACATTGACTATCTAAGAAAAGCATTTGAGGACGTAAGAAAAATGACGGAAACCGTTGATTCTTATCTTTTTACATTTAATGTAGCTGGCGTTTCAAAGGATAAAGTTGAGGTTGAGGTCAACGAAAACCAAATTGTAGTTAATGCGGCTAATGAGAATTATCAGTACAACTATAAAAGCTCTTTGGTTGGGCTAAATATTGTGCCAGATAAGGCAAAGGCAGTATGCCAAGATGGCATTTTGACAGTCGAAGTGCCAAAATTAGCCGTTAAGCCTCAAAAGAAAAAGTTGCTAATTAACTAAATTGTTAAGCCGCAACAGACAAGGAGAGGCTGGAATATGCCTCTTTTTTTTGTTGACTTTTAGGTTCCGAAAATGTATTATTAGACTATGGAAAGAAACTTTAGTGGAATTTTGAGAGAAATAGCCAAGAAAAATTTTGGTTATTTGAGTGATACATATAAAAATTTAATGGATGCGGCTGATAAGTTTGACGATTTAAAGCAAGATTTAACGGACGCTGGTTTTGAAATTAATAGACTAACACAAAAACTAGACCAAGCACAAAATACAATTCAAACTTGGATTGTTTCGGATAAGCGATATAAAGAATTGATTAGCCTCCAAGCCGAGCTAAAAGCCAAAAATCAAGAAATCGCAAATTTGAGAAACAACAAAACTCATTAAAGATGAAAAACAAAGAATACAATACAGTAATGGACAGATTTAGGCAAGTTGCTGATGAATTAGAAGTGCGAAAGCACCATCTTTCAAACAAAGAAAAACAAATTTTGTTAATTAAGGCGCGGGAAATTTTGAAAGAAGCGGGAGTTGGTATTGACAAGCCTGTTAAGAAAGTTTATTCTAGGATACATGAATAAAATATTTTACTCGGAACAAGAACTTCTTGATTGGACTAAAACCGCTACATTAGTTGACTACAATTTTCATTGCGATAAAGACGGTAACGAAAATGGATATGACATTTTTGAATCAGAAGGACTTTTTTGGATGGTAGAAACGCATAATAGTTACAATGGTTCAAAATATTCGCACGATTTTGGCAATAAAAACAAATTCACAGTACGAAAAGTAAATAAAATTGTTGTTATTACCGAAAGTTGGGTTTTTCCTGACGGCGAGCCTATTTATTGATATGAACAAAACATTTGATTCAATCAAAGAATTAAAAGAATGGCTGGCCAAAGAAACTGAAATTGCTGATGAAACTTTTTTGGTTAATGGTTATTATGGATTCGCTGTCTATAAAGAAATTAAAACTGGAAAATTTTGGAAGATAGAAGCTTTCGGAGACTGCTTTTATGATGTTGGAAATAGGTTTCATGCGTATCTAGTTGAGCCGCAAACCGTTTCAAAAACAATTTGGAAAATCGTGTAAAATGGCTATTATTGATAATTTTAACAAAAGCATCGAAATTGCTAAGGCTCTTTATGACCCTTATTCGACAATGCGTTGCCAGCATTTTTCGATTATAATGTCAAAAAGCCGAGTTGTTTCGATTGGTAAGAATAGCATCAAGACTTCACCTATTAATTTGCTTAATTTCAACAGAGGCAAAAACAAAGATATTCTTGATTGGAAGGGCGTCTGTAGCGAGCTTTCTGCGATAAATAAACTTAGAAATTTAACTAATATTAGAACCAAAGACTGTGTTCTTTTTAATGTTAGAATAAATAGAAATAATGAGGTTTCATTTGCGCGGCCTTGTAATTTTTGTCGTAATTTGATTGCTTATTTTCCATTTAAAAGTGTTTATTACAGCAATTGGAATGGCCAAATTGAACAATATTGTTGACATTTTCGTTCTAAAACCATATACTTAGATTATTGAAAACACTAATTATTGTTTTATTGACAACATTTTTGATATTTTCCTTAACTGGATTTATTGGATTTTACTTAGTTTATGATTTCATAAAAGATTGGTTTAAAAATAAAGGCAATCATTGATATGACAGATTATTCACAAAAAAGAATGGATTGGTTGAATTCTGTAGAGAGAGTTGCTGGCCATGCTATAAAAAAGAGCCGGTCAATTTCAGAGATTGAGTTTATCTATCATCATTTATGTTTAAAAGTCGAGCCTTATACTCAAAAATGGCAGGAAACTTTTAAGGCTATTGCCGGAACAAAAGAGCGAAAAGCACATTGCCAGCCTACACACAAGTTTTTTGTTCACGAAGACAAGAATTTTTGGCTATATAAGGTTAGCAATAGCGAGTATTATGGACAGAAAATGGATGGTATAAGTTTTGATTGGGTTAAAGAGCCTGAAACTAAACTCAATTTTGAATTAGGGCAAGCTCATTATCAAGCCAGCCAAAAGCACGAATTTGTTTCTGGACTAAAATATAAATGCCAAAGAATACTAACTCACAAAATAGCCTCATATTTGTACGAAAATTACTCCAGAAAAGCTGTTCCTGAGCAAATTGTTGATTTTGAAATTAATGGTCGCCAATATCTTTATGTGGCTGAGCCTAACAGATATGTTGTTAGCTGGAAATGCTTGGTTTGGCATAGCGAGAGCAACTGGATTAAGGTTAAATTGTGAAGAATTTGAAAATATCAGCCGGTTATTTAGTAAAAAACAATGATTATTTCCTTTTAGGAAGACCGTTCCATAGCATATTTTGGTCAATTTTTAAGGGTGGTCAGCATAAAGGAGAGTCTTTAATTGAAACAGCTAAGAGGGAGCTTTTTGAAGAAAGTTTTATCAATATTGACGACTTGTTGAAGAAAAAAGTAATTAGCCGCCGACATTGTGAGAAATTGCTTTGCAAATATAGCGTTAAGAAAAAGAGATATGAAAAGATAGTCTATGTTTATTTATTAGAATTACCAGATTCATGCATTGCCAATCTAACAACAAACTTGAAATGCTCGACATTTTCGGAAGATGTTGGATTGCCTGAGATAACGCTTTATAGGTGGTTTAAGAAAGAAAAGCTCAAAGACGCAATGTTCCGCAGTCAACTTTGGATTTTGAATTTTATTTAATTATGACCAAACAACAGTTTAATAATCTAAAAACAGGCGACAGAATCTATTGTTTCAACAACAAAAATCGAAACAGTTTATTTAGCACTCAGGTTTTATCTATAGATAGGCCTTTTGGAAAACTTACAGCCGTATGCTCTTCTAAACCAAAGTCTTATAAATATTTTAAGATTAAAGGCGATAAGCCAGTTACTTTTTATGTTGGTTGTGCGCCAGTGCAAAAATATTGAATAAAATTATGATTGATACACCAGCAATAGGTCGGCAATATAAATTATACATTGGATGTTTGTGGCTGATTGTCCAAGTCACCTTTGTTAATGGTAAAGAAGTCTGGTTTCGGACTTTACAGAATAAAGAGGAAAGTTTTGCTGGAATTGGATATTTTTGTCAAAATGCTGTTGACTTGGGCGGCGAGAAAGACTAATCTTAGAATATGGACGAAAAACAACTTAATATTGGTTCTGCGATTGAAAAACTTGGATATGCGATAGCTTCCTCACAGGAGCATAGTGTGAAATCAAAAGTTTCTGGCGCGGTCAGTGATTTGCAGGAATATCTTAATTCCTTGACAAAACAGGAAAACCTTACAGAGAAAGAGTGCGAAATTTCACAAGGAATCCATACTTTTTTTAGAAAAGGAATGGACTCGCCTCTTGCCACGATGCTTTGGAAAATGATTAATATTGATTTTGGCGTCAATATTTGGTATTCTTTTGTGAGAAAGGTTGCCGACGCAATAAACAAAGGACAACCAGAAAAACAGTATTACAATATTATGCGAGATATTGATAAAATCTACAATGAATCACCAACAAATGAAAATCTGTTTATGTTGTGTGCGTTGCAATCGTTGACCAAAGAAGATTTTGTGTATCTTTTGGAGTTTATTAATCAATAAAATATGGCAGGACATAAGAAAGATGCTTTTATTAAAGGTGGCTGGGGCAGGCACATGCAGAACAAAATCAGCCGCACAACTAAAAGAAATTTAGACAGAAAAGTTGATAAACGGCGGCGAAGAGAGGGATTTAATAATGAAGAATATTGAAGAAATTTGGACTCTAATTGCATGGCTGGACTTTTTCAAGAAAGACCAGATTTGTCTTAAAGCAGTTGATTTTGTCAAACATGAAGTTTGTTTGGAAAATTTGGCGGCTAATATTAGTTACAATTTTTCTTTGGAGAACAAAAAACAAATTAATGCCGCAAATAAAGCCTTGACTCTTTGGGCTAACAAAAGTGTCAGAGCCACAACCGATTTTGAAGGAAAAAGCTTGTTTGATTTGAGCGATTGGTCTAAAATCAATTCAGGATAAACTATGATAATTAAGAAAATCTGGAAGGTCGAAAAACTTAATCGCCGTTGCGATAGGGTAGAAGAAACAAGAATCTATGAAGGTTGGTTCTTGCTTGGCTTTATTCCTCTATATATTCGGTGCTCTAAGTTTGAATATTAAGAAAATGAACAAGCTTTGCAAATGTGGCAAAATGGCAATTTGGTGTTTTGTGCCATCTGGAATGGAAGAATCAGATAGATTTTGTTGCGATGATTGTGTGCCTCGCGGTTGTTCTTGTAACGAAGAGCTAAAAGACGGAATTGATAGAAATAGTCCAGAGGCAGAAAAGCCTGAAAATTGGATTGAAGTTACAGATGGTTTAGGCCGAAAATTTCCTTGTGTTGAGTGGGATTATAACGAAAATGGTTATAATGAATAAACTAATCAACAAAGCAGAACAACTTGGTTATCCTCATTCAAATTTAAGAGTCGTTATTTGTTTTAATTCTCAAAATAGTACATTAGCACAAAAATTAGGACGAGACATAAGGCAAGAACATCCTGTTCAGGAAATTGTAGAAAAAGGAGTTTTGATTGGCAAGATTGGTCATTTGCAGTTAATTGAATGGAATTTTATTGAAGATATTTATTAATTATGAAAATTATTGATGCATATTGTGACGGAAGTAATTACGAAGACGGTGAGGTAAAAATTGATGTTTTTGATATTGACGAAAAAATGTCAGAAAGTCAGATTGAATCTGTAGCTCATGAATTTATTGGTAAGCTCCGAGACAACAAGATTTTTAAGAAAATAGCTGAACACTGGGGCTTTATTCTCAAATCCGAGATTCCACAAAAGACAGAAGAGGTTGTTGTGGCTGATACCTATTATTATTTCAATGTTTATACTCAATGCGTTCCGATTTCTATTGCTGACGTTAAAGAAGGAAAGGTAAAGATTTCTATTATTGATGAAATTGTCGGAAATGAGAAACGCAATAATCGGCTGATGGTATCCTGTCAAGTACCAGAGGCTTTACAAAAACAAATTGATATTCGGAAAAGGCAGCTAAACAAAATCGAACAAGAAAAAAGAGAGAAAAAGAAGCAAAAAGAGATTCAAAAAGCCAAACAAATATTACAAGAATATGATTGTAATGGTAGGCTAATTGAGTATTGACATTTTGAGCATAAAAACCTATTCTTGAACCATGAATATTACCGATATAAGCATTAAAACAGAACCTTGGCCTAAAAATTTGGCCACCATTTGTACTATCAAAGGCTTAGAGCCAATACCTGATGCCGACAAAATAGTTTTGGCTTCATTAAATGAAAATTCTTGGAAATGTGTTGTTAAAAAAGATGAATTTAAGATAGACGAGAAGGTTGTCTATATTTGCATTGATAGTATTGTTGACAAGGAAAACCCGGCTTTTGCATTTTTAGAGCCACGCAAATTCAAAGTTTGGACAGCAAGATTGCGCGGTGTTTATAGTCAAGGTTTGGTTGTGCCTACCTCTGTTTTAGAGTTTTATGGTCAAAATCCAGAGAGTTTTAATATTGGTGACGATATAACTGAAATTACCAAAACCGCTTATTATGAAAAGCCATTAGATATTAAACTACAAGGTGAAGCGCGGGGCGGTTTGCCAACGGCTATTGGCTTCCGAAAAACCGATGAAACTAACTTACTATCTTGCCGAAAAGGTGTTTTGGACGAGCTAATTGGTAAAAAAATCTATCTAAGTATTAAGCGGGACGGGAGTAGCACAAGTTTTGTTTACAATAATGGAGATTTTCAGGCTTGCTCTCGCTCTCTGTCAATGAAGGAAGGTAATGGCTATCCTTGGTTGGTATCTGATAAGTTTGATATTAAAAACAAAATGACTAATTATGGCGGCAACTGGATTATTCAAGGTGAAACTACGGGTGTCAAGTTCAACGGTAACAGGCTTGGACTAACAGACACGGAATTTCATATTTTTAATATTTTCAATATTGATACTCGAAAGTATTTAGGTTTGGATGCTATGGTTGAATTCTGTAATAAGATTGGCCTAAAAATGGTTGATGTTATTGGTATTGAGGATTTTAATCCAGAAATTCATAATGTTGAGTATTTCCAACAAATTGCGAATAATGTAAAATATCCAAATGGCGCGGCAGGCGAAGGAATTGTTATCAGAAGCGTCGAGCCTTTTTATTCAGATAAATTACAGAAAGAATGGTCGGTTAAAGTTATTAATCAGAATTATAAACAATAAATGGAAACCGCTTGGATAACACCAAAGGATGCGGCTATTTTAGGATTGATGTCGCAAGAAACCGCTGTCAATCAAAAAAAATTGGTCTCTAAACTCTCTGACTCAGCAAAATCTGTTGGTTTAGAGATTATTAATAGTAAATCCAAAACACGAAGTCATAGCGTCACCAAAACATTCCTTGAAAACCGGAAAAACAATATGGTTAAATCAAAATCACCAGCGACCAGAAGAAAGCCTTGACTTTCGAGTTCCGAAAGTTTATCCTTAAATTATGAACAAACCATTCTACAAAACAAGACTCTTTATTGAAGTTGACATAGAAACACAGTTTGGGCCTAGAGACGCTATATCTTTGGCCGCGAATATGGTAGGTTTTCCAGCGGTGACAAAAGCAGTTGTTACCAAGGTAGAAACTAATTACATTCCCTTTTCGGACAAAGATTCTAATTTAGAAGTTTTGAACAAAAAAGCTATTCAAATCAAGTAAAAACAATGAACACTTATACCATAATTGCAATCATCGCTCAACGCAAAGAAAAATATGATGGTGAATATGCACCTGAAACTTTAGATGCCTATGATGAATTTGGCTTTGATGACAATCCTGAATGGCTAGAAAAACAACTAGAAGAATACAATAAGTGCGGCGAATTTGAATCAGTTAAAGCTGTGCGCGTAACTGTTCCTTTTGATAAAATTATGGAAATTCTGAGACCAAAAAATGAAGTAAGCGGTTCTGTCTCAAACCTTTAAATACAACAATATGCCTTACATTGATTCTAAAAGCCGAGTTTTGTACGAAAAAACGCTTGATGAATTTCAAGAAGTTCTTAAGACCAAACGGCCAACTGCTGGCGAATTAAATTATTTGATTTCGTCCATGCTTTGGGAGCTTTTTAGGATAGACAAAAATTACCAGACAATCAATGATATAGTTGGAATCCTTGAAAATGTTAAATTGGAATTTTATAGGCGCAAGGCAGAAAGTTACGAAAATGGCAAAATCGAAGCCAACGGCGACCTAGATTAACAAAAGATGAAAACTCTAACTATTTATGGCGACATTTGGTTTGTTGACAAGATTTGCGGACTTATTCATTACAAAAACAAAAAAGAACTAGAAATTAAACATGTTGGCGGCGAATTTACATATAACGATTTTGAAAAAGAAGACTTTGAGGCTTTGAAATTTGAATTAAATAATCTAATAAAAAACTAAAATTATGAGCGTCTCAACTGATGGTCAAATTTGTTACGGTGTTGTGTTTGAAGATGGTTACGAATTTCCTTGGGGAAGATTTGATGGCGTTGAAGAATGGTACTATAAGGAGATTAAGCCATTCATTCCGATTGCTGAAATTTATGACGAAAACGGCGAATATATTAATGGAATTAGACCCGATGAAGAAACTTTCAAATGGTACTGCCAGCAAAAAAGAGAGTGGAAGGAAAAGAATCCCCTTATTTTTGAACTTGTAAACTATTGTAGCGGCGATTGTCCTATGTATATTTTGGCGGTAAAAAGCACGTTTATTTCATGCAGCCGAGGTTATCCTTTAGAAATTGAGCCAGAATCTTTGAACGTTAAAGAGTCAGACAAGCAAAAACTCCTTGACTTTTGCGCTCAATATAATCTAAAATTTGAATCTGGCCCAAGTTGGTATTTGAGTAGTTATTGGAGTTAAATTTATGGCTTTTATTATTATTTTCGTACTACTTATTTTGGCCGTCGCTTTTGCGATGGTCGGCACATCTGGACAAATTATTGAAGAGGATATTGGTTGTGTAACTAAATGTTTCTTTTGGTGTTTTTCTCAGGCACTGTTTCTTTTTGTGGCATATTGTTTGTTTTCAGTTCTTTTTAGTCTTATTTTTAAAGTTGACCTAGGTATTTTTGGTTTTTAGTTGACAAGTATGTTCCGAAAAGTTAGACTTAAAACATGACACAAACAGACTATCTAGGTCAAGGTTTTATTGGCCAGTCAAATACTCGTCGCGGCGTAAATTTTTATATTGAAGGCCAGCGAACAAATGGTATTTTGCCGCCTTTGCTTTTGACTTCACAAAGAGGCTCTGGTAAAACTGAGATGGCGCGAATTATTGCCAAAAATCTAATTGACCCAACCACCAAACAAACAAAACCTTGGATTGAAATTAATGGAGCGTCAGTTAAGAAGGTTAAAGGTTTAGTAGATAACATAATTATTCCGCACGTGGCTAATGGTAAACAGGTTACGTTGGTTTGGGATGAGTGTCATTCAAGTGAGTCCGAAGTTAAAGATTGGATGCTTTCTGTTTTGCAGCCTAATGAAAATAATACTACTACAGCCGCACATGGCGGCGAGGTTTTCGAATTTAATTTCACGCAATTTTCACTGATAATGGTTAGCACAAACCCAGAAGAGTTATCAAAACCTTTGTTGTCTAGGCTTAAAAGAATTGAATTAGAACCTTATTCATTTTCTGACCTTGGCGATATTCTACTTAAACATCTTAAAACTATTAATTTGCAGGATAATGTTATTGAGGAAATTATTCCTATCAGCCGCCAATCTCCGCGAGAAATTGTCAAAATCTCAAAGGATATTCAGCAGTATTGCGCTCAAAATAAGAAAGATAGTTTTGGAGCTAAAGAATGGTCTGATTTAAAAAGTATTCTCAATATCAAGCCTTTAGGTTTGACAAGTAATGAAATCGAACTTTTAAGTTTTCTCAAAAATCGTGGGCCACAAACACTTACAGCCATTGGCGCAAAACTTAGATTGGATGTTTCTACTGTCCGAAAAGATATTGAGCAATTTTTATTGTCAGAAAATCTTATCAAAATTGACGGTCGCCGGGAAATTACGAATTTTGGTCAGAAATTGATTGACTCATTAGTTCCGAAAGTCTAAACTAAAACTATGGTATTTTATATTATACAAGAATACAATAAAAATCAAAAAAGATGGAAACTTCCGAATTATTCTCAGGGAGAGTTCGCCAGAACAATTCGCTACGCCGAATATCTCTTATTGACAGCCGAAGGAATGAATCCCGGTTCCAAATTCAGAATCAGAAAATATCGCCGCTTTGAAGGCTGTATTGTCAAATGAAAACAAAAGAATATCTAAAATTTGCCGCAGGAACTTTGTTATTTATGGCTTTTCTAATAGCTATTGCTCTTCTATATGCGGCTTGGCCTTTGTGGACATTGTGTTTGGCTGGCTGTTTATTGTTAATTATAATGTTTAGTGTTGCTTAAAAAATATGAGAATCGCCGGAAGTAAAAACAAACCAAAAACTGTTCTGGTCAAACTTTCTGACCTTAATAGTTTGTTCAAAGAAGATGCTCTTATAGAGGTTAGCCTAAAATATGGCGTTCTGTTTGATAGCCAAGCGGTTGCAGAGCCAGAAGTTAAGAATAATGAAGAGTCTGGAGCTATTTCTTTTACTGTTAATTCATGAAAATTACTTGCCTTACAAAGATAGAAGAAATAAACCATCCTGAATTTGGCCCGGTTCATAGCTGGAAGGGCGAGCTTGAAAATGGTCATTTGTGTATGATTAAGTGGTGCAAACAATATGCCTCTTTTGGAACTGGTGAGCGCGAAATGTTTCTGCATGAGTCTTTGAAGGTTATTAGAGACGCTAATAAAAAAGAGGTTATTTTTCAATTTCCTGATATTCAAGCAATAACCAAGCATTTGGGCCATGAAATCACAGAAAAGTATTCGGAATAGGTCTTATAAAATATGAAACTAATAAAACAACAAATCGGCAAGAAAATCGTACTAGGTGCTGGCGGTGATAATTTTGAAAGGTTGGTTTATCAGAGTTATTCGTTTTTTAACTTCGGAGCTACAAATCAAGGTTGCTCTTGGGCGCGAGATGTTGGCGGCTTTCCAATTGTATGTTATTGCTGGACAACACCTAAAATGCTAGAAAAATATTTTTATCAATCTTCGCTTGCATTGGCGCACCAAAAAGGTCATAATAAGCCTAGTGATGAAGTTATTAATGGCGTCACGGGACAACGAAAAAGGCAGATTCAAAATGTAAATATTGTTTAATTATATGCAAAAATACTATAAAGTTACTAATCAAAGCCGATGCTCAGCAAGGGCGTCACTTTGGCCCGAAAAGTTTTATTTTTCAGTCAAGTATGAGATTGGCAAATTTGCTTATCCGACACAAAGAAATTCAAAACTGTTTGTTTTTGACAATCTGGAAGCAGCACGAAGTTTTGCCAATTATTCAGAAAAGATATTTGAGTGTGAAGTTATTAATCCGGTCAAGGCAAAGTATATATCTGGATTTTTTACAAATGTAGAAAGATTTTGGGATTTGAAAAGTAAGAAAAAGTCTTTAAAGAGAGTCGCGGAACAAGCAATTGAAGGCACTATTTTTTGTGATGCAGTCAAGCTAACAAGAGAAATTATTTAGTATGGCTGAAAAATATTATAAAGTAGTTAATAAGTTTCTGGACTCTGCAAGAGCGTCAGAATGGGACGGATTTTCAATTAAGTATAAAATTGGCGAATTTGTCTATCCGACACTAAAAAACTCGAAGTTGTTTGTTTTCGATAACCTTGAATCCGCCAAGGATTTCGCTTATAAAGATTGGGACAAAATATTTGAGTGCGAAGTTGTTAATCCTTCTAAAGCAAAATATATGGCCACATTTGTATCTTGCATTGAAGATTTTTGGGCCGCTAAAAATAGAAAAGAATCAGTTAAAGGCTATGCAGATAAAGCAGTTAGCGGGACTATCTTTTGTGATGCCGTCAAACTTATCAAGAAAGTAGAATAGTATGGCTGAAAAATACACCAAACGTCCTAAATTCTTGATTGACTTGGCTTTTAAGCACCTAGAAGAGGGATGCAGACTAGTGGATGTTACTTTGCCTGACAATGATACTTTTCGGATTCACTTTTACGACAAAGAACAAAAATATAAATGCCAGCTTTTTCCGCTGCCTAAATCGTAATTAACAGAAATGAAAATACTACAGACAAACTTTGATGGCCGCGCTGACCAAAAAGGTTATTCTTTCAAACAATTAGTCCGAAAAAATGGCTGGGCTATTTATTCCAAAACCAAAGATTCGCACACAAGTTTTGAAGTAATTAAGGTTCAGGAACATGGAGATTACATGATAGCTGGAACAAAAATTGAAGCCGCCGAGTGTATGCCTAGTTCCTCGACTTGGGGAGATTTTGGATTTTCGTACTTGACACTTGAGCAGGCAAAGTCTAAATTTAGCGAAGTTACAAAATTATGAAATACAAAATGTATCTAGTTCTTGGTGACTGGTCAAATGACGGTCATGGTAAATCTGACAAAATTCTTTTAGAATCAAATTTGCCTGTTGATGTTGTCCAGAAAGCATATAAGGATAGCTGCAAAATGACAGGTGTTTCTTTTAATCATGACGGCGGTGACGAGAATTTTACAGGAATTAAACGCGATTACCAAGATAGCAAAGATTTTAATATTTGTACTGAATATGAGGATTGCCTAATTCCAATGAAAGCATTAGAAATCCTTAAGCAACATGGATGGAACAAGAATAACGAAGATAATTATATTGGTGAAAAAGACTTTATTAAATTGTGGATTTGGTTTGTTCAAATTGCCAATCCGGCTATTAGACTAAAAGTTGTTAAAGATGATATTCCTGTTATTAATGGTTATTGGAACAAAGAATTGAATGTGCAGTTTGGTTATGGTTTGTATTCTTAATGTTTATGGATAAAAATTTTAGTTTAAATTGTGCAATGTGCGGATTTTCAGGCACTTATAATAGTACAAAAGAAGCATTTTTGGATGGCTGGGACTTTCTTGAAGGCGGTCTTAACACTTGTCCTAAGTGCCCAAGTTCCGAGCTAATGATTTTAATTGCCAAATATGGTGATTTGTCCAAAGAAGTCTCAAATTTCTGCAAAAAGAAGTTGACTTCGAGCAAGATTTAGTCAATAATAAACATAGTTAAACAACAACAAAAACAAAAATATGAATAATGCGTTTACAATTGGTAAAAACTGGATTGCTGGATATTTTAACAGCCAGCCTTTCACCGTGGATGATTCACATCCTAATTTTAAGGCTATTAAACAGGCCATTAAGGATAAGGCTTATCATCTTATTGATGATTTGGTCAACGTAGCTAAATCCTTGAATACCAAGATGCAAGGAACTAATGTTCAGATTGTTGATGGAGAGGTTTTGTATAAAGGAAAGGCTATTAATAATGCTGTGTGTGACAAGATTATTGAGTTTAAGCGCGAGGGTTTTGATATTCAACCGCTGTGTCGGTTTTTGGATAATTTGATGGAGAATCCTTCTTTTAAGAGTCGCGAGCAACTTTGGAGCTATATTGAGCGATACAAGTTCCCTGTAACTGACGATGGTTGTTTTTTGGCGATGAAGGCTGTTAATCCTGATTTGTGGGATAAATTCACCGGCAAAACTTTCAAGCATGATATTGGCGCGGTTGCTAAAATGCCACGTACAGAAGTAAGCGATGATAGTAATGTTGGCTGTCACGTCGGATTTCATGCGGGAAGTCAAATTTATATCATGCAATATGGCGACAATGATTCTATGGTGGTTTTAGTAAAAATAGACCCGAAAAACGTTTGCAGTTGTCCTGCCGACCATAGTTATCAAAAGCTGCGCTGTTGCGAATATGAGGTAATTTCTCATATTGGAACGGTACAAGAAGTGCGAAACAACGGATGGTGTTTTACCAGTAATTCAGCGGCAAATCAAGCTAGTCTGCCAGAGGAAACGGTAAAGCAAATTCATTATCACAATAAGCGTGATTCACTAGGCAGGTTTTGCGCCTAATTCTGGATGTAGTTTTTGAACTAACTCACATAGACTGAGATACCTCTGGTATTTTCGGTCTAGTTTTGTTTTCGCGCCATCATAAAGCCAGTCTAGGAATTTTTTACATTTAAGATTGCCATGTATTCTTAAATAAGCCATTGGAACTGAGAATTTTTTCTTTTCTATTTTCAGGCTAAAATTATCATTAAGTTCTTTATTTAGATAGTTTTGAAGCTTACTGATAAAAAGAACGCTTCCTATAAACATAACCTCATAATTTTTTGAATTAGAATTATAACTTATTCCGCCATCGCCATCATATTCACCACGAATAAAATGCTTAATCATGTTTTCCGGCAGGTTTTTAGGCCAATCAACTATCAAACTTTTTCTTGGAACCATCCCGTGCTCAAATAATACATCAGAGATATATTTATTAGGTATTCTAAAGCAACACATTAATTGGCATCTTTCGTCTTTTTTCTTTCTAATTGACAAAATTTTTGTATCTCCATAAATCTTGGTAGCAAATTCTTCAAGAATATGTCTGTCTCTGTTTTGCAAATGAATAACAATTTGATGCGCTTTGCCATCTACTTTATAATTACAGCCATCAGCCCACAATAGCCCCAAGAAATATGCCCTATCCTCAGTATCTATGTTGTCAAAATAGTTTATATTAATTATTTTATATTTGCGTTGACAATTTAATCTATCAATTTTTATATTATTTTTTTTCAATAGCCTTAATACAGTCGTGGTATTCGTTTTGAATTTCTCAGCAATTAACTTCGTTGAAAGATGATTTTCTGCGTACTCTTTAACTATTTGCGACTTTTCTTCTTTAGATAAAATATGATTATAATATTTAAAAATACCTAATTGATGTTTTCTCTCATTTTGTATTTTTCCGAATATCTTAAAGCACTCTTTGCATTTTTGTTGCTTTCCGTCTGGCTGGCTCTTGCAATTATAAAATTCATTTAATTCCTTTTCCTGTTTGCACTTATAACATTTTTTCATACTGTATATTACACTGCATGTTGGCAACTTACTGTATTTTTTTGCAAATTTCTTGACTTTCGTTACGAAAAGCACTATTCTTAGATAATGAAAACTAAAACTGTTAAAATCCGTTATCAATACAATATCGTTCGGGAATATGAGATTCCAGAAGATTGCTTAGAAAACGAAAAAAACGTATTTGAAAGCATTAAACACAAGCCAGAAGACTTCCTATTCTATGGCCAAAACCTAACTGGCGACCAGAAGGTAAGTGTATCTTTGGTTGTTTTAGACCCAAAAACTAATGTGTGGGCTAAACCAAAGGAAGAAAAGCTAATTATCATTGAAGATGCTCCTGCTCAACCAATTACAGAGGCTAAAAATGACCAAGGTTGTAAATCTTAATTTTGAAAAATACGATGTTTATATTGGCCGACCCGGTCATGGCAAAGATGGTTATTTTGGAAACAAGCATCCTGTAGATAGATATTGCCCCATCTGTAAGAAAATTCATACCAGAGCAGAGGCAATTGCCGCTTTTAAGGTTGACTTTTATTCAAGAATAGAAAATGATAAACAATACAAACAAAGAATTTTAGCCTTGAAAGATAAAGTTCTAGGTTGTTTTTGTAAGCCGGGAAAGTGTCACGGCGATATAATTGCTGAATTTCTAAATAAAGATGATAAAGAAAATAAAACTTAGCAAGGCTTATGGCGTGGCTCTTATTAACCACGGCAAAAATGACATGATTATTGTCGAGTCGGGCTTGCCAGCAAAGAGGATGCTTAATACCGCAATTCACGAATCATTACATCTTTTATTCCCGAACAAGAAAGAAAAGAAAATCAAAAACGCCGCTGATGCTATTGAAGATTTATTGTGGAGATTGAAATTTAGGAGAATTTCTAGTTGACTTTGTTGTTTATAAAGATTATCCTAAAATTATGGATATTACAAACCTTAAAAAACAAGCCTTTGCGACTCTTAAAGACAAAGAGTTAAAAGGAACTAAGTTAGTAATTATTTTGCTAAACGGAAAACCTATTAAACTCAATTCTAGAAAGTCGTTATTCTACAGTATTGATAAAGCAAAACACGCATTAAGATTGCATTTGGAAGATAAATTTAGGCCACGTTTTTATTATAACGATTGTGTATATAATCGTTTTCACCTTCAATCGGGCGACAATTATTACAAAGTTGGAAATTCCAAACAAATGCCTCTTAAAAAGGCTCAAAGTGTTTATAAACAGCTAGTCGCAGAGGTTTTTAAGGCCGTTGTGTTTAAAGAAATTGAGTATTGACTTTAATGTTCCGAAAGTTTAGAATTAAAAAATGAAGACCGCCTACAAAGTTGTTTCTGTTTACGCCGGAAGATATTTTTCTTCTCAGATGTATTTTAATGACTATCTAATTTATGTAAATACAGGACTAAAACCTTGGTATTTTGTTGAATATAAAATCGGACAAAAAACTTGCGCCTCAAATGACGCGCCAGATGATAATAAAGATTTATTTATTTATGAGAATGCTGAGCAAGCAATTTATGATGCTTCCGTCTATTCCAGACCTAATAAACCATTAGAAGCTTTTGAATGTCAAGTAGATAGGGTTGACCAAATTTCGCGCTGTATATTTAATAGAGTTCGCCATATTGTTGATATATCAAATTTTTGTTCCGAAATTACATTGACAAAAAAGCTGGAAAAGTTAAAACTCTAGACAATGAATAGACTTAATCAGATTCTTGGTAATGACGGACAAGAAGAGCCAAGTTCTTTGCTGATGTTTATTGCTTATTATAAATTTCGCGGCAGAACTTTTAGCATAACGATTTATGAACAAAACTGGCAATGTGCCGAAAATTATTGCCGTGAACATAATATGGAATTAAGCGGAAAACTTGAAAAAACTTATAAAATATGAAAGCCTATAAAATAGTCCGAAAAATTGGTAATGTGTTGTGCTCGTTTACAACTTCTAATATTAGTGATTTAGACGGAGAGAATTATCTGAAATACAGCACCAAAAAGTGGACAGTATCAGAAAATAGTCCTATTTTTGTATTCGACACCTTAGAACATGCCGCGATGTTTCTTAAAAACGAATGTCATTGGGCCGATAGTATTCATTATCCAATTTACGAATGTGAATATACGCCATATTTAGGATATGTAGAGCCAGTGCATCATAATTTAGCCCAAGAGAAGATTGGAACTGTTTTGGCCTCAAGAGTCAAGCTAATTCGAGAAGCCGGAAAGACAAAGAAGGCGTTTAAGATTGTTCGCTCTTATAATGGACAATTAATGAGCTATAATTCAGGCCAATTTTTCTCCTGTTGCTCGGATAAATCCGGACACAAGGAATATTTTGTTGGGAAGGAAACTCTTACTGACGATGTTTTGAAACCATTATTTTGTTTTGACTCTTTGGAATCAGCGGTTAATTATGTAAATTATGATTATGAAGACGCAAAAACAGAAAATGCCAAGGATGGAATTTTAATTTTCGAATGTGAGATTATTGAGTCTCAACATCCTTATGCTTATGTGTTTGGAAAGAAACCATTTAAAGGAACAGTATTTGCCGACTCTGTGATTTTGAAGAAGAAAGTTTTTGATTTTAATGTTGACAATTATGGGGAAAAGAGTAATAATCAAAATATGAAAATTGACAATCAAGCTTTAAAACTGGCGTTAGGTGATGTTGAAAGGTACGAAATCCTGTATCAAAAGGATGGATATAATGAAATGTACACAGTCTCAGGAGCGATTGACCGTGACGAAAATAAGGTTAATTGTTACGCTTTTGGGCATGGAGTAAGGTCTTTTAAGTGGGATAAAATTTTGAGCATTATAAAGGTTGATGCTTGAGCCTGTCTGAAAATAGGTGCTGGCCTTGACAATGTTAAATATTAAAACCAGCAGTTTTGCGAAGCGTTTAGTGTAGTGACTACTCTCCTGAATAAATTCAGGAGCTTCTGGTTTGAACCAAGTTTGCACTCAGTTCTAACGAACCGTATAGTCCTACGGTTTTTAATCCTAAAGCCAAGATATTCTTGGCGGCGTTAATATCACGGTCTTCGGAATGTCCGCAATCACAGACAATTTCTCGGTCTTTAAGAGTTAGACCGGCTAATTTTCCGCATTTGCAACACGCCTGAGACGTATTCTTTGGATTAACGCGAACGAATTGCCTACCAGCACTTTCAGCCTTGTAGGCGAGTAAATCATAGAACATGCCGACTGCGACATCGGAATATTTGCGGTTGATGTTCTTTATTCCGGTCGTCAAGCCTCGCAGATTGAGGTCTTCAACCGCTATAAAAGAGTTTTCGTTGACGATTTTACGGCTTAGTTTATGCGCGAAATCGAGCCGACGATTCTTGGTTTTTTCGTAAGTTAAACGTAAAGCTTTGCGTTTTAGTTTCTCTTTGCGAGCCGATTTAGACTCGACTGCTTTCTTGATTTGGCGGTGAATTTTGGCGATATTCTTTAACGAACGCTTTAACGGTAAAGAGTGCTCGACTTTTTCACCGTCTGACATTGTTAAAAACGTTTTGAGACCGAAATCTATGCCGACAGCCTTGTTTGTCTGTTTTAACGGAGCGGAAATACGTTTGCAAGCAACGCAAGCATAAAATTTGTCTCCGTTTTTCTTGACTACTAAACTCTTAATTTTACCGTCAATTGGCCGGTGTGTTTTGAGAGAAATAAAACCAACATTCTGAATACGCAGACTATCGTTAACTATTTTCCAGCCATCTCCATAAGTACTGTATTCGAGAGGAACGGTCTTTTTAAAACGCGGTTTACCGCCTCTGCGGTTATAGATAGCATTAAAACTCTTGTGAAGGCGTCTGATGGTTTGCTGGAGCGAGCTATAATTGCAAAGCTTGCCGTTTTCGGTTTGTTTAACTGCCGGAACAAATCGTTTAATTTGCGTAAATACGGAATCAGATTTTTTGGTTTTCTCGTATTGGTCGTTCTTTTCGGCGAGTGCGGTATTGTAAAGATTAAGATGCGCGTCTTCCATCTTGGCGAGAATCGCCATTTGTTTTCTGGTTGGAAAGATGCGAAACTTGTAGGTTATCATTTGCCACGCTGGTTTTCGATATAAAGACTTACTACCGAATCAGATACAGAGCCAACCGTACACACATAATACGAGCTAGACCATAAAGTTGGCAACCGTAAAAGTTGAGGATATTTTTGGCGTAAGATGTTGGCGGTAGCTCCTTTAAGACGTTTGACGATAGATTGCGGTGATAATCTAGGTGGCGCAGACAGAAAAACACGAACATGGTCAGGCGCAACCGTTAAATTTTCGATTTTTACGTTGACTTTATCCGCAATATGCCGTATGATTTCTTCAGTATGAATCGCTATATCACCGACGAGAACACTTTTCCGGTATTTCGGACAGAAAACGATATAATAATTGAGATTGTAAGCCGTATGCTTACCGTGCTTTCTGGTTATTTTGTTTAATTTATCATCCATCAATCTATATTACACTAAAAACTTGAAAAAGCAAACAACATCCAAATTCACCACCGGAATAAATTCCGGTGTCCCCTTTGGAACAAAAATTTATGGTAGAAAAGGTTCAATTCCTTTAACGCTTCTTTTTAATGAGCGTGTCGTCTAAGTAAGGACGCAAAAATGGCCAAAGAAATGTAGGACAAATCCTACCGCGCTCGCCAATATAAAGTATCATAGAATACTTGACAACTTCTGCAATAAAATAAATACTTAAAACATGATTACATACCAACCAGAAATTGAGATTGAGAAGATTGGCACGGGCAACCTTATTGAAGGCGAGTTTACAATTAAAGCTAACGCCAAGAGTTTTAATATTCTAATTTCAAATATTTATTCAGACAAGGTTACTGCTATTATTCGAGAATTGAGTGCTAATGCGCTTGATTCACATATTGAAGCTGGAAAGCGTGATGTTCCAATCGAATGCCACGTTCCGAATTCTTTTGAATCATTTCTAAAAGTGAGAGATTACGGAATAAGTATGAGCCACGAGTTTATGATGAATAATTATACTCAGGCTTTTTATTCGACTAAAAACAAAAGTAATGAAGTGGCTGGGAGCATCGGGGCGGGCCGATTGGTATCGTTGGTATTTGCCGATAACTTTGTTTGCACTTGTTTTCTTGATAACAAAAAGCGTTCATACCAAGTATTTAAAGGTAGCAATGGAATTCCTCAAATCATGTTCCTTGGCGAATCAGAAAGCCAAGAACCGCAAGGGTTTGAAGTAAAAATTTCAATCCCAGTACAATTCCATAGTCAATTTCAACAAAAAGCCGCTGAAATCTATCAATATTTTAATCCTCGTCCTAAAATTACCGGCGCACGAATTAATATTGTTGACAAACCTGTAATTTTGGAAGGCGCGGACTGGAAAGTTTTTAAGTCTGACTATTATAGCTCGAAAACTGTTACTGCCATCATGGGGTGTTATTCTTATCCTGTTGATAAATCCGTAGTTAGGCATTCTTCTGATTTGACCGATGCTGGTTCCAAATTGCTGGACACTGATATTCAGATTATTTTTAAAATTGGCGATTTGGATGTTAATGCTGGCCGGGAAGGTCTTTCCTATGACGAAAGGACTACAAAAAATATTGCTTTAAAACTCAACTCTATTGCCCAAGAAGTAGAAAAACATATTTTGGATAAGTTTGAAAAGTGTTCTACTGTTTATGAGGTTCACTGTCTTTATAACGAAATTAAAAGTACGAATTTTAAGTACCTAATGGAGTCATTCTGTTCTGGCGGTCAAATTACTTGGCATAACAAGACAATTCATGTTTGGCATCTGGATGTTGCGCCAGGAATTACTGTTTCAGAAATTTATTTCAAAGGCAAAACTAAGCTCAAAGCTCATGTCAATAGTTATTTAGATTTTGGGCCTAGCATAAAATATGTAGTCAAAGATATTGAGCCGCAAAAAATGACCAATCGGTTGCGCTCCACAATCAATTCAGGCAGTCCGGTACGTTTGATTGAATATACTGACAAGGCAAAGTTTGATGCTTGGGCCAAAGATTCTGGCTTTGATTCTTATCCTTATATTTTAATCTCAAGTTTGCAGGACGAAAAATTGTCTTATAATAGAACTGAAACTATTAAGTGTTATAAGTATGACGGCGCAAGGAATTATTATAATGCAATGCAACCTTGTGAGTTAGATATTCTGAATGATTCGGGCTATTACATTGTATTGCAAAGCTACAAAAAGCATCATTATGGCATGATTAGTGATGGCGAGAGTATTTCTGATTATCAATTTTCGGAACTAAAAGACAAACTTAAGTGTTTGGGAATCAGCCTTCCTAATGATATATTTGGGATTTATACTAAGCCTGCGGTCAAAAAGTTGGCCAAAAACCCCAATATGGAAAGCTTGTTTTCTTATCTGCATACGGAATTGGAAAACTTTGTTAAAAATAGTCCAGAAATTCAGAAAATTGTCAATTACAAAAAGTGGAGTGATCTTTCAAATAATGAGTCCAAGTTTATTAATCATCTAAAAGATTTTGTTGGTCTTGATAGCCAGATTGATGATTTGGTTGCGGAAGCCAATAAAACCACGGTAATTAATAACCTTGACAATTTGATTTCTATATTGGGTGATTTGCAACGAATTACCGGCAAGACGGTTACGTTGCCAGAGCCAAATGTTGATTTCGCGGCTGAAATAGTTAAGTTGCGGCTGAAATATCCTTTGTTTGATTTCTATTCTCATGCTCTTTGTCAGTATGTTGATACTACAGAAAATGTTATTAAAGAGTTGCAAAAGTATATCAAAGATAATGCTTGAATTTGTTGACACAAAAGGCTAATATTTAAATATGCGAAATTTTGAAAAACTAAATAAATTATCTGAATTTGTAGCCTCTGATAAATATCTTGTTTGGTATTTTGGGGAAACTGTTTTTGATGTTAGTAAGAACGGAATTAAAGTGGCAATTTCTGACTGTGGCGGCGAAGGTGTTGAATCAGATGAGTTTGTTGCTTTTAATAAAATTAACTGGAGTGGATTTGAAATTTACGAGAAATTAGAGGTTGACTTTAGTTAATAAAAAGTTTATTCTCAAAACTATGAAGTTTATCCTTAAGATTACAGATTTGGAAGATGAAGTTTTGGGCATTTATACTCTTTATGCCAAAACCGAGTCGGAGGCTCAAACCAAGGCCGATTTGATTTTGGGTGAATTTGGCGAGCCGGAAGATTTGAATTGGGAATTGAGAAACGAAGGCTAAAAACATGATGAAAGGACTAATCCACAAATTCGAAATTGGCAACAGCCTTACAGACCAAGAGTGCAAAGATTTATATAGGTTTTTCTTTGATTTGCAGGATAAATTAAGGATGATGGGCAGCGAATACCACATAGCTTGGTTTCCAATTTACCAAAAAATGCTTGGCGTTAAAGGTTATTTGGAAATGCGAGGATTTGATGTTGACAAACTTGTGCCGAAAGTTTAATCTTTAATCAGTAAAAGCAATTATGAGTAAATCCAAAATAGCATATAAAGTATTAAGCCGAATTACCATTACCAATGAATTGGTTAGTTATAACCATTCTTGGATACTGGATTCGGAATATCATTTAGTCCCGGCTCATACCGAAACTTCTTTGCGCTATTTTGAAAATGAACTAATTGATGCTAAAAATTTAAGAAATAAGTTTTTGTTTGTTTTCGACACCTTTGAAAATGCTTTAGACCTTGTTAAAAACTCTGTAGGCGGTAATGAAACCTTTGAAATTTGGAAGGTCAAAGCCAATAGTCCGCATTTTGAAACTTGTAACGGCTTGAGAGCCGACGAAACTGAGTACAAAGGCACGATGTTTTGCAAGAGTTTGCGGTTAATTAAGAAAGTTTATGGCTAAAACAATCAAAGATGCGGTCAAAATGCTGCCTCCACAATATAGACAATCCGTACTTGATTTGTGGGCTTTAACCAACTGTATGGACTTATACGATGGCCAATTGAGTGACTACCTAAAGGTTATTAAGGACGTTTTTGAATATAAAAATAAAGAATGTCTTGTGCTTAGAGGTAAGATTCAGAATATTAAGAGAATGGTTAATAAAATTGATTGACATTTTGAGCCGGAAAGTATAATCTAAAACTATGATTGAAGCATTTGAAACAAACTGTTTAGTTTTGAAAGGTAAAGAATCCAGTGATTTGATTTTTGAAATTTTTGGCGAAAGGTATTGGAACGACACAGAGAACATCTTTTGTGCGCCAACCAGCGAACTTGAAGATTCAGAAATTGAAAAGCTAGAAAAAGCAGGAGTTAAGCATGTTAAAGCGGCTCAATTTTTGATTTGCGAGCATGGCTGGCTTGGGGATAATTTATGAATATAGAATTAACAGAAAGAGAATCTTTGATTTTGGCCGCTATCTTAGAAGAGATTAATTACAAAGAAGCCTTCAAAATGGCAATGAAAACCGACAAATATGGCTGGACGCCTGAACAATTGAAGTTTTTGGATACTTTAGAACGAAAAGACATAGAGTGGGCGATTGACAAATTTTGCAATCAAGTTATTGAGTCGGGGCGACATGATGGAAATTAGTTGACTTTGTAGTTATAAAAGACAATAATCAAAACTATGGACGCTATCATAAACATCAGTCTTACAGAGAAGGAAATTGAAATTTTGACCAAGGTAATTGGTAATTTGCAATATGATTACGCCGCAAAACTAACTAAGAAATTTACTAGGCAAGAAGTTAGTAGGCCGCTGTATAAATTGTTTGAGACTTTGGATTATTTCAATAGCCAGAAGAGTTAGTTGAGCTAATGAGTAGTTCTGAAAATGATTCCGAAAACTTTTGTAAGTCGTTGATTTTAATGGTGTTGTAATGGCTCTGTCTTCTAAACAGAATGTGCATAATTGGATAATGCGGATTCGATTTCCGCCAACACCACCAATTTAAATAATTATTTGAGGCTCTGTTTTGCCATATTGTAACTTGGCCCAATATCCTCTTCTATCTGGAATTGTTATATTGTAAAAGTTACACCATTTTTTAATAGAACCACCGGAAACTCCGAATTTTTTAGCTATTGCTGTCATTGGAAATTTATTTACTAATTCCAATAATTGTTCTTTGTCACATCTTTTTGTTCTTGTTTTGTTTATAGCCGAAGACGCACAACTCCGACATCTTATTGCATATTTATGAATTTCAGAGCCGCAATCGCAACATTTTTTAGGTGTTTTCTTTTCTTGCTCTCTCTTGGCTTTTTCCTCAAAATACTCTTTATAATTAAAAAATTCCTCATTTTTACCGGCTAAAACATTTTCAACAATATTTTGTATTTTAGCTAAATTAAAACACAATGAATAATGTATTTGAACCAGTTGCCAGCCTAGCTCTTTAATCAAATTTTCTCTTTGTTGATAATAAGGTTTTAGCGTTCCGTCGCGGTTATAATGTTGGTTTCCATTAATTTCTAATCCAATTTTTCTTTCTGGAAATGCTATGTCTATAGAATAAGTGTGGTTATCAGCGCACTCAATCTCCATTTCGGAAATAAATTGAATTTTATTATTTACCAGCCACTCTTTAACCTTCTCGCAAGGAACTGATTTAAATTTATTATGATTTCGCCACGGATGTTTATCTGGGTTATTGCGAATCCATTCTTTTCTCTTTTCCGACATTACCAGTTTTGTTTCTTTGGTAAGCGGATTTCTTTTGGCTTTATTAATAGTTAAACCTAATAGTTTCAACCTTTTAGATATTGTCCAACGGGCGCAGTTAAAGATAGAGGCAATTTTATCGCAATCAAGACCTTGCGAATGATATTCAATTAATTTATTTTCGTCTATTTGAACCTGTTTCATATCTAATATTACACTTAAAATCGTTGCACGTTCGATTCTTTCTTGACAACCTAACCACAAAACTCTATTCTTGAAATATGGAAATTAAAATGTTCAGCACGTTTTTTGAAAGCCTGTCGTCAGAAGACCAAAAGAAAATAAAAGACTCTGGTTTGTTTCTTAAATTTGGTCAATGTTGGGCCAATGGACATAATGCAGGTTATGAAAATGCGAAGCGCAACATGAATCAAAGAATCAAAGATTTTCTTGATACCGAAATATTCTGATTGACGTATTTGTTCTGAAAGTTTATTCTTTGAATTATGAACATTGTATTTGCAACTTTAGGATTCGCCACTAATCATGTATTTTTAGATGGCAATTTAATTGGTAGCGTGGAATGTCGCACTAATAAACCAGAATTTTGGAGTTTTGAATCGCAAAAAGTAAACAAAACCAAGGCTAATCAAATAATTGCAGAATACGAAAAACAAATTAGACGAAAAGGTATTTGGATTAACAAGAAAATTGTTTTGGCTGGATAAAATATGACAATCACCTACCAAATCTCTGACAACCAAGACGCCTCTGAAATCAGAGAAATGCTTCAATCTCAAGGTGTTCCGCACTATTTGATTGAAAAAATGGCTGAAACTCTTTACTGCGAATTTCGGAATTTTAATTTACAGGTTATTTTTACTGATAAAGGTGATTTGGCCGCTTGGAAGTTTGAAAAGTGTTGACATTATTGTTTGTAAAACCCATCCTTAAACTATGAACATTAACAATCTTAAACAACTTAAAGAAGAACTTTGTACTGCTCAGGTGAATTATGACCACCAAGCTGATGAATTTATCCGACAAGCAAAGTCTATCTCCGCTAAAATTTGGACTATCTTAGAAACCAAGTTTGACAAAAATCCTTATTGCAAAATGTTGTATGGCCAGCAGCTAGAGAGTGCAGAGTGGAGCTATCACAAGATTCAATATTCTGATAGGATTAGTATTGAGCCGTCCAGTGATAAAATATCATTTGCTTTTAATTATGAATATCGTGACGGCGAGACTGAATATCATGAAATTCATTTTCCTGTAAATTTCTTCCAACTTACTGGCCTTGAACTAGATGTAGAAATTGCCAATTATATTAATGATATTTTGGCCAAATACGATGCCAAGGCTAAAGAGGAAAAGGCTAAAAAACTTAAAGCAGAAAAAGCGGTGTTCGAGAGTTTGAAAAAGAAGTTTGGCGGCGAAAATCAGGCGGTAAGTCCAGAAATTTAGAATATATTATGTTAAAATTCAATTTTCATCCTCAAAAGAATGTTTTGTCCATAGCCAGAGACAAAATTCATTTAGGTACAATGGCTGATTTAACCGGCGAGACTAAACTTACTTTGAGTGTCAAAACTTTGAGCCTTGAAGAAATGCACGAAATTATTCAATCTTGGTATCATTTTCAGCGACAATTTAACTTGACTAATTAGCTCCGAAAACTTAAACTTAAAATATGATAATTAAAATCCTCTATACCAGTGGCAACATCCAACATCTTAAGGCCAAGTCCTTTTCTGTGACCAAAGATTATTACGCCATCATTCCAGAAAACGGCGAAACCAAGTTTATTGACAATGCCAATGTTTTGGAGATTGATATTGTGGAAAATAAAGATTAATCTTTAACTATGCTCATTAACGCACACATTTACAACCCGGCCAACGCTCTTTTCAAGCAGCCTAAAAGAGAACCGGCGCAGCTTCAAACAGTTTGGTGCGATAAAACCAAAGAGTGCGATTTGTTCAAGGCTGGCCAATGTCGGCGGCTGAACTGCCTTTGCGCGTCATGTACTTATGGAAAATACAGTGTTGAGCATGGCCCGTCTCGCCTATCGAACAAGTTTTCTGGCTGGATTAATAAGAACAAAGAGCAATATAAGGATATTCTGGATAAACTAAAGGCTCCGACTATTAAAATGGCCAAAATTGGCGACTATATCCTGCTAGACTATGCTCATGTTGACATGGAACAAATAGGCTTGCCGTTCGTTTCAAATAGTGCGTTTTTTATCTCTGGCGTTCCCTTCTTGCCGGTTTCCGCTTGGACAGTCGAAAACATTACAAAAATAATCAAAGCGCGACCTTATGCCTTAATGGGTGGTGAAATTACCAGCTATCAAAAAGAAGTAGTCCCGCTTTTTCTTCAAGACTTGGTTGGTTTTGACTATGAAATGTATAAGAAGGTTTTGGCGGCTAATCCAGATTTGAAGCCAATTACTAACCAAGATTATATAGGCCGAACTGCTTATCTATCAACAATTAAGGACAATTCGGAAGTTATTATTGATGACCGAAAATGGCTTTGGAACACAGAAGCTAATACTTTAACTTTAATTGACGAAAACAATACAAACAAAAGTTTGCAATTCATGACTTTGTATGGTGGTAAATACAATACTTTGATTGTTGAGCCGCCCAAGGATGCCAAGGTTAAAATTACAGATGTTAATCAGTTGACAGAAAAGACGGTTTTTTGTTGATTTGGATGTTTGGAAAGTTTAATCTTTAATTATGAAAAAATTCAAAATTGGCGATAAAGTCCATATTTTCGGATATGACGATATTAAAGGAGAAATTACGCATATAATTAAAGGCCCAAATCCTTTTGCGTTGGTTTTTCTTGGTTATGGCGATAATACTGGCGGCTGGATTAGAGATAAGAGAATTTATGTTTCGACTGTTTGTTGTGCGCTTTCAAATCTTTCTAAGGTAGAGAATGATTAAATGGCTCAAAAATCATTATTGGAGATTCCTGCCAAGCACTTGGCCTGACTGGGCTTTTCATTTTTATTATGAGTTTAAGAATAGGCTCCAAACTTGGTATTTCTGGTATTCACCGTTCTGGAAAAACAAGCGGCGTTGTCCAGAATGTGCCGGGGCTGGTTCTTATATAAACTCTTATACACAAAGAATTTGTAGCAGTTGTAATGGTCAAGGATTTGTTTTTAAAAACTACAAATGGCACAATTTGGTTGACAGGTCTTAGTATTTAGTTTAGCATAAAAACATGAAACTTACCGTTTGGAAAACCAACAATTCTTATTCCGTAATTGACGATTACGAAGAAAAGCTATTTAAGACGCCAGAAGCGGCTATTAAGTTTTTGTCTGGAATTAAAACTTCTGCGACACTTCCCAATCCTCGCCGTCTTTGTTATGTACCAAAAGGATTTGAAGATTGCAATATTACTTCTTATTATGCGTTTAAAAACGGCGGTTGGGGCGAAAAACCAAGTGGGTATTTTGAAATTTTCAGCGGCGAGCCAGTCTTAGAAACAAAAGTTACTGACAATCAAGAGGTTGTGGTTACTTGGAAGTATCCGATTTTTGTGCAATTCTTTAAGGCGCATTATAATTTTCAGCCTGAAATTAAAAAACCCGGAGCCTTATCAGCCAGAAAAAAGAGAATTAGTAATTGATGCTGAGAGCGAAAAATATCCTCTGCATAAGAGCTATGATGATTATAGCTACAGTTCAGACATGGGAAGCTGGCAAAGAGGCGTTCCGGTGGTTTGTGAAGTAAATTTGTATGCTTCTAAAATAGAACTTGACATTTTGGAATAAAAAGTTTAAGCTAAAAATATGGATTTCTTTTTCGATAACATGACCAGAGAAGAGGTTTGTCGTGCTTATGCCTCTGATAGTTTGCCCGATTATTCAGATAAAGATTTTTGTTGGTGCGCCGAATATGATTTTGCCTGCCAACAGTCCGATGAATGGCTTTTGGAATGGTGTAGAAATAATTTTTAATGGTTGACTTTAATGTTCCGAAAGTTTAATCTCTTGTTGGTGGTAACAATTTAGCGAAAACAATTATGAACGAAAACAAAATCCTTAGTCTAGCCAAACAAATTAGCCTTAATACCGTTGTCGTGGATGGGGACTTTAATTGTCAAATTGGAGACAATGAAATTAACGGCAACCCAAACAATATTGTTTTAGAGATTGTTTATGAAAGTAATTCTGGATTAAGAAAACTCATCGAAATTACCGAACAAGGTTTGTCTGACGCCTTGGTTTTAGGTAATAATATTAATATTATTGATGCAGACGGGGAAAATGCAGTCTTGGAACTTTACAAAACCGTGCCAGTGAATGTGACGGCTAATTGGTAGCTTGTAATTAAAGATGCAAATATCTCACTATCAAAGGCTTAAACAAAAATCTTTAGTGCCGCCAAGCAGCAGGCAAGTTTGTTTGTCCAAACAAAGGTTTTTATCAAAGAAAGATGCTTATAGTTATGTCGAGCATATCAAAAAGGTTGTTCCGCCTAGTGAATTTCACAGGTTGACAGCTTATTTGTGTAGCGTTTGTAATTGTTGGCATTTGAAGAAAAAGGTTTGACTCTTTGGTGGTAAAAATACAGAATATAAATATGAAACTAAAACAAACAGCCAGAGGCTTTGATTATCGTGAATTTAAAGATGCAAATGGCCGTAAATGCAATATGCAAATTTCTTCTGCTATTGAAGATGAGCGGCTTTTGTGGCTTGGCGTTGAAGAAAATCATATAATGATTGGTATGCCTTGGCAAGAAGTAACTTTCAAAGAATTGAGCCAAAAACTTGGGGTTAAAGAGGTTTTGGTCTATGATAGAATGCATTTGACACAGAGCCAAGTTAAGAAATTGCTGCCGTTCTTGACTAAATTTGCTGAAACTGGAGAAATTGCTTGATTTGATGGTTACGAAAATCAATACTTAAATTATGAGATTTAATTGGCCAATAAATAAACAAAAGAGTTTAGAAAACCTAACATTTGATATTGAGCGCGGTATTCACTTGCCACAAGAAATTCTAACAAATTTTCCAGCCGAGCAAGAGCCCATTTATCGCCAAGCAATTGAATTGGCTGGCGAGCAAGATAATCTTGAAATTCGGAATGAGGCATTTAATATTCATGGGGATAAGATAAGTGAATATAAGGCTTTAGCGCGAAAATCAGATAAAAAGGATTTTAGTAATTTTTGGGCTGTTTTTAGAGAATTGAAAAATGGTTGACTTGTCTGTTGTTAAAACCAATACTCTAATTATGAAGAATTTCTATATTATCTCTCGCGGCTCAAAAGAAATCAATCTATCAGAAGATAGCGCAGAATATCTGGCTCTATTTTGCCCATCAACAATTTTAACAAAAGACATTAGAGAGTGGCAGGACAAAGCCAAGCATTTGGATGTTTTCGGACTAAATCATACTTGCGCGATTTTGTGTTTAGACTTGGATTTTGATAGTTTAATCAGGAATAGTTATTGACATTCTTTTCGGAAAAACCAACAATCAATTATGACCAAAAAGCACAAACCTTCAACTTGGGAGAAAATTACTGGAATTATTATTTATGACCGCGATGGCTGGCGTGTTGATGGCCAAAGCTTTAATAAACCAATTTCAAGGAAAGAATGGAATAGGCGGCAGATGATGTCAACTTGCAGGTTTCCAGTTAAGTTTTTCAAGCATAAGGATGGCTCAATAAAGCATTGACATTTTCGGAAATTTAGCGAATCTTAAAAATTATGAACAGCAAAACCTTTCCTTTCTTTGTTATTAACAAAAACGACATGACGCTTAAACACTTTGCAAAAACTAGCAATATTGCAAGTTATTTATGTGGCCGCAAATTGAAAGGTATTTTGATTATTATGAACGAAAAACAGATTTTTCCGGCTGATAGTTTTGGAACTGGTAATGTTTTTGAAATTCAGAAAACTTTGGATTCGTATTTAAATTTAATTTAGTTGACATTTTCGTAACTTAAGCCTAATCTTTAATTATGTATAAATACTTTGTTATTTACGATGAATATGAATGGCCGACTATCGGAAGTGAAGATGGCGATTATTGGCGAGAAAGAAATTGCCGAGGATTTTTGGATTTTGGAGAGGCTTTTTCGTTTCATTATGAACTAATGAGAAAGAGCGCAAAAAACAAAGGTTCTTTTCGCAATATTTATTTGGTAGAGTCCAGAAATTTTAGTGAATCTTAATTTATGAACGAAATTCCACACCAGAAATTTGAAGAACTAAAGGCCGAAATTATTACCAGAATTGCCGAAATTGACAAAATTACGGTTGGTAATGAAAATATGGTTGAGCCGGGTTGGTGGCTTGATATGACGAATTTGAAGTGTGTTGTGTTGAGTTTTGATTCTAAGAATAAATAAGATGAATTTTCTTTTGGTCATTGGATTATTCGCGCTAATTAGTTTGCTGTGCTATGTTTGCAGGCACAAGCAAAAAGGCGGTTTCTTTGATTAAAATGAAATACGAAATAAAACAAGATAATAATTTCTTCATGGTTTTGATTGATGGCATTGAATATTATTGTGCCTTGTCGGAAAGAGAGGCTAAATCTTATATCTGTGGCCACAAACAGGGTTGTCATGTCACAGAGCTAAAAATCATAATGGACAATAAAGGAAAACTTGACTTTGGCGGTCTTTAAGACTATTCTAAAATTATGGTTAAAAACATTAAAAAAACAATGGAAGTAGAATTTGACGTTCGTTTTTCAGGCCAACTGGCTAAGGAATTTTTGGCCGTTTTGAATACGGCAATAATTACCGGCCATATCTATGGTACTTGTCCAGAATTGAGAGAGGTATTTTTAGAAATTCATCGTAACCATCCTGAGTTTTTTGGCGATTTTTGTTCAAAAGAATGGAATAAGATTGAGGATGCTATTAAAAACAGGCTTGAGTGATAAACTATGAAAGTTTACTTTACTTATACAACTGACGGTTACAACTGCGCGGTGGTTGACAAAATTTTTAAAACCAAAGAATTGGCAACTAATTATCTTTTGGACGGTGAATTAGCTTATCTTAAAAAGAATTATTCAGACAAAGTAGATATAGACAAACACCTTAAGTCTTTTATTCACGAAGGCGAGGTTATAGAATAAACAAAACTTATGAGCCAACATTTTGACATTTCTAAAACAGTTGCAGCCAAGGCTATTGAAAAGAACTGGTCTAAAAAAGAAACCTTTGAGTTTTATTCTGATATTTTGGGCGACTTGGAATATCCAGATGATTTTTGCGAGCCTGATATGCTGATTGGCACTATCAAGTATATGTTGACACAGCATGACGGTCTTTATGGTGTTAGCCATGAGCAGATTAAAGAATGGTTGATTAAGCCAGAATAAACGTTTGACATTTAGTGACGAAAAGTTAATTATTAAAGCATGAAGGTAAATTTGAAAATTGGCGACAAGGTAAGAATTAATATTGCACAAAACACAGTTGGAACTATTATTAGCTCGCCAATTGAGTTGAGCGATACTGCGATTAAGCCAGTTGTTGTGAGACTAGACGAGGGGTTTTGGAATCAAAATGAGACTATTTATGTCTCTTGTATTTTGGCCAACGTGGAATATTTGAGGCTGGTTGAATAAAATTATGATTGACATCGTTGTTTGTTTAACATAGACTAAAAACATGACAATCTTTCACAATCCAAAGTGGCCTTGGGCCTTGACCGGACATTACAATAATTCAGAGTGGTTTAGTGCTACTTGCCATTGGGATTATTACAATATTATTTTCGGTCTAAATATCTTGGGACTAGAAGTTTTGCTCGAAATTGTGCATATTGATTGGCACAAAAAACGATGGAATAAAAATGGTTTTGGTTGGACTATCTATCGGATGAGTTAAAACAAACTACTGATTTATGGATGATTTAATTCTTATTCCAATTATTTATTTTGGCATTGGTGGGCTTTTCGGAATATTGCCTTTTGTTTTCGGGCTAATTAAATTTAATCAGTTTTGGACTTTCCGAAAATACTTTTTGAAGCGAGTTTTGGCGTGGCCGTATTATGTTTTTATGGCTTTAACTGACTAACGAGCGGCTTTTCGTAACTAAATCTTGACATTAAACGCAATAAAGCGAATAATTAAATCATGAACTTAACCGAACAAATTGCCGAAAAGGTCAAAGAGTTAGCCGCCAAACACAATATTCCTGAGTCCGTAGTTCAAGAAATCTTGAATGAAGGTTTTAGTCTAGCATTAGGATTAGAGGATTAATATGGATAAAAAAGAATTGTTTATTTATAGTCCAGAAAAGCTAACTTTCTCTGAATACTGGGAAATTGCTCTTTCTGAGGCTAATCATGGTAGGTTTATTCCTTTTTGTTATTATGATAGAGCGGCGGATTTTGCCTCTAAAATTCATTCAATCTTGCAAGCACCAGAAGAATGGGAGAAAAGTTATAGACTAAGAATAAAAAGAATAGCTTATGCTTACCATTTAAGAAAGTATTTTGAAATAAAATATGTTAGAAATTAATCAAGTTTACTGTGCTGACTGCCTTGAAAAGATGAAAGAAATTGATGATAAATCAATTGATTTAATTATCTGCGACCTTCCTTATGGCTCAACTTCAAATTCTTGGGATATTATAATTCCTTTTGAAAAATTATGGCCAGAATATATTAGAATAAGAAAAGATTCTTGTGTTATTGCACTTTTCGGGAGCGAGCCATTTTCTTCGTATTTGAGAATGAGCAATATTAAGAATTTCCGATACGACTGGATTTGGCATAAGTCTAAACCAAGTGGAATTGCTTTATCAAAAAAGCAGCCAATGAGAAATCATGAAATCGTTTCTGTCTTTTATCATGGTGCGTTTAATGCAATACAAGAAGAAAGAGAAGGCTTCACAGAGAAATCGAAGGCTAGATTTGCCACTGGTAAAAATTTTGGTTCTTATCGCAATCATGGAGAATCTACAACCGGGCTTGAAAAACAAGACTCATTAAAACAAATATCTTTATTAAGGAATCCTACTTCAATTAAGAAGTTTGCCAGTATTCCAAACAGATTAGGAACATTGCATCCTTCGCAAAAACCTGTGGATTTATTAGAATATCTAATTAAGACCTATTCAAATGAAGGCGACTTAGTTTTGGATAACTGCGCCGGTTCTGGCTCAACATTGGTTGCGGCTAAAAATCTTAATCGAAATTTTATTGGAATTGAGAAGGAACAAAAGTATTATGAGATTATAATTAATAGACTGAAAACAAATTAATATAATTCTTTTTTTCTCTTTTCGTACTAGTAAAAACTAGCTGGCCGAGGCTTTTCGGACTAATCATTTTCGGACTATTGAGCATTACAAACAGCCTTGCCGGGGCTAAGTAAGATTATAGTCTAGCTAATTGAAGACATTAAATATAAGACAGAGAGTGTTTCTTATTTTTGACAAAATTGATTTTCGTGCTAATTTGGTTTTGATTTTCGTAGCATAAGAAATTGAGCCGGTTATAAGGATAATACATAGGCTAAAATACAATTTTAAGATTGGTTAAAAATAAATATAAATATTTGGTTTTGAGAGACTTACAAATAAAGAGAGACTTTCAGATTCACAGATTGAGTTAAGATTAGCCATAACATACATATAAAGAATGATTGAAATTGGTTATTTAGGTTATTTGATTGAGGCTGTCGAAACTCGCTCTTTTCCGCCGAAATACGACTAAAATGGTCGTGGTTTAATAACGACTTGATTGGTCGTCATTCCAAACTCAAACACACACTAAATTAGTCGTCATTCCGAAATAATCAAATAACGACTTAATAGGTCGTGATTCAAAATTTATGTTGACTCCTGTGTATATTTAACTTAATCTAAAACCATGACAAAAAATCAATCATACTCTTGGATGTTAGATGCTTATTATCAACACTTAATGAAAGAATCTAAGCTTAAAAAGAAGGCCAAGAAGCGAGCTAAAAAGAATTGACATCATTGTTCATTTACTCTATCTTTTAATTATGACAAAAATCAAACGCGAAACATATTGCTACGCTGTTTATATTAACGATATTAAACTTGAGTCTTATGGTTTTGATTATTATGGCGAACACAATGCCGAGCAACTAGCCAAAGCTTTTGCTAATGGCTTTGATTGTGGCTGTGATGCAAAACAGCGACGGCCAGAACTTTTCGGAACTAAATAATAGTTTTGGTTTGTTTATAAAAGTTTACAATAAATAATACTTGATTTGGCCGCTTTTAAAGTCTATTCTTTGATTATGGAAAACAACACAACTAGCGAGAGCAATACAAAATACTACAAAGTTGTCTTTGAGTCTTCTGATAATTGTTTATGGTCTTCTTGGACTGCCGATAGTTCTCTGGTTGTAGAATATAAATTAAATGAATTTGTTTACCCCAAGCTAAAAAAATCCAAACTATTTGTTTTTGCGGATTTTTCAGAGGCAATGTCTTATTGCGGAAATATGGAAAAACTTAGGATTTATGAGTGCGAAGTTTTGAATCCTGTTATTGGGAGAAAAATGAGTAACAATAGTCGTTTAAGCATAATCATAGAATTTTGGAATAACGAGACTATTCTTACTAATCAATCTAATATTGTTGTTAATTGCCCTTGGAAAACAGTGTTTTGTGATGGCGTGAAATTGGTTAAAAAGATTGACAATTAAGTTCCGAAAATCAATAATTTGATTATGACACTAACTATTTACTATACAGACAAAACCAGCGAGCAATTTAAAATTATTAATTTAGAATGGAGCCAAGGTTATATGAACTTTTGGTTGGAAAATGGCGACTCTTGTGTTGTTGGGCTTTCTGAAATTGTTGAATTTAATGTAGATAAAGATTGACAATTAATCCTTTTTAATCAATACTCTTAATAGTAACAAATCGTGAACACCAAAAATATGAACAATAAATACAGCAATATTCGCATTAAAATAAATAACCAAGCTGAAAAACTGGCGGCTTTGTACTTTTTGGCAGCAAAGTCGGGCTGTAAGATTTCAGATATTGTTCTGAAAAATACTCTTGCCAATAATAGTCTGGTAATGCAACATCCTTATGTTTATATTAGTGGCGAAATTGTTACCGCTACCTGTTCTGACGTTGGCCACGATATAACAATTGTGAAGTTTTCTGACCTCAAAAACTTTGATTCTTATTTAGCGTTAAAGTTTGTGGAAGTTGTTCTCAACAAAGAACATACAGCTAAAGTTTACAAAGATAAGGTGGTTGTAGGATGCCAAAGTTTTCCTATCTCTGTGCTTGAGGAATTGTATAAGGCTAAACTTTCGCTTGACGCTAATTAAACCTTGACTTCATTAGCACGAAAATGTATTATTTGACTATAGATTAAACCACAAAACTATGATTACTATTAAGAATATCGCTATTAAGACAAACAATCAGGCTGAAAAACTGGCCGCGCTTTATTTTTTGGCCTCTAAAATTGGCTGTAAAATTTCGGAAATCATCTTGGAAGATACAATTAAAAACGTATGTATTAATGCTTATCCAATTGTTTATTATTATCCTACTTATATAAATGCAACCTTCAATGCCCCAGAAGATTTCCATTTAGTTGAATTTTCGGAACTTTCCAACATTGATTCTATCTTGGAAAAACTGAACAAACCAAAAATTGAGGTTGGTAAGAGGTATTATTATTCAAACAAAAAAAGTTTTATTGTTCCTATTTCAGTTGAAGGCTCAAACAAATATGTTCTTGGTGGCTGTAAAGGTTGTGATTTTAATCTTTATAATAATGGAGAGCAAATGTCTGAGGCTGAGACAATTGAGAGGCTTGGAAGTTATAAACTGGCTGATGTTGGCTAACGCGGCTAATTCTTAGATTAATTTTAATTCAATCAGCGAGAGCAACATGATTGAGAGTATTTGGACTTATCATGAATTAGATTTGGCTGGCGCGAATTAATTTTAATTAAAAAAATAAGCCTTTTAAACCAGCCGAAGTTGCTAGTAAGGCTCAATAGATTATACACTCTGTTTTCGGACTAATCAAATGATTTATTTATATTTATTAATTAGCTCCGCTAATAAATCTTCGGCTAACGCCTTCGATTTAGTGCTTTCTTCGCCTATAGCCTTGGAGGTTAAGGAAACAAGCAAAGGAAACCCATTTAGTAATTTTTCTAATTACCAAATAAACCAATAATCAAGCGCGGTATCTTTTAGGCTCGCGGTAGCGTATCTTCAGTTCTGCTCTTTGCTCTGAGACTCACCTGATTAGTTTGAAAGAATAAGTTCTGGCAATGCCTATGTTCTTGTGTTTCTAACTGTGTTCCTTCGCCCTGTCGGTTTAAGGTATCAGCATTTAGAACAATCTTATTTGATTTATTATTCGATTGCATCCACTGTGAAGGCGCGTTCTCCCGAAATACCTCCTTGATGTTAGCAAGTTTGTGGAGACCCTTTTTACGGGCTTTGGTTGTCTTAACAGTAATCACGCTATCAATTACCTGTCTTATTCTAATGTCATTATTCTCTGCTCTTTTTAGGCCATAGTGGCAAGCAGACTCATAACTGAGGATATTTTGGGTTATTACCATCGTATCATAATATCTTACACTCAAAACTTGGAAAAACATAACAAAATAATTGATTTTAATAACTAAAAAGTGTAAAATAGTCGAGGGTGAGATTTATTGTTGCTTTCCCATCGTATCAGATTTGGAAGCTTTGATTTTTCTTGCTCTTATTTCTTTTTATAATTGACTTCTTTGTTACGAAAATCTATTCTTTAAATATGGATACTAATTTGATAGCTCGGATTCAACAGTTAGAATCGGAAAAGAAAATTTTCGTTCAAGCACTTGAAAATGTAATTAAATCTACTGTTCATCCAAACGTCGCTGTTCGGGCGGTAATGGTTGATTTAAAACCAATTAGAAATGTTTTGAAAAATATTGTTGGTTCTTTGCCGGAATTAGGTATTAAATAGTTGACTTCTTAATCTTTTTAATTCATCATTAGAACATGACGAAAATCTCCACTTATTATGTTTTGCGCCTTAAAAATACTGAAAAGTATTTTGAGTTTGAATACACGGCACACTTAAACCCGTTAGAAAGATTTCTTGCCAATATTGATGTTAATAGTATTTTTCTAAACGAAGCGGCGGCTATTGAGTATATAGAGTTTTTAGAGCGAATGCATAATCAAACTTTGAGAGACAAAATTGAAATTCTCAAAATTGAGAAAACCGAGATTTACAATATTATTTCTATTGACGGATTTGCGCCAGAACAAACTTGACATTTTCGTTAATTAAGCCTTAAATATAGACATGAGATTTACTATTCCTGTTACTTGGACAATGTGCGGCGACATGGAAATTGAGGCATCTTGTCTGGAAGAGGCTATCAATAAGGCAGATAACGCTGAATTACCAGAGGGGACTTTTGTTAGTGATAGTTTTAAAATTGATACAGAAAATATTAATTGTGCGCTTGACTAGTTGCTCTCGCTTATTTAAATAAAATAAAAAGTTGACTTTGTTTGGAATTTAGCTTAACCTAAAAATATGATTATTAACGACATTAAAGAAATGCTTTTTGCGGCTCAACTAGGTAATTCACAATCAATGGTTTGTGTCGGATTGTGGGGTAAAGGCATTGCTGTTTATGTTGAAAACGGCGAAACCAAACAAAAAACCTTAGTCAAAACTTTCTATATTAAAGAAGAAAAAGAAGCTAGGAATTTTGCCAATGGTTATAGTTATGGATGGAGCGATGGCCGCGCCGATTTTGCTTCAATGTTTTAGTTGACATTTTCGGAAATTAAATACAATATTAAATCATGGAAAAACTCAAATTCAGTTTCGGTAACGCCAAATTGCCTAAATACATTGCAATTTTTAATCTGCCAGTTGGCTTTACTTGTGACAAAAAGTGAATTAATAAGTTTTGTCACTGAGCATTTCCATAAAAATATCAAATTTATCTTTTCTGGTGATACTTTCAATATTAGAATTTCTTATTATTGCGGATTGTTGCGCTGCCGCTTCCTCGGTTTCAAAAACACCAACTCTATTGTCATTTTTATCTCTTACCGCCCATTTTTTTCCGTATTTGTTTACGCCATAAAACCTACTTGAATAAGATTTTCTTAAGATTTTTTTAATAAACTCTAATTTATCTAAATTTTCGTATGTTTTGATGTCGTTAATTGGAACATAAGCGTTTGGATATAAAAGTAAATAGACAACATCTTTTATAAAAACCGCCTCTTCCAGAGTTTTAGTTATGGCTATCTCTATTCGGTTATGATGTTTAGAAGCGTATGTTCTATAGCCAAGATGGCATAATGAAATCCCTTTTTTGAATTTTGAATTTTTGTTTGTGTTTTGTGTTGCTCTGGTCGCCACTATTTTAGGAATTGCTTTTGTAATTATTTCGGGATGTTCTTTGTAAAGCTTTTTTAATGTGTTACTTATATTGATTTTTTGTTCTTCTTTAATAACTCTTTTGTCTTTTAATCTCGCCATACCTTCGCCTCCTTCAGTTGCGTTTGTTAAATCAAATCCAAGCTTTTTATAGCATTTTACCCAATATTTTTCTTTTAATGCGTATGTGTTTTCGTCACCAATATCAATTATTTTAATAATCGGTTTTTTACCTTGTTTTAAAAGCCATTTTATCCAGTTGTTTTTATGTGTGTTTGTTTTTAGTGTTGAAGGCCTTACGTGTTCTTTTAATCGGTATGGAAATCTCATTTCGTTAGATTTCCCGACATATCTTGGCGTATTGTCTATTGGGCAGAAAAGAGCATAAATAAATGTTTTCATATATTAGGTTACACCAGAAGCGTGAATCCTTACAAAATAAGTTGACATAAACGTAAATAAAGATTAGTCTTTAAGTATGACATTAAACGAAGCAAAGGCCATTATTGGTAATTTGAGCGAACCAAGCAAAATGCCTTGTTATGGTTATTCAATTTCGGCACTAAAATGCATTACTGGCGGCAAATTATATGAAATTGAGGGAAGCGTTTGCAATAAATGCTATGCTCGCCGTGGTAATTATCTTTATGATAATGTTAAAAATGCCCATGATTTTCGGCTAAATGCTTTTAATCATCCTAATTTTGTGCTGGCAATGGCAACCGTTATAAATGCCACAGAATCAAGCGGTTACTTTCGTTGGTTTGATTCGGGAGATTTGCAATCTGAAAAAATGCTGGCTCAAATTTGCGAAATTGCCTCTTTGTGTGGCCGGATTAAATTTTGGTTGCCAACTAAAGAGATTTCGATTGTCAGTTCTTATATTAAAAAGGGTAACAAGGTTCCGAAAAACCTGAATATTAGGCTTTCAAGTTACATGATTGATGGCCCGGCCTTTACAACTTTGGCGCAAAGCCTTGGTGTTACAACATCAACGGTTGTTAGGAATGGCTGGACTTGCCGCGCACCAAAACAAAACAATAAATGTTTGGATTGTCGGCTTTGCTGGTCAACCAAAGTTAAAAATGTGGCTTATCGTTATCATTAATTGCTCTCGCTGGTTTAATCAAACAATAAACTTGACTCTTTAAACACAAAACTCTAAACTTAAATTATGAAAATTGAAATCTCCAACATTGTTGTTATAAACAGCCTCTCTTGTGTTGAACTAGCTGAAAAGTATGGATTTAAGCGCGACAATCATGTACTTAGCGATAATTATCTCACTTTGAATTTGGACAATAAGACTTTTAGTAGTTCTGATGTTCCTGATGGTTCTCTTATCCAAAACAAGCAAGATTTTGAGTCTTTTCTTGCCAAAAATTTTAAGCCAGTTTTTAAGATGGAACTTGGAAAAAAGTATTCTGACAAACTAACTTTTGTTGTGCCGATGGAAACTTATAATGGCAAAATTGTCTTTGGCGGGCTTGATGGTTGTGTTTTTAAACTTTACAATGACAAGCCTAGGAATTTTGAAGAGGCAAGTAGGTATGTTGAAAGTAATTGGCCGATTGTTCTTGATAATTGATTGATAATCAGCAACTTACGGGCCTTTAGTTAAAACGAGGTAAATAACAGCAGCCTCATAAGCTGTCATTATGGTCAACTCAAGCCATAAGGCCCACCATTTTCAGAAAATAAAACTTGACATTTTAGGCCGAATAAACAATAATCTAAATTATGGAAAAATTGATTGAAGAACTAAAAACCACAGCCAAGCAAAAAATGCTTTCTGATGATTCTGATTTTGATACATCTTGTGGTGGTAATTATGATAATGCCTATTATACAGGATGCGCTGATGGTGAAATTTATTTGGCGCGAAAGATTCTTACTGATTTGAATATTAGTTGGAAATAACACTTGCATTTTCGGACTAAATAACCTATTATTGAAATATAGAACAAACCGCGAACGCCAAAACAATGAATAAAAACACCAAAGCCCGATTCAATTCCGCCCTTAAAACCTTCCGCAAGACTGGACAAACCAGTGTGACTGTTGGTTCACAAACCTTTAATTTTGCGGCCAAAAAGGCTGGCACTCAGGTTATTTCGCAGAATGTCAAGCGCAATATGCAAATGACTGTTTTCAAGAATCAGGGGACTGGTAATTCTGGCAACAACAGCATGACAAAGCATGAAGCTATTAGCAAAGATTATCCAGCCTCGCCAGTTAAAAAGAAATATACTGACAAGGACGGGCGGTTTATTTAAATAAAAGATTGACTTTTCGGAACTTTTAAACTAAACTAAAACTATGATTAAAGTTATTATTGATAATACAACCGAAATTAAAGTGCAAGACGTTACGCCAAAACATTTTATTGGAGTAAAGCGTTGCGGCGAAAAAGCTTTCGTAACCAGAGAAAAATACGAGATGGGATTTTATAAACTACTGTCAACAAACCAGCTTACCAAAGGAAATGGTTATTGTATTTACGATGAGCCTACTTTAGCGGGGCTTCTTAAGAATCTAATTAATGCCAATTTTGAAGTTTTTGTTTTTGAAACTTCTAAGGAATTGTTTACTTGGCTGGCTGCTGAATAATCTTGACTCTTTTAAATTTTTAACCTAAACTCAAACTATGAACAAAATCATAACCAAAGATATTATCCGAAAAACCGATTTCAAAGCTGGCGATTTGTTTCGAGACCCAGATGGTAATGTTTATGTGCTTTCGAATCCAGATGGTCGTTATCTGGCTGTTCGATTGAGCGACGGTCGTATTTGGAATTCTGCAAAAACTTCTATTGTTGACGCTATTGATGGCGGCTTGATGTTTTTCAAGAGTGACGCCACAATCGAAATTAAATGATTGACTTTTCGTAACCAAAAATTTAACATTAAATAAAGCAAAAACTATGAAAATTGAACTTGAAATCAAAAAGACAAAGCGAGCAAACACAACCTTGTCTGCAACCGAAATTGCCCAGGGCGTTCCTTATTTGGTTACATCTAGGCCAAATGATGATTTGTATAATAATGCAATTGCTTTTGTTTACAATGGAAAAATTGTTACATACTCGCCTTGTGGCAAGGTCTTGATTCATTTTGTTAGTGATTTTACTAGCGACTATCGGTTTCAAGAAGTCAAGTCTGTCAAAATGGTGGCAGAAATTGAAGAATAAAGATTGACATTTTCAGAACATTAGACTAAACTTAATAATAAAACTATGAATGAAACACAAAATACAGTCGAAACGCCGGTTGTGCCAGTAACGCCAAAGCGCCGTGGCCGCAAGCGTATCTATACCACCAAGAACATTACTTTTGTCATGCGAAATGGCGAATGGGTTAAGCGAGGCAAGGGGAAGCCAAAGGCTGGGGAACAAACCAAGATTGAAGTTGTGTCTCTGGTTTAGCCCCGCCAAAAATGCTAGTTTTGTTTTTAATAATGGCCATTACTATTGCTTATGCAGACCGACACAATTAAAGATGGGGATTTGGTTAGAGTTGTCAACGACAAAAACGAGCAACTAAAGCGCGGAATTGTTGTAAAGTCCACTGTATTCTATGATGTAAGTGCAAAAGCGGTTCTTGAATATGCTCAAAAACTTTATCAAGCCGTTGAAAATGTGACAATTCGGAATATTAAGAAAATTTAGTTGCTTTTGGTTACGAAAAAATCTATTCTGAATAAGTAGTTAATAAACCTTAAATAAAAACAAAGCACAAAAATGCGCAAAATTACAGACAAGATAGTGGGAGCTTTTAATAGCCGTCAAGCCAAGTCTTTGGGAAATACAGTAAGTGATGGCCAAGCTCTTTATTTGCATGGCAATAAAATCGCCAAATGGTGTAACAAAGATATTTGGATAACCAACGCTGGCTGGTTTAGCAATACCACCAAAGAGCGGCTTAATGCTATATTTGGAGTTTCAATTTACCAAAAGAATTATCAATGGTATTTGAATGGCCAGCCGTGGGGCGGCGAATGGATTAAGGTTAGCTAATTTGTTGTTGGATGCGATACCAAGGACAGCAAACTTGGTATTTTTTTATTTGACAAGCTTGTAAAAATAGTCTAATCTTTAATTAGAAATAGCAATTATGAATATTTTCAAGCTCCAATATACAGAAGCATCAGATACAACTGAGTCAATGTTTGAAAGCGAGAATCATTTTGAAGTTTTTGGCTCGCGTAAAGCTATTTTTAGCCTGTGGTTTCAATTGACGCAAAATCTTAAATCACAAGGTTCAGCTTATCCGCGTTTTATCAAAGTCTTTGATACCAATGGCATTGAACAAAAGATGGAAAGAGGCGTTGCGGCTATGCAAACAATTAATACTTATAATTGACTTTGTTTTCCGAAAAGATTAGGTTTAAAGCATGACAAAGATACAGAAAGAATATAGAGCCGGGTTTGCCAGTGGTTATGTGCATGATGATTCTGATATGCTCTGTTTTGCTAACCGGCGCAAAATGCAATTTGGGCTTGATGATATTAATCCTTTAATTAGAGCTTATTGGCAAGGTTATTATGATGGCCTGAATGAAACCACAAAATACCAAAGTTTGTATTTTAAAACTTGATTCTTTCGTTTAATTGGCTTAATATAGGATTATGCCGCGAACGCCAGTAATAAATTTTCAATCTGATTTTGCCTTAAAAGATTTTCCTCTTTTGAAAGCTGAGGCCGAAATAAATAACTGGTTAAGCGGCCAAACTGGAAGTGTGTTTATTTTGGAAGATGGAAAAGCCAAAAAAGTTAATCTGAATTTTACCCGCGCCGGTAATTATGCTATTAATAAGGAGATTGTAAAGAGATTGGTTGTTTTATATTCTGCTTGACAATTCTGGTTAAATAATCAAATATAGAAACATGACACGCACAATTGAAAAAATCTATATTGAATTTCCCAATGACCCATCAGTGGGTCTTTTCTCTTCTCATTTTGAATTGTCCACAAGCATAGATTTATCAGTATTTGACGGCGAACCACAAGAAGAAAATTTATATCTAAATAATTTGCGTCAAAAAATAGGCGAATTGTATGAAGAAATGATAGGAGATGGCAAATGCAGAGTTTATTTTGATTTTGAGCTTTTTAATTTGACAAACAATAAATAAAAACCTAATATAAGAATATGCCCAACCTATCAAGTGAATCAATCCAGAGCCTGCGCCAAAAAGGTTATAAGGTTCGCGTAAAGCACTATCGTTATGCCAATTTCGGCGTTCCGATTGTCAAGAGGCAAAAAGTTGAGCCTATTAAGGATTTGGATGGCAAGCGCCGACATCCAAAGGGCGGCTTGACAATCATTGAATTGGATGGCCCGCAAGGTAGGTTTGTCGGGTCTGCTGTTTGCTCCAAAATGGACAATTTCTGCTATAAGACTGGAGTGAAAATAGCTTTGGGCAGGATGGAAGAAAAGGCTAGTTTTGACTTTTTCAGTTTGGCAAAGAAAATTGTTGACTTTTTCAGTTAAAAAACTTAATCTTAGGATGTTGCGAGCCTTCCCGGCTCTTAACAATCTGGCGGTTCATTGAGGGCAGCGTTTGAATCCTTGCTATTCAAGCTGAGCGACCTGAGACCGTCAGACCTTTTTTAGAAATAAAATTTGACTTTGGTGTTTGTTTAATTTAGTATTTAGTTAGCGAGAGCAATCAAAGTAAAGCGGCTTGCAACCGCAAGAATAGAGAAAAAGTGAAAGGTTAAACAATTCAGTGTAGCACACTGGCAAAATAACCTAGGGAAGAAAACCTGAATTAAATTACTAGCTGGATTAGCTGTCTAGCCGTCAATAATGATAGGTCGCTGGAGCTTTCTTACCAAGCCGACTTGCACAAAGCGAGTTAACCTTGGTGTTCCAGAAGGAAATAAAAGAAAGTAGGATGAATGTGCGACACTTTTCTTTATTCTTATTTTTAATAAAAAGGTTGCAAAGAGTCTAAAGCCTCTAAAAACGCTGATAGCTTGGTTTGGGCTGTCGCCAATTCTTACAAAATTATGCTTAAATACCTAATCCCCATTATTTTGGCTTTAAATACAAACGCGGCTTTGCCAGCAAAGTTTGTCCAAGCTATTCATCAAGTTGAAAGTTCTGGTAAAGTTGGGCTAATATATGGGGATTCAAAAATGTCATTAGGCCCACTGATGATTAGCAAAAATTGTTGGATTGATTCTAAAATTAGCGGCTCTTATATTCAATGTACTAACTTAGCCTACTCTGTAAAAGTAATGGAGGCTTATCTTAATAGGTATTGTCCACAATCTGTTAAAATACAGGACTTTGAAAGCATGGCCCGATGTTGGAATTCAGGCCCAAATTTTGCAAAAAAGAAGCATTTAACACAAAATTACTGGCTAAAAGTTCAAAAAGAGCTTAAAAAAGCAAAATAAACTAAGTTTTTTCTTGATTTTCGTGTTTTTTTAGTTAATTATAAAAGTATGGACAAAACATATACTTTTAACAAAAAAAACATCTTGGCTGATGAACATGAGAATTTGAGTGTTGAAATAATCAATTTAGAGGCTGAAATGGCAAGGCAAGAGATTGTTTTGGATGGTTTGTATAAGAAAAGAGCAGAGGTTTTGAAGAAATACTTGGCTGCCGCCGATTAAAAATAGATTGATTTTTAGTTGACTTGGCCGCTCAAATAGGTAAATATAGAAACATGGAAACCAAAAACACTTTTTTCGTCATTGAAGTAACAAGCGGCGTTAGGCCATTTAATTTTGTTGGCTGGAAAGATATTGACTGGTGGCGGGCGTAGCAAGTATGCCGTTACGGTCAAAATTGAAGGCGTTAAGGATAAGTTTGACATTGCAAATCGCGAATTCAATAATCGAATGGTGGCGGCTTGGAGTCATGACGGGTCAATGGGGCTGTCATTGTTTGATTGCAACACCTGTGTTGTGTGCCAGAATACTTTGAATATTTCGCTGGCCGAAAATCACAACATTAATTTTTACTTGAAGCACACCGCCAATATTGACAGCCGATTGGACGAAGTTGAAAAGGCCATTATCGAAATGCAATCTGGCCGCGAAATCTTCCAAGCCAAGATGGAAACTTTGGCCGGGGAAACCTGCGATGCTGGCCGCGCCAAGAATATCTTTGCCGGGTTTATGACCGGTGGCGAAAAGCGCAAGCTGTCCACCCGTGCAACTAACACTGTCGAACGGCTTGGGGAATTGTTTGTGCGCGGGGCTGGTAATCGCGGGGAAACTATGCTTGATTGTTTTTCGGCTGTGACTGATTTTTATAGTCATGAGTCAAGCGGCGGGGAAAATCGGCTTAAGCAGTTGGCCAGTAGTGAGTTTGGGGCTGGCGCGAATGCCAAGGCGCGAGCGTGGCAGGGTTTGACTAATCTTGACACTCGCAATGTCTGGGAAGCGGTTGGGGCAGAGTCTTTGGCTCTGGTTTAACGGTAAAAGATTCGCAAAGTTGGCTAGGCATAAAAACTTAGCCAGTTTTTTTGTTGACATCATAGGCCAAATAATCAATAATCAAAATATGAAAGTTTATTGCGTTTTTAACATTGCTGGCGATAATGAAGAATGGTATTTGATTAGGATTTTTGACAGCCAAAAAAAGGCAGATGATTTTGTCGCCAATGAAATAAAATCAATCCGAAAAATTTCCTCCTATGTTCCAAATTTTAAAATTCAAGAGAAAATTTTGGAATAAAGATTGACAAAGTAAATAAAATAGTTTAAATTTAAAACATGAAATACAAAGTAATTTTTCCTCTCACCGATTGGATGTCGTCATGTTCAGAAATTGTTTCTGATAAACCAATGGAAACAAAAGAAGATGAGGCGTTATGGTATTATAACAAACGCCGAGAGCATGATGGATTAAGGCACATTAGTAGGTTGCCAGCCGGGACGGTTTTTCAACCAATTGATAATTAATTTTTAGGCTGCAAACCTAAATTGGACGGTAATAAGACTTACAAAGTCCGGGTTATCGTTAAGCATTAACAGAGATACAAAGCTAAAACAAAACTCTGTTTTTAATTTTTGGCTGTCGCTAATTGCTCTCGCTAAAATAAACCAAATTAGAACTTGTATTTTCGGACTAAATAACCAAATATAGAATTATGGACACACTTGACAGAGTAATTTTTGCATATTGGCATTTTTATGTTTCTCTTTACCTTGGCTGGAAAGCTTGGTTTGTGATTTCGGATTTGAATTTTGGTGATGGGGTGTTGCTTGGGATTTTGATTTGCAAGCTAATGGTTAATTTGCTTGAATATACAGGGCGAATTACTTATAATAAAGTTTGACATTTGAGGCGCAAAAATTAAAACTAAAAATATGATTCAAACATTAATTAGCGCCGAAATAAAGGTTTGCCCAGTGGTTACTTGCAAAAAGTGTGGCGCTCAAGCTTATAGTTCAACCACAATTTGCACTAATACTGGCAAAATGACGCTTGATGATTTTAATGGCGAAATTGAAAAGTGTTTAAAGAATAAATTCATTCAACCGCCAATTGGTTGGGCTGTTAATGGCCGTTTAGATTATCGCTGCCCTAATTGTTTCAAATAGAGATTGCTTTTTGTGTATAAATAATTAAAACTAAAATTATGCACAATTACAAAGAAAATTTTCGGAAAATCCGGCGCAACATGCAAGAATTTAAAACCAGAATGGTTAAGCCTAAAAGGGGTAAAGGTTCCAAATTAGACCGAAATAATTGGAAAAAAGATTTAGACTAATTTTATTTGACAAACCGTGCTAAAAAATACAAACTAAAAATATGGAAACAAACTTTGAATCACTGACAAAAGAGCAAAACGAGCAAATTGACAAAGCTCGCAAGGCCGGTTATTGTGACTATTATCCTTGTTTTAATGGCGAGGAAAAACAGGCGCAAAACACTTACAACGGGGCAATGAAGTATTTGGAAAGTTTACCCAAAAACTAGGTTGACATTTTTGTTCTGAAAAGTTAGGCTAAAACTATGAAGCAAACATTAAAACAGGCTGGCTACAAATACAATTGTTACATTGGCAACGGGCAACACATTTTGCTTAATGAAGATAACAAGCCAGAAATTTGGTTTGCCAACAAAAATCATGCAAGCTTTGGGCTAATCTACAAAAATACACACTTGGAATTCCAAACTAGCAATGTGCCAGACTGGTTTATTGAGAATAATACAGCGAGAGCAATTAAATAATTTCAAATGGTATATTCTCAGAAATGAGAAAACCATGCCTTGGTTACAAATATTAGCCCGTAAATAAAAGATTGTTTTGACTGGCAATCGGCGGTTCCTAATGTTCCTAGCCAAGGTAAAACTTTTGTTTTTGCTGCCGCCACTACTTTTCCGGCCTATAAATTATGCTAATAATCTTTATAACAATGGCTTTATTGTTGGCGCTAACTAATCATCAAAAATAGTTTGAATAAAAAGTTGACAATTAAAACAAATTAGCCTAAGTTTAGATATAACAAAAAAACAAATTATGTTATATCATAAACAAATCGGTTTGCCAGTCACGGTCAATAAAGCTTTGGGCCATTATGTTTGCAAGTTTACCATGCATAGTTTGCAAGCTTGTCTGAATGACAGATACGGCAAAGTTAAGCCCCCTCTGGAAATTGACATAACAGCGCAAAATGTGGTTGAATGTGAAATTTTGGGGCAAAGTGTTGCGAAAGTTGTTATCCGCCAGTCTTACAATGAGACTAAAGATATTTCACTGGCTTTGATTCCTGATGGCAATCGCGCAATTGTCAAAACTTTGTGGTTGAATGACAAAACTGACAATCATCTTACTTTGGACGAAAGCAAATATTCCAAAGTTTAGATTGACAAACAAGGTTAAAAAGAATAGAGTTTAAATTATGAAAGATAACCTTATTTTTATGCAAATTCTGGAAAATGCCAGAATTGAGTTTGAAACTTTAAAATCTTGCGTCAATAGCGACAACAAAGAGCGGGCTAAAGTCTCTTTGTATTGTCTTGGGATTGACATCAAAAACTTGCTGAAAAATCTTGAAAATTAGAATTGACAGATTAGGCGCAAAAAACTAAGGTTAAATCGTTAGGCAAACAATTAACAAAACAAAAAAATGATTGATACAATCGAAAACATGACGCCACGCCAAAGTTTTGCTCTTTATTTGGCCACAAAAACGGATGTCAGAAAATTGACGCTAACCAAGGGCCAAGCCAGCGGTTTTATAACCCGCGCTCAAAATGACCCGGTTACGGTCAAAAATGAATTGATTGCGCTTGGCGGGATTGACAAGTCAAATGGCAAAACTTTGACCGTTAAACTTGATTATCAAAAGGTATTCAATGAGGCCCATGCCGCTGGCCTAGCCGCTGGCAATGCGTCCAAGCCAGTCCCAATGGTTGTTCAAGGTCATGCCAATCCCTTGGATGATTCAAGCCCGGTTGTCCAAAGTTGGGTTGTCAATGAAGGATGTTGCGGATTCGCGAATGCTGTTATCAAGCCGGGAAATTCTGGCTTTGCTAAATGGTTGAAAGCCAACAAAATGGGTTATAAAAACTATTATGGCGGTTGGGCCTTTCCCTGCCATGATTTTAACCAAAGCTTAGACCGCAAAGAGAAATATTGTAATGCCTTTTGCGCCGTGCTTTCAAAATACGGGATTAATGCTTATACTGATAGCCGGATGGATTAATTGCTCTCGCTGAAATAATCCAAATAAAAGCTTTACAACCAAGCATAAATAATTTAGAGTAAAAAAGTAATAAGAAACCTTTAACAATAATAAAAAAATGACAAAAAAACACTTCAAACTCTTTGCGGAAAACATTAGCAAGATTGCCGATAAGGCAGAGCGCCGAAAACAGGCAGAATTGACGGCGGAAACCTGTAAAAAGGCTAATCCGCGATTCGACTTTGCGCGGTTTTATGCCGCTTGCAATGTTAGCTAAATAAACCAAAAAATCAGCCCGGCCTAATAAGCTGGGCTTTTTGTTGTCTATAATTCTCAAAATTGAGAATTGCTCTCGCTAAATAAATTCAAATAATTCTTTACTTTTAGGCTAAATAAGTTTATTGTCAATAAATGAAACATAACTTTGAAATAACTTTGGATGTAATTGGCTGTTTTGTTGTCGCTGTTTTGTTTTTGGCATTAGCCTTGTTTTAATATGCTGGCAAGGGCAAACAAATACTTTGCGCGAAAAGCTGGCATTAAGCCTTTAGCCATAGAGTTTTTCAAAGATTGGAGTTTAAATAGTACAGTGGCAGAATTAGTTTTGCAAAACGGCCAGCCTAAAAGCATTAGGGTAAATATATGCAGAGTATTAGACAGCCAAATAATAGGCTTAGCCCATGAATATATTCATTGTTTGCAAATTTTAAAGGGCAAGTTGCAAATACATAAAGGAAAAGAGTTTTGGTATGGTAAAGAATGTTTAATGCCTTATGTCAATCGGCCACATGAAATTGAGGCGAGGAAATTACAGTTTGCTTGGTTCAAAAATTTTAATCTTTGCCATTGACAGCTTAGTTAAAAAAATTTAAGGCGAATAGGTTGACAGAAAAAAAACAAAAAATTATGACCAAAAACGCTTTAGTTAAAAAACTCAATAAGGAAATTGCTCCTTTTACCACAACAAACAATTACTTTGAGACTTTGGGGCAGTCTTTTAATGGTATTGTTCAAGTTTTGGCTGATAACCATATTCCCTTGAATGATGATTCTTTAACCTTGTTTGGTTTTGTTGGCAATGAGGGGCGGAAAAATTGGGAAATTCAAACTTTGCTTGGCAAGGTATATCTTGAATTTGTTTGGTATAAAATGTCCAGTGGACGTTGGGAAATTGTTGCTTATTTTTCCTGATTTTGGATATTGACAAACCAAGCACAAAAGTTTAGTGTGTAGATGTTAGGCAAACAATAAATTAAATAAAAAATTATGGCAACAATCTATAAGCATGGTGAATTGGGGCAAATTGAACGTTTGACACACAAAGTTTGCTACTGCGCGGATGGAAAAATCCTGAAAAACTACGGGCACGGATGGAAAGTTTGGGGCAAAGTCAAACCGGGAATTGACCCGAAAGCACACTTTGAAAAATGCAAGGCAAAATATGCTGAAAAGCTTGCAACGATGCCAGCATTCGCGGCATGGCGGAAAGCTTTGCATGATAATTTCAGTCTCAAAAACCGGGTGTTAGCCTTGGAAAGCATTAAAATGCTTGGCGATGATTTTGACGGTGCATGGGCTTCATTAGATGATTATGGGATTAAAGTCAATTTTGACGATTTTATGCTTGTTTGTGAAGCTTACAAGGCAGCTTGCAACGAAGCCCGAATTTTTGAGCAAAACAAGATTGACAATAACGCGGGTTTGGCCTAGGCTAGAAATATGATATTGATTTTTGTTGCTCTAGCCTTAATAATCGGATTTTCAAATCAATAAGCCTAAATATATATGCACGAAAACAAAAGCCCGCCCATTTAGTCAAATATATGTGATACTCCACTAGGCCAAAAACTTAGTGGAGTTTGATTTTGTGGTTAATTCTCAAATTTGAGAAAAAATAGTCTAAAATAAACCTTGCCATGATAGTTTGAAAAGTTTAAGGTGAAATTATGAAAAATTTAATTTGTAAAGCTTGCGGAAAACCTTTGGTTCAAATAGATGATTCAAGCGCAATGTTGCTTGGGTGCAATTCAACCTATTGTAATATGGCTGGCGTGAATGTTACGGGCAATTTGAATGATTTTGGCAAAGTCGAGATTTTTGGCCAGTCTCAAAATTTGGATTTGACGGATAATGATATTAACTTTAATAAGGAATTGTGGTTTTCGCGGGCAGAAGCTATTTTGTCTGATTATTGGGATTGCAAGGTTGAAAATGTAACCTTTGATTTATTCTCATAATTGAGAAAATTGCTTTCGCCTAAATAGTCCAAAATAGAGCTTGCATTCTAGGTTTAAATAATACAAAGTGAATACAGTAAGAAACAAAATTTTATGAGTACAAAACAAATTTCAGTAGTCAATAAGGCAAAACAATCAATTGCCAGTCTCAAAAACCGCGCCAGCCAATTGCAAGGTAAAAAATTAGCCTTTTCAAACGACAATTGCTTTGGAAAACTTATTCAAATCCAAGCATGGGAAAACTGCAATTTGCCGTTTAATCAGTATTCTATCGGCATTCACGAATAAACCATTTTCGGAAAACAACAAATAAAACAAAATCATGCAACCCATTGACATAATTAATAGGCTCAAAAATCATAATGGCCAGCATTTACCCGTTACATGGGCGCGCCCGCTTAAGACTCGCAAAGGAGTCTCAAATAGCGTAGTCAAAAGGACTTGCGCCTATGTTCGGGCGGGGATTAACTTTGCCAATCTTGGGACAGTCAAACAAGGTATTGAGTCCGGGGAACGTGGGCCGGTTCAATCTTTGCCTTGGGGTAATTGGATTAACTACCCCTATATTATCGGGCATAATGGGAATGATTATGTCAGATTATATCCGGCCAGCTTTGAAAATTTGCGCCCATCGGTTGAATATTACTGCGATGGATTGCCTTGCACCAAGGAAACCGCGCAAGCTCTTTGCCTTGCAAGCGAATTCCGCACAAGTGAAGATTCCCCCGAATGTTTCACGGTAAAAGATCAAAGCATTATTAGCGTTGGCTAAACAAAGCATTAAAAACAATTACAGAACAGCCTAGGGTAAAACCTAGGTTTTTTATTGCTTTCGCAGATTAGGATTATTAGGAAAAGCTTTTCGGAATATTAGGAAAACTATAATCGAAAAAAAGATTAAAAAAGATATTGACGGATTAAAGGATTGTGTTAGATTCACCTTGTTAAATTAAACAATTAAACATTAAAAACATTATGAACAAAAACCTAGAATTGGCCCGCAAATTGCAAGCAATCGCATCTAACCTTTACAAGCTAACCACCATGTTTTGGGAGGGCAATGACAGCGCAAACAACGATAAGTATTTTGCGGCCCAAGACAGGGCAAACCGCGTTTGGGAATTAGTTGGTTAATTTTCGTAACAAAAAACCACAACATTAAATTAACTAATACAATGAATAAACTCGAAAAAATCCTTACTCAAAAAACCGGGCGGGCTATCTTCAATCGCAGAGGAGCAACGTGGGCTAAACGCTTGGAGTCTAACCAAGCTTGCCAAGCCAATCACGCATTGCTTGCGTCTATTCGCCGTGATGCTGCTCCCGCCATCGCGGCTTGCATTAAAGCTTCTGATTTGCTTGACGCTATCGGCATTCAAAAAGGGCTTTACCTTGGGCAGGATAGCGAGCGGGCTTGTCGGGTTGCCGTTGGGGCCAATGGCAAGTATTCATTCACCTATAAGATGGGGCAAGCTGACAACGATACCAGCTTACTTGATAACTGTCCAATCATGGCAATGGGCGAAGCAATGGCCACAAGAGACGCGCAAGCGCAAGCCTAGGCAATCAATCCACACAACACCCCGCTCAACAAGCGGGGGTTTTTTTGCTTTGGTTAGATTGAATCACGATTAAACAAGTCGTCATTCTATTGAGACTTATTCTCAAAACTCTCTAGGATTGAATTTGCCGCAAAAAACAGCCCATTAGAGTAACCATAGCGGGCAATTTTGGTTTTGTGTTGTAAGTTGCTATATATCAAGCATTTGCTCACAATTGAGAACAAAAAATTTTTACCATTAGACTGGCCTTAAAAACGATTTAAAAGTGTGCCAACTTTGAAAAACATAGAAGATAGTTAGAAAAACAATGAAGTATTTAGATAAGCTAATGACAGTATAAAGGTTTATTGATTCTAGAATCATGCCAAGTAAGACCTGCCTTTGATATTTTCGGAATATTTTTTCAAGTATTAGACCCCATGATTTTGCGAATAAAAAAAACTTATCCAAATTTTTTTGGCCGCAGTGGCCTCTACAATTCTCCGATTTAAAATACCAACCTAAAAACATACGAAAATGTTCTATATCTTTATGTTTATCTACAGGTATTTAATCAATCCAATGCTTTTTTATATTGCTTGTTTCTTTGTAAACATTCTATGTCTTCGTTGTATTCCTTAATTCTAAAAAATCGAAAATTAACCATAATTAACTAAACATACGAAAATGCTTTATTTAATCTATTCTTCAATATATCTTTTATGCCTTGTCTTTATCTCCATTTTGTTCATCTGAAAAAATCCGCCACTTAATTAAAATTAAAATAGTTCCGAAAATACTCTATCTTTGTTTATTCAGTCTATGTATTCTGAGTCTCTATGTTATTTGTGTGTTTTTAAAAAATAGAAGATTTAGCTCGAAAATTAAAGTTCCGAAAATAAATTTATCAACCAACATCAATTGTTGTGTTCGGCCTTGTGTTTTGATAACTATTAATATCAATGAATATCAAAAAACTGGCGAAGCTGCCTTTTTCAAAAGAAAACTAAACAGATTATTTAGCTTAGCCACAAAATTGGCTTGATAAAAATGGCCGAAAATTCCAAAACCGAATGTTCCGAAAATAATAAATCGCCACTGCACAATACAATTACCTAGTTTATTAGGCTTTATATCTTTAACATAATAAACAGGTTTTAATACTTAAACGTTATATTCTAGAAAATTGGAGTCACTCGATAAACACAAAAGTTTTATTTCTTAACTTTTCACGAATAATGCTTCCACATTTTTCGATTTTATTTCTAAGTTCGATTTTTTTGTTAATTTCGGCGTTAAGACTATCTATAAGAAGGTCAATGTCAACACCATCGTAAATACAATCATTATTGTTGATAATTTTGCATTCCAGTTTTTGATTAATTTGGAGGCTGAAATTTTTGTCGCTAAACAGAATAAATTCTTTGGTTGTCCAGTGTTTCATATTTTTCTTTTGAAATTAAATTCTAATTGAGTTATTTTATGTTTGAAATTCTAAGCGCGAGGTTTTAATATTCAAGAAACTAATCTTCGTTGAAAACATTAATCAAAACTAAACAGATAATAATAAGTATTAAGTTCACAGAATTAGTCTAGTTGCATATCCTTTACCAAAACTTTTGATTTTTTAGCCACTCTATGTTTTAATTTTAAATCATCCAATTCTTTTTGTAAAATTTCATTTTTGACAGTTAGCTCGGCAATTATTTTATTATATCTGAGAATCAATTCGTCTTTCTCAGCCTTTTCAACACAAGCCTGAGTTTCAAAATAATTTAATTCATTAAAATTTCTTGGATAGGCTGGGTTGGACATAATTTTAATAACAAATAAATCGTTTATTGAACTTGCCATTTTTGAACTCAAAATTACTGTCTTGCTCAGATAGTGACCTAAAAACAAACTTTTGTATTTCATCTTTATCTAAATATCTAAAATATCTAAATTCAAATGATTTTGTTTCATTCTTAAATGCGCCATTAAAGGTTTTTAATTTGTAAATATATTCTGGTCTCTTTCGTTCATCATAGCCTTCCGATATTCCAAATTCAATAATATTGTATTGATAATTTACGACATTTTCTGCTAATACCTCTTTGAATAAAGAATGGTGTTTTGTGTGCATATTAGTTAATTGTTATACTAAATTTATCCCAAAGCCAAACTACAATATCTACTATTTTCCAAAGTCCAAGCGGCACAAAAATAAAAAGTAATATAGCACAAACCTTAAGGAGTTTATCTATGGCTTTACCAAGTATGTCGTAGCTCATAATCTAATCAACCTCTGTTACTGTGGCTTTAAATTTCGGACTAAATATTTCTGATTTCCAAGTCTCATAAAATCCAGTTTTGCTGCTTTTAATTTGAGGCGTGGGAAAAGCTAATTCATTTATTTTGTTTTGCAACTCAATAATCTTTTCATAAGCCGCAACTAACTTTTCTGACTTTTCGATATTCTTTTGCTTCTCCATCATAAGAAGTTCTTCTGTGGTATAATAGCGGTGAGACATTGGGTTGGCCATAATTTTATTCCTTCCTAACTCGTTCAATAGCAGAGTCTAATCCGCCACATGTGATAGAAATCTTTTGATTATTCTTAACAACCTCTCTAGCGAACGGCATAAATCCTTCAATCCAATCTTCCGAACGAAGATGGTCGGCTTTTTCTTTAGACTCACAAATTACCAAATTAGAAGAAACTTTCCATTTTCGTCCTCCGCATTTTCCCAAAAGACTCCTGCTTTGCCATGCGTAATAAATCTCAGAATTGTCAATTTTATCTCTATACAGACCGCACATTATCCTGTCTTTCGCGCCAATTCCGGCATAAACAGAGCAATGTTCGCAATGAATACAAAGTTTTTTATCTATCTGAGATTTTTCTATATACAATTTCATATTTTGATGCCTTCAAATACATTTCCAACCACAGTATAAATCTTGTCTGCCTGTCTTAATTCATGGATTTCCTCAACAACATTATCTTCTTCTTTATTATAGACAACCACGACAAACATAGCCCCGGCTGGCTCCCATTCCACAATTCCTTCTAATATTCTGGCGCTTCGGTCAATTGGGAATTTATTGTTTTTACCAAAACGAACAATGTCACCTTCGAAAATCTTGTTTTTTTCTTTATCCAAAAGGCCGGTAAACTGTTGAACTATAAAGAGTTCGGACTCTAGCCTATTCTTTTTGTCATAATAAAAGATTTTTCCGTCCAAGGTAATTAGAAATTTTTCATAAGCCTCTGCTCTATACATTGGTGATGGTAAATAGAACATCTTTCTATCTTCAATTTCCCAAACTCTAAACTCTATCTTGCGCGGGTTTTCAATTAAGGTATTGTACATATTATTTTATAGATTTTTTCTTTGAATATAAGCCTATTGTATTTTTACAGCCTCGTTCTGGACAACTTACATAATAATAAGGTGGACATATTCTGCTCCATCCATACGAAATAATTTCATCAGAATTAGCAGAAACAACACATCCACAATTTGAACATTTTCCATAATAATATCGTAATCTTTTTTGTTTAGCTGCGTGTTTTAGGATTTTCATATTTTTATGATATTCTAATCATTACTTTTTGTCAAGAAATTAACTCTGGATTCTCAAACACATTCCCGATAACCTCTTCTATAATCAATAAAAACTTGCCTTCGTTAGGAGAATTTTCATTTACTCGATATGTGACGATTGGCATACTTAGCTCTCTTGTTAGCGAGGCTACTCTAAATGACGCTAACGAGGAACTAAAAACAACCTTTCCAATTTTATCAGCGTCATAAATCGTTTTTACAATATCATTCTCGAAAATCGGTTTGTTGTTATTATCAAAAAGCCCAGTAAATCTGCAAAACTCAAATCTATCATAGTCGTCATTTGAAAATGAATAGTGCCGGTCTGGTGCGTCAACTTGACCATATCTCAACATGACCAAACTAGCCACAGAGGCGAATTTTTTAGTTTCTCTGTCCCATGCTCTTAATATAAAGTTATTGTTCATTGTTTTGTTCTAAAATTTCAGGGTTTTCAAATATATTTCCAATAATTTCCAGCCCACAATTACAACAATGGCAAGTCGCAAAATCTCCTAAATGTGTGGCTCCGATTTTTGATTGGCATACTTTCCATGATTCATTAACCCAGTCAATATAGCCTTTTGTGTAATTAGGAACTAAACCTAAAGCCGAAGCCATGTGTTTTGGGTCGGTTTTAACTATGTCCCCTTCAAATATTTCTTTGTTATTTGCATCCAATAAACCTGTAAATTGCAAAATTGAATATCTAATTTGATTTTCTTCTTTATTAGCCGCGCAATAAAATTTTAGATTAAATGCTAATTCACCATTTCCGCACAATAAAAATGAGTCAATGTGCTTTTCTCCTTCGAAAGAATTAACTGCTCTAACGTCTAAAAATGGATAAGGAAGCAAAAAGCGTTTGTTTTTGTTGTCATAAACTCTAAATTTCAATATTCTATTATTCATTTCAATAATTCTGGATTTTCAAAGATATTGCCAATAACTTTAATTTTAATTATTATATCTTTAATACACATCGGAAAACTAGGCTCTTCTTTTGTTATCAAGAAGCATTCAAATCCCATTGTGTCATATTTAATTTCACAAATTTGTTCGCCGCATTTTCTGAATTTGACATTTACAATGTCTCCTTCAAAAATTTCTTTCTCATCCGAGTCTTTTACTCCGGTAAATTGCTGGACTATGAACTTTCCATTGTTTAAATGATGAATATTTTCATAATTACCTTCTTGCATGATCCATTTTCCATTTGGACTAATATAAAAAGACTCGTCGCACCAAGTATTTTGATTTTTTTGCCAAATTCTAAATTTTAATTCTCTCATGATTATTTAAGTAGTTCGAGATTTTCGAAAATATTACCGACAACTTTTCCGGTTGAGCGAATATCAAGAACCCAAGTCCAGCTTTCTCGACCTACTCCTATTGCTGTAAAACGGCCATAGTCTTTATTATATTCAATAAAAAATTTTTTCATTATTTTAGTAGAACTTTCTCCGTCAAAAATAATATCTCCTTCGTAAATATCTTTTCCGGTCGAATCTTTCAATCCTGTAAATTGCATTACTGGTGTTTCTTTAGAATAAATTGTATTAAAACTACTAAGACAAGCAGAATCATGCGGATTAATTCCTTGGACGTAAAATGCGCCCAAAAAACCAACCATTACGTTATATTCCATTTTATTACCTGTCCAAACTCTAAATTTTAATTCTCGCATATTTCAATGATAGCCAAATTGCGCCAAAAAGTCAACATAAAAGTGTAATAATAATCAAGAATACTAAAGTTTTGTGCCCAACAGACCAATAATTGACTACGGTGATGGCGGAACTAACAAGTTCATCACGCCAATGTATTATAACCCCTTGCTAGATAAGATGCAACCGGGTATTACTGGCTCATTGGACGCCGCCACTTTAGACGCCTTCGGACGCTTAAGAATATCGCAGCCTCATGTTATTTTTGATTCCAAACAATTAATTGATAATCGGCCATTATATTGGGACGACCAGCAAACCTCTGGAACCGGCACTACGTCAACGTACAATTTGGGCCAAGCCTCAACAACTATAGCTGTAAGTGCTTCTACAGCAGGAACTAGAGTCAGACAAACTAAAAGGAGATTTAATTATCAACCCGGTCGTTCGCAACTAGTTCTAATGACTGGCGTTTTAGGAGCGGCGGTTACAGGCGTCACGCGCAGGATTGGTTTATTTGATGATAATAATGGTATTCTTTTTGAATTAGCAGGCGCGGCTTTAAGGTTTAGAATTAGAAACAAAACCAATGGTTCGATTGAGTATGAAACAGTCGAGCAAGCAGACTGGAATATTGATTCTTTGGATGGAACCGGGCCTTCTGGTAAAACAATAGACACTTCCAAGGCTCAAATCTTTTTAATTGATTATGAATGGCTCGGAACTGGTTCTGTCAGAATGGGTTTTGTAATTGATGGTATTTTTGTTTATTGCCATGCCTTTCATCACGCCAATTTAGTTGATAAAGTCTATATGGCCACGCCTAATTTACCTCTAAGGTATGAAATTAGCAACGGCGGAAGTGGTGGCGCGGCATCTTTGGTATGTATTTGTGCCTCTGTAGCATCAGAAGGCGGAAGAGAGCAAAATGGTTTTGATATTTCAACAAGCAGAGGCGCGAATCCTTTTGTTACATTAAATGATTCTGATGTCTATCCTATTATTGCTGTGCAACTTAGGTCTGGATGTTATGATGCTGAAATTGATATTAAATCTTTAAGCATGATTTGCACGACAACGGCGGCTTTTAGGTGGGTCTTATATTATAATCCAACTTTAACAGGAACCGCTTTGTCTTATACAGGAGTACCTTATTCTGCTGTTAGAGCGGCAATTGGGACAGACAATTCAACCAAAATTGTTAGCGGTCTTGTTATGACAGAAGGCTATGGTCAGGCTCAATTTGAAGGCACAATCAATTCTGAGATTAAAAATAAAGTGTCTTTAGGTGTTGGAATTACAGGAAATCCAGATACAATAGTTCTTGGTATTCAAAGATTTAGCTCGCAGGCCGAGACTTTTTATGCTTCGCTTGGCTGGAACGAGTCTGTTTAATTTTTGTAACATTTTCGTCACTTTTGTACTGTAATTAACAGTATGAAACAACGATTTATCTCAGTTCGGTCAGATGACAATGAATTTCTCATATTTGAGAATCAAAAACCTCTATGCTGCAAAATATTCAGCAAAACAAAAGATATTGTTGACTTTTAAATGCTGTAGTCCAGCCAGATACACAAATTCAATGCAAATGTCAGTTCGAAAATTAGTTTTCGTCACATTCCGAAAATTAGTGTAATACAAAGTATGATTGACCGAAATTTAACTCGAATCTGTAGCAAATGCACCGAAGAAAAGCCTTTAACCAAGGAGCATTTTTATCGTCAAAAAGGCGCAAAACATGGTTTCAAGTATCAATGCAAGGCTTGCACTCAAAAGCATGACAAAGACCATTATGTTAAAAACCGCGACCGCTACATTAATTACGCTAAAAAGTATCAAATTGAAGAGCGCGATAAGCGTCGAGCCGAAAAGGCCGCTCTAAAAAATCCTCCTGCCGAAATTGCACCAACTCCAGTAATTGAAGCTAATGGACAAGAGCAAATCGTCTAATGGCAAAGGCTCTAAGCCACGAAATTGCTTTTCCAAATCTTTTCGAGACAACTACTCCGAAATTTGCTGGAAAAGTTATAGTTTAGACCGCCAAACCTGTCCTTCATGCAAAAAAGACAGTTTAGTTTTAGTTGAAGGCAAAGAAAAGAAGTGTTTTGCTTGCGGTAAAGAATTCTAATGCACATAACGACTTCCGACGAAATAGTTGAACTGCTTAAATCTAAAGAAATAGATTTTAGGCATGTTTATTTTGGAGATGACGAGTATTTATGTCCTTCGCTTGACTGGATAAAGGTAAAATTTGCTAAATCGTGGGAAAAATATAAATTCAATAATAAAATTGGCAAGTATATTGTAGGCAAGAGAGACTGTGATAATTTTGCCTTGGGCGCTAATTTTTGGATTAAAGAATTACACCAAAAAGACAAAGCCACCAGCGATATTTTGGCTGATTTAGCCTTCGGAGAAATTTATTATACCAGAGATATTGATATGCAAGGTCATGCAATTAATGTTTTCTTTTATTATAATGAAGGTGGAAATTTGACAATGGGATTTTTTGAGCCTCAAAATTCCAAGATTGTTGAGTTGACAAAGGACGAAATTGAGAGTATATTTTTCTTTAGACTATGAAAAAGATAGTTTATGTTTGTTTATTAGTAACGATTCTTGGTTTTTCAAGCTGCCAAACTAGACTTCCTAACGAGCCAAACATTGTTCCAGTCGAATATAGCCAACCTAAAACTTGACTTTTTGAGTTTCTTTGGCTATAATATTCAAATGGAATATAAACCTCAAAATATTGAGTTCACAAAGCCCGAAATTCATAAAAAAGGCTGGGGAAAAGAAGTTTGGATATGCAATTCTCCTGATTATTGTGGAAAGATTTTAGTCTTTGAGAAAGGCAAAAAATGTTCGGCTCATATGCACGGCAAGCGAGAGCATCTATATCTAATTAAAGGTAAAATCGAGCTAATTCATTTCAATTTATTTACAGGCGAAGAGTTGAAGGTAATTTTAGAACAAGGTTCAATTATTCACATTCCGCCTTTTGCGCCACATCAGTTTATAGCACTTGAAGACTCGGAATTTATTGAATTTAGCACACAACACTTTGAAGACGGCAGTTTTAGGATTGGAAAAGGCGATTCTCAGGCATAAATTTATGTTAAAAGACATTCTTTTGTCAATTGGCGTGATTCTTGTGTCGCCAGTCTTTATTGTAGCGATGGCTGGCTTGACAATTTTTGCGATTATTTATCTTTTGGCACGTCAAATTGCCGGGGTTAAGTTTAAGGAGATGAATTAGATTTAATTATGATAGTTTCAGAAGTTTTACCTAAAACGGTTCAGGAAGAGATAGAAATTAAATGTGATGTTTGCGGAGAGCATTATTTTAGGTCGGTTTCCAATCACCGAAAGACACTTAAAAATAATGAAAACAGATGTCTTTGCCGAAAATGCAGTGGTAAAAACCAAGGCGACAAAAGAAGGCTTCTTCAAGGACTGTCTAAAGAAAGAACCGAATTAAGAAAAAAGATTTGGGTTGAATCTGTTAAAATTTGCAAATCTTGTAAAAAGGAGTTTATTGCGGGATATAAAGATAGGTATCGGCTATTTTGTTCAGAAGATTGCCGTAAAAATCCATTTGGATGGACGGACGAAAAAACAAATAGATTAATAGAATTATACCCAAATACTTCAACACAACTAATTTCTACAGAACTTGGATGTAAGAAGTCTCTTATTGTAGCAAAGGCAAGGAGGTTAAAACTACAGAGGTCTGAGCAGTTTGAAAGAAAAAAGACGGAAGCTAGAAAAGAGCTTTTAGTAAAAAGAAATAAAACAATTTTAGGAAGAGATTTAACGTTTGATTTATTAAAAGAAATTGCTTTGAAATACAAGTCGAGAGCAGAATTTCAAACAAAAGATGGTTCCGCGTACCAAGTAGCTAGAAACTCCGGCTTTTTGGAGGCGATTTGCGGTCACATGGCGGTTTGTAGTTTTAGTATTCCGCAAATGATACTTCAAGATATAATGGATGGAATTTTAGGTGTCAAAGCTATATACAATAGTCGAAAAATCATTCCTCCTTATGAGGTTGATGTTTATTATCCAGATTTTAATTTAGCTTTTGAGTACAACGGCAAAGGTTGGCATCTTGATAATAAAAATGATGCTCTTAAGCTGGAAAAGTTTGCAGAAAAGAAAATTAACATTATTTACATTAGAGAGAACAATCGAAAATACGAAGAAGATGTAAAACAACAGTTGGTCGGTAATTTAGACAAGATAAACAAAATTTGCAACAAAAGTATTACCGAAAGTGATATATTAAATTATAAGGTTGGCGATGTTTTTTCTAAAATTTATAATAAAGAAGATTTACTTAATGTTGCTAAAAGCTATTCATCATTTAGAGATTTTAAAGATAAAGAGAAAAAGGTTTATCATAGATTATGGAAAATGAAATTGATTGATACCGCTATTGAGCACATGCGCGATAAGCCAAGAAGACCGCGCACCATAGACGACATATCGGCGGTTGTTGGAAAATACACAACACTGAAAGATTTTATCAAAAACGACATGGCTACTTACGGTTATATAATGAAACATAAACTATTGCATCTAATAAAGCACTTAGAGTCGAGCCATAGATGGAAAAAGGTTCACCAGCCGCAACCTCTTGAGTGTAATTAACTTAAATATGCAAAAACAAGAAGTTTCTTATCTAAAAGACAATTCACCGACGATTCCACAAAGAGATAAATTCAAAGGCTCAATTTTCATAAAAGAATTGCCTTGGACAACTAAACAGAAAGAAATTATTGATACCATCTTAGATAGCAAATCAAAAATTGTATTTGTAAACGGGAATGCGGGAACGGGCAAGTCAATTTTGGCAACTTATTGTGGATTAAAATTACTATCAACAAAGAAAGTCTCTGATATTATTTTCGTTAGAACCGCATTAGAAGTCTCTGATTCGGCCAGTTTGGGTTACTTGAAAGGCGACCTTCTTAGCAAGCTATTACCCTATTATCAAGTATTCACTGATAAATGTCAAGAATTATTAAAGGCCGAAGATAATCAAAAACTCCAGCAAGACAATAGAGTAACTTTTGTTCCTGTTAATTTTGCTCGCGGTTTAAGCTGGGCTGTTAAATACATTTTAATGGAAGAAGCCAATAATTATACTTTTGGTGAATATAAACTTTTACTGACAAGATATGGTATGAAGTCTAAAATGGTCTTTGTTGGTGACTTTTCACAAACAGATTTGCCCGCTAAAAAACAAGGAGCATTTAAAAGAATTTATGACCTTTTTGATAATCAGCAATCAAGAGATAATGGAATTTATTGTTTTTCGTTAGGGGACGAGGACATTAAAAGGTCTGATATTCTAGGTTTTATTCTGAAAACACTTGATGACAGCAGAGTTGAGCCGATGTTTCCAGCAAAATAACTTTGATTTTCGGAACTTTGGTAGGTTAAAATAGGTATAAGATACTATTATATGCCTATCACTTTTGAAGACTCAATCGCCACAATTGATACCGAAATCAAGAAAAGGCGCGGAAAGTGGACTCTAACTTCTTTAACATCAATGGATTATGATGATGTAGCGCAAATTTTACGCCTTCATATTTGGAAAAAATGGCATTTATATGACCAAAAGAAGCCTTTAGTTAACTGGCTCAATGCTATCATTTCAAACCAGATAAGTAATTTAATTCGTAATAATTTCTCGGTCTATTCTAAGCCTTGTAATGCCTGTGAATTTAACCAAGGTGGCGATTTATGTGAACTTTATGGCACTCAATGCGAAAGTTGTCCTTTATTCTTGAAATGGTGCAAAAACAAAAAATTCGCACACGATATTAAGATGCCTTTGCCTATTGAGAACCATCAGAAGGAGGTTTATGAAAAATCAGGTGAAATTACTGATGTTGAGCCTGCAATTCGTGAATTGAATAAAAAAATGAAACTGGTTTTGCGCCCTTATGAGTTCAAAATCTACAAATGGTGTTTTATTGATAATTTGGATGATGAAAAAGTCGTCAAATTGCTTGGTTATCAGACAGAAGTTGAAATGGCTCGCGGCCATAAGTATTTGAAAATGATAAGAAAAGCTATTAGCCGTCAAGCCAGAGAGTTGGTTTATAATAAAGATTTCGACATTTAGAGATTATGGATATAGAAGAAGATATTAGTTTATTCGAACAACCGCCAGTTATTGAGCCTCCAAAACAAGAGGTTAAGCCCGCTACTTTTGTCATTGACTCTGTTTTAACAAAAGAACAAGAGGCTAAAATCATTAATTTATGGAACAGCCGCAAAGACAATCCTCCTTCTATTCGAGAATTAGTAATTGAGGCGTTTGGTGAATTGACAGAATTGGAGCTGGATGGCAGAAGCAGGTATTCTAAATCAGTTAAAACCTTTCTAACCGAGCGCCAAACCAAATTAGAAGAAGAATTAAAGAACAAAACCAAAGATAAACCATTTTTAACAGAGGAACAGAAAGAATTTGTTGCCGCCAACTGTAAAACCATGAAGGTAATAGAAATGACCAATATTATCTTCAAGAAAGAATGTTCTTTTGGCAGCGGTGAAGTAAGGTTGGTGCTTGATTATATTAAAAATGAATTAGGCAGTCAGGCTACTAATAATAACGAAAATTCTAAAGGTGATTATGAGCCACCGACCACAATTAGAAAAGCCGCTTTTCGTGTTAATAAATATATTTTGAACGCTATTAACGTTGATGATATTGATAACAATCCTAAACTACAGACCTGCATGAAGTCTTTGATTAGGTTTTGCCACATGTATCGTTATATAATGTTGATTAATAATTACAAAAACCCAAAAAACAAAGAACTGTTCGAACAGTCATATATTCGATTTATTTGGGATAAACCCGATTTGTCAGAGATTGAGCTAGACTTGGTGTGTAATGTTTGTTGCGATATTGTGGCTTTGACAGATATGCAGGGCGAACTAGAGGACTTAAAGGCTTATAAATCTGCTTGTGCCGATGATTCAGAAGGCCGAAAAATCTCGATGTCATTAGTTGAAGACATTAAAAATTTGCGTAAAGAGATGGACGATAACCAAAAACGCCAATCAGCAGCTTGGAAAAATCTTGAAGGTACAAGAAATGATAGGATTAAGAATAGAGTATTAGAAAATGCCAGTTTAATTCAGTTAATTGAAGCTTGGAAGAACGAAGACAAAAGAAACCAATTAATACAATTAGCCGAGGTACGAAAATCTAAGCTAAAAGATGAAATTCAAAGAATTAAGAGTTTAGATGATTTGCATATTCAAATTTGGGGTTTAGATGAAGGAGTAATTAATTCATAATTTATGGCTTGGTACACCGGAGCACAAAAGACTGTAAGCGTTAAAGATTTCAATGAAGAGGTTAAGCAATTAACGGGAACCTTGAATGACGTAACGGCAAGAATTACTTTGGCAAAATTCTTAAGATATAATTTAGGCTTCATGGTTTATTTGTTTACTAAGATTAAACTTGAGCCTATTCAAGAGTTAATTTTGAAGGCGATGTTATATAGAGACAATGGCATTATTGTAGCAGGGCGGGGTTCGAGCAAATCTTTTTTGCTGAGCGTGTTTGCTTTACTGTATCCAATTTTTCACTTTAACAGTAAGCTTTGTATCATTTCTGCAAACTTTCGTCGTTCAAGAGCTATTTTGGAAGAGTGCGATAAGTGGATTAACAATAAAGAGAACTTTTTATTAAAACAATGCTTTCCAGACTCGTTGAGAAAAGGTAATGATATTTTTAGGCTCAAAATTCCAAGCCCGGCTAATTCGGAAGTGTTTGCTTTGCCTTTAACATCTGGTAGCGGGGGTGATGGCTTACGCGGCACACGCGCATCGTGCGTATGCGTGGACGAAGGTTTATTGATTACAAAAGATATTCAAGAATTAGTAATTCGCCCATTCTTAACAGCTAAACAAGATTTCAGTCAAGAATCAATGATTAGAGCCAGAGAAGATGAACTTATTGCCGCTGGAGTTATTACTGAGGCCGATAGAATATCATTCCCAAAAAACAAATACCACATTCTGTCTTCTGCTTCTTATAAATTTGAATATCTTTATGAGTTATATCAATCAATCATTGAAAACATTGAAAATCCTCCAGCAGTAAAGGACGAGAAAGACCGTCCTAGCTATTTTGCAATCAGGATGTCCTATGAAGCGATTCCAAAGGGTTCATTCATGGACTATACTCAAATTGAAGCAGCTAAAACTTCAATTGGCGAAAATTCTGAATATTTTAAGCGCGAATACAAGGCTTTGTTCTCAGACGCCAGCGATAGTTATTTCAATGTCAAAAAACTCCAAGATTGCACGATTAAGGTTGGTAATTTTCCCACTACACAAATTATTGGTGACAAAAATTCCAGCTATATTCTAACAATTGACCCTTCTTATTCAGCAAGTAAATCATCGGACTTTTTTGCGATGGGCGTATATTTAGTTAATTTTGATGAGCGTAAAATAACCTTAGTCCATACTTATGGTCGAGCGGGTGGTGAATTAAAAGACCATTATGATTATTTTACTTTCCTCCTAACACAGTTTAATATCATATTCTGTGCTATTGATGCTTCTGGTACGGAGTTTATTTCTGGTTATAATGAATCTGTTATTGCCAAAGACAAAAACATTAAGCTAGGTTTTATTGACGCTAATTTAGATGAAGAAGAGCCTCGCGCTTATATTGATGAAATTAAGAAAGCCAAAAATCAGTATAATCAAAGCTCTAAAACTTTCATTTATGCTCAAAAGTTCCATTCTATGTCAATTAGACACATGAACGAAAGCCTCCATAACCAAATTTCTGCTGAAAAAGTATGGTTTGGCTCAAAATGTCAGGCTAACAAGCAGGCGTTTGAGCGTTATATTGAAGTCAAATTACCTTTTAAATACACAGATAAGAATGGTGAAAAAATTGACGACAATTCAGCCACGGCAGAAATGATTTATGAACAAGACGAATGGATAGACGAAACCAAGGCTCAATTGGGTCTTATTGAGGTAAAAGCCACTTCACAAGGCACTTTGCAATATGATTTGCCTCAAGAATTAAGACGCGATAAATCAGTAAATAGAGCTAGGCGCGATAATTATACTTGTTTATTGATGGCTAATTGGGCGGCTAAGATATATTTTGATATGTTTTTCACTAAACTAGAAGCTAAAAAGACCGAAATGTTTGCGCCAACCTTAATCTAAATGATTTGTCAAATTTGCAACCAAGAAGTTAAAGATAACAAGCATTTCTGGCGTGAACATAAACTAAGCCAAGAGTCTTATTTTCATCAATATAGCCCACGCTTTGATTTGTTGACCAAGGAGGTTATTCCTTTTCGCAATCAGGAGCAATACTTCAAGCAGGACTTTATCAATCGAGCCAACCTCAAGCAATGGCTTAATTTACAGCCTTTAGACAAAAAACAGGAATATTGTCGAAACTTATTGATTCAGAGAAAAAATGAAGGCAAAATTGTCTATGTTCCATCTTATGTTGAAATCAAAAGCCTAGATGATTTGCCTCCGATAGCTTATTATGACAAAATATTTCCTCAAAAGTATCTGGGTTTATGTAAAGAGCTAGGTTTGTTGGAAAGATTTTATGATTATGACGATTTTAGATTCCATACTGTTGAATTAGACAAAATTATTACCGATACACGCGAACAGAAGGGGTTAAATTTAGCTTTACCAACAGAAGTTTGCAAATTAGACTATGGAGATTATACTTCCGAAGCTAAAGAGCTTTTTATAGAACGAAAATCCTTAATTGATTTTATTTCCTCATTTGGAACTGGTTATGACAGATTATCCAGAGAATTTCAAAGAAGTTTAATTGCCAACAAACAAATGGTTGTGCTAATAGAGGAAAAATTTGAAGTAGCCTTGAATTTCAACGAATTAGCTTGGATAAAATCGAAAACCAAGGTTTCACCAGATTTTATCTTTCATAACGTCAGAGAGTGTGTGCAAAGCTTTCCGAATGTTCAATTTTTGTTCGTTCACAACAGAGGCGAAGCAGCCAGAATTATCCAGAAGTTGCTTTCCACAGTCGAAATTACCAAAATTGACTTACAACTAGCTTATTCTAAGAATTTACTTTAGTTGTCAATAATCCAGACAGGACACTTCTCTTCTTCTTTCATTACTTCTTCGAAATCTAATTCTTCGGCACTGTTTTTCTTTAAGTGCTTCTCCCAGAGGCTGTTACATACCGCGTATCGCCTTTTATTGTCAGAAAATTCGCGATTCATAGTTGGATTAGCCATACACGAAGAGAGAAAACTTTTTTTATTTTGTGATTTTTTTGGAGAGGGCAACGGCATAAGTTTTAGTTATGATTGTTTATTTATCTATCCACTAAACATTACACCAAAAGTCAGAAAATGAAAATTCAATTTTCAAAAGTGAAAATTAAGTGTAAATACTTGCATGAACAAGTCTTTGGGTCAATACGCAAACGAAAAAGGAGTTTCCTTTACAACAGCATGGAGGCACTACAAGGCTGGTAAAATTCCAAACGCCGAGGTTGTTGATGGTAAAGTGGTTATAAGAGATGTCCAAGTTGCTTTGGCGGCTCAACCAGCGCCAAATCCGTTAGTTAAACTAAACCAAGGAACCGAGCCTGTTTCTGTTGATTTGTTTGAAGGCGTTAAAATGACAAAAGCCTCAACGAGAGGTAACAAGTCGGCAATTACCGAGCCAGCACATAGATTTCAAAATATCGCCGATGGCATTGCTCCTTTTAGTAAAAGTGATTACGGTGGCAATACTTATGTTAGTATTAAAGACGCTGTTTTGCTGTGCCAAAAATGCTATTACAATTTCTCAATCTATCGAAACATCATTGATTTGATGGTCGAATTTGCCTCTGGGCCAATCTATCTGACAAAAGGCAACAAAAAAACACGCGATTTCTTTGATAGTTATTTCAAAGCTATTAATATGAATGGCTTTCAAAGACAGTTTTTCCGTGAATTATTTAGGTCTTGTAATGTTTTTACCTATACTCTGAATGTCAAACTTAATGATAATGCAGTTAATGAAATAACCAAAGAATATGGCGCAAGTCTTTCAGAAGGAGCTACTTACAACATTCCATCAAAATACATTGTCTTAAATCCCACAGATATTTTAATGGGCGGCTCCACGACCTTTTTAGCACCAGTCCTTTACAAAGAATTAACTGATTATGAGGTTCAAAGGCTTCGTGAGGCTAAAACAGATGAAGACAAACGAATTTTTGACTCATTAGCGCCAGAAGTAAAAAAACAAATCAAAGAAAAGGTTTCGACTTCAATTTTAATGCCTTTAAGTAAGAAGGATTTGTACTATGTGGCCTATAATAAACAGGATTATGAGCCTTTTGCTGTGCCTTTAGGTTATTGCGTATTGGATGACATTAATAGAAAAGAAGAAATGAAACGCATGGACGCTCAGATTTGTCGAACCATGCAACAGGTTGTTCTTTTGGTCAAAACTGGCTATGAAAGCAAAAATGGCGACTATACAGTTAACGCTAAAAACATCGAAGCACTAAAAACAATCTTTGAAAACCAAAGTGTTGGTCGTGTTCTGGTGGCTGATTTTACTACCGATGCAAAGTTCGTTATTCCTGAAATCGGTGATATTTTAGACCCCAAAAAGTATGAAGTGTTGGACAGAGATATTGCTATTGGCCTAAATAACATCATTAGCGGCAATACAAGTGGCGAAAAATACTCCAATAAATCAATATCAGTTGAAATCTTTGTTGAAAGACTGCGCCAAGCAAGAGAAATCTTCAAAGACGAGTTTTTGATTCCTGAAATTAAAAGAATTAGCAAAGAATTAGGCTTCAAAACCTATCCAAAGCCAGATTTTCAAGAAATTAGGCTCAAAGATGAAATTGATTATGCGCGTATTTATACTCGTCTAGCCGAAATTGGTATTTTAACGCCATCCGAAACTATCGAAGCCATAAACACTTACAAATTACCAAATCCAGAAGAGTCTTTGGAAAATCAGGCTAAATTTGTTGAATATAAAGACAAAGGATTCTATGAACCTTTAATTGGCGGCGTAAAGAAAGAAGAAGATTCTGCCAAGGTGAATGGCAGGCCATCGGGCACACCAGCCCCTCAAACAACCAAGAAAATTAAGCCTTTGGGCGGCAGCGATGAATACAGTTTGAAAAAATTAACTGATAACATTAAAGCTGCCGATATGTTAATGGCTGAAATTAAGACTTCTTTAAAGAAAAAATTCAAATTAAAGAAATTAAGTGACGAACAAAACGAAGTAGCAGAAGATATTGCCGCTTGCATTATTGCAAACGAGGAAGTTCAAAGCTGGGCCTCTAAAATGCCAGAATATCTTGAAAAACCTTTGGACAAAAATCCAGACAGAGTAAAAGAAATTCAAGGTTTGGCTTATGAGTTTCAATTAGATGATTATACAGCCTCACTCCTTTATTGGAGCAAAAAATAATGCGTAATCGCATCATATACAATACTTTAGGAGTATTTGCTGGGCCAGCACCTTGTACTGGCTATCATTTTATTAATGATTTAGGAGTTTTGAACGATTCGGTTTCAAGTTCTCATGGTTCTGGCGCTAATTATAATCTATTAAAGGAAATCAACAGAATTCAGTCGGTAGGCTATTCAATTCAAACAAATAGAGTTGCACAACAGGCTGTAGGCAAAAAAGCTTCTTTAGATAGCCAGCCAATTTTTGCGCCAACTGTAAATTTGAGTTTTGATTATGTTCAGGCTGGTATTTTGAATGAATTAAGGCTTGGGTTTTATTGCAATTACGCACAACCTTTTTTAAATGACGCTCCTTATTATAGCAATAATTATGGTGTGTGTTGTATTAGCGGATTCTTAGACAGAACCGAAGACAGAGAAATTAATCCAATCAGATGGCCTTTCAAAAACCGAGATTGTCGCAATTTCTTTGTGGCGGTAAGGCAAGAGGGTTATGATTTAAATAATTTTAGCACCGGACAAGAACAAATAGCTCCAGATAGTCCAAATTATGGCGTTTTCGCCTTTGGAAATAGTTATTTGAACTCTTATTCTGCCAAAGGAGAGGTTGGTGCGGCTCCAGCAGTTAGCGTTTCATTTTCGTGCTATAATGTTGAATATCTATCAAGCGGAAGCGGCTGTGTCGTTCCGGCGATAAACAATAAAACAGCAGAAAGTATCAGCGGTATGCATTTTGCCATACCTTCTGTTAATAAAATGAGTTTAGTTCCGCTTTTATTGCCCGGTGATATTAAAATTGATTTAACTTCAAGACCAAGACATGATTTAAATGCTATTAATGGCACAGGAGTAGTTGCTTCTAATAATTCTAGCTCAAAAGATTTGCTGTTAAACATTGAAAACCTTGCAATTCAAGGATATACGTTAGATTTGAATTTGCCAAGAGAAGAAATTAATCAAATTGGGCATAGATTTCCAGCAGATAGGCCAATTAAGTTTCCAGTTCCAGTAACTTGTTCATTTGGAATTTTAGCTAACGAATTAATGACAGGCTCATTAGCTCGGCTTAATGAAAAGAACGAATATTATGATTTGGCCATCAAGCTTGAAAATCCAACTTATTATCAAGAAGGCATTGGTGTTAGATACGACATTAAAGGCTGTAAATTTATATCTTCGGATTTTTCAGTTGGGGTTGGTTCAAATATGGTGGCCACACTAAACTTTGCTACAGAAATTGATTTAGATGATTATTCTAAAGGTTTGTTTATTAGCGGACTTTTGAATACATCAACAGGATTTTCTGACCAAGTTTTTGCAGGATTTTTGACACAAGAAAGTGGAGATTACCTTTTACAAGAGGATAATTCAAGCAAGTTTATGTTGTACGATAACTACCAACTTTTATATTAGCGGTGTAATTAAGCACAAGGAATAAGGCATAATATGGCAGATAGTTCAATTACAAATTTAACGGAATTAGGAGTAAGCACCGACGCTACAATTTATCCTGTAGTTGATGGTGGTCAAAATTATAAAATCTCACAAGGCAATATTCTCGGAAGTATTTACAGTGGTGATTTCTTAAGTAATTCTAATGCTCCAGTTATTGGCGGAACTTTAGGTGAATCTTATGCTCGTTTTCATGTGTTTAGTGGCGGGTTATTGGTTACAGGTGGTTATTTAGCTGTCAGAAGTGGAACTTTGGTAGCTCAAAAGATTATTGGTGGCAATTATGAAGTAAATGAGGCTAATGGATTATTTGCTGGTATTTTAGCCGGTTCAAATAATTATGTAAGTGGCGCATATACAGTAATTTTAGGCGGAACTGGAAATCGAATTTCTTCATTAAGTGACCATGCAATTATTGGCGCTGGAAGACTTAATTTTATCTCTGGAGACTCTGATTATTCATTAATTATAGGCGGTCAATCAAATAAAATCGTAGGAAACACTAACTCTTCTATTCTTGGCGGTAGTACAAATCAGATTAAGGATGATTTTGGATTTATTGGCGGCGGTCTTTCTAATACCATCACAGAAGGAGAATATTGTACTATTGTTGGTGGACATTCCAATACTGTAATCAACGGGCCGAGCGCAACAGTTGTTGGCGGGTTTCAGAACAGAGTAAGTGGAGCAAGGTCAATGATTGGTGGCGGTTATGATAATTATTTAGTTGGTGATAATTCTTGTATTATAGCTGGCGAATCAAACATTATTTATGATACTGCTGGCGGCCACTCCTTTATTGGCGCTGGAAATACAAATATAGCCAGCGGCGTTGAAACATCAGTTGTTTGCGGTGATAATAATACTGTTACATCTAAACAATCAATGATTGGTGGCGGCAGCACTAACTCAATTATAAATCTTTTGACTGATGAAACAGATTCAAATCCCGGTAATTTTATAGGTGGCGGTTATAATAATCGAATTTATTCCTCTTCTGGTTCTGTTTTAATTGGCGGTCATCAAAATGCCGAATCTGGCGTTTTTATGTTTATCGGCGCTGGTAAGAATAATTCTTCTTCTGGAATTTCGTCCGCAATTGTGGCTGGCGAAAACAATGTTGAAAGAAATTCTAGTTATGGATTTATTGGCGGTGGCAATTCAAACATTATAAGTGGTTCGTCAACTATTTCTTATTGTTTTGTTGGTGCTGGACAAGGCAATTCTGTAACTAATGATTATGGCGTTGTGGTTGGTGGTTTGAACAATAAAGTTACTAGTTTGGCGTCAAAATCATTCATTGGCGCTGGTGAAGGCAATATAATTTCAGGCTCTTATGGTTCGATTTTGGCTGGAAAAAGTAATATGTTAGAAGGTGGTGTTTCAGCTATTTATTCAAGCATCGTTGCCGGATACCAAAATACAATCAATACTAATAGAATATCTTCAATCATTGGTTGCGGTGAAAATAACTATATCGGACAAGGTTCAAATTACTGTTTTATTGGCGGTGGCGCAACCAACAAAATGGGAAGCGCTTCAAATACACATTCCGTCATTGGTGGCGGCGATACAAACTTAATCACTGGATATAATAACGCTCACAGTTATTATTCTGTAGTTTGTGGCGGTAATGCCAATATCGCTGCTGGTATAGGTTCTTTCGTTGGTGGCGGTCAAAGCAATTTGGCTTCTGGAAACGCAACAAACAATGCAACAATTGTGGTTGGCGGAAGCACGAACAAAGCGTTAGCCGCTTTTGCAAGCGTTGTTGGTGGAGCAAGTAATACAATTAAAGGAACATATTCTTTTGTTGGCAATGGAAATACAAATTCTATTACGGCAAATTATGGAGTTATTGTTGGTGGTCTTACCAATAAAATAACTCTTGGGCAATATTCTACTATTGGTGGCGGTTTGGCCAATACGATTGGCTCCAATAACGGCGGAATTTTAGGTGGTGGCGCTAATTACATAACAGGTGCGTATAGTTTTATTGGTGGAGGGCAAGGAAACGTAATTAGTGGAAGTCATGGTGTTGTTTGCGGTGGCCAATTAAACTCAATACAAACTGGTGTAAATCATGGTTTTATCGGCGGTGGAGGTGGAAATATAGTTTCCGCCAATACTGCGACACCAAATTACGGAGTTGTTGCTGGCGGATTTACCAATAGCGTGGAATCAAATTCTGCAATATTAGGTGGCGCAAGTAATTCAGCATTAGCTACTTATTCTGTAATCGGCGGCGGTGATACTAATTTAATAAATTCTAGCTCGAATTACAGCTTCATTGGTGGTGGCGGAAGCAATATAATTAGCGGCTCTTGTCTTTATAGCGTTATTGGTGGCGGTGATGGTAATGTAATTAAAGATTTGGCTGAAAATTACGCATCAATTCTTGGTGGCAATGGAAACACCATATCACAAGCTGGATTATCAGTTATTTGCGGTGGCGATTCAAATGAAATTGCTTCAAGCGAAGCTCTGTCAATGGGCGCTTTTATCGGCGCTGGTAGCACTAATTTAATTAGTGGTGTTTATTCTAATGCTGTTTCTAGTTATTTATCTGTTGTTAATGCTTACCATTCAGCAGTGCCGAACGGCTCTAATAACCAAATTTCACCAACCGCGCTAGAAGGAACAAGAATTTATAATACAATTCTTAATGGCCAAAACAATGTAATTCAAACCGGCCATCATTCTACCATTGTTAATGGTCTGGCTCATTTAATTGGGACTGGTGAATATGTTACAATATTAAACGGCACAAACTCTTCAATTACAGGCTCAAATGCTTTAATTAGAGGAAATTCTATTGCCGTCTCACATAACGGAGTAACTTATTTAGCAGATAGCCGAACCACAAACAAGGTATCAATCAGAGATGATAGCTGTTATTTGAATTTTTATTCCGGTGTGTTTATTACTGGCGGCTCAATGCACTTGGAAATTAATCGAAATGTTCCTTCTGCTTATAACACGATGGGTACAGTTGGTCAATTAGCAGTAAGCGGCGGCTTCTTATATTGCTGCACGGGCGTAAATGCTTGGGGTAGAGCGGCTTTTGCAACTTGGTAAAGTATGAAAAATTCGATAGGCACTTGTTCTATAAGTAAAGATTCAAGCAGAGTAATAAGCGACTCTTCTGCTTCTTGGCAATCTGTTAAAAAAGGTAGTTTTATCAAATTTAGCTCCGATTCCTGTTTTTATCAGGTAATTAAAACAAATCCTTTGTCTTATAGCCAGAAATTTGAGGTTTTAAATGAATTTCAAATCAAAATAAAAGGCAACTGTGGGGCTGAGATATTCAGAGGCGACAAAGCTATTTTAACTTACAACGAATACGAATTATTAACAGTTAACAGTATAAAAAATGCTGGTTCAAATTATAAAGTTGGTGATGTTTTAACTGTGGCGGGTGGCGTTTTGGCACTAAGTAAGTTTGATAACCAAACAAAAGTAACTCAGATTAAAGTTAACCAAGTTTCCGAAAATGGTGAAATTCAAAGAATAGGATTAGTCGAAAAGGGTATTTATTTGAATTATCCTCAAGTTGGAATGATGGAAGGAGGCTCTGGTTCTGGTGCTGTTTTGGATATTGAATATAACGCCATACCACAAAAGAAATTTATAGAAGTGACAGTCCGAAATGTTGTTAATTCAGAAAAAGAGAGTTTGATTTTAGTTGATTCAGTTATACCAAGCGGGCTAAAACAAGGAGATTTGTCTGTTAATAAGTGGGAGCTAATTATTAATGGAACTTATACAGGAGAATCGAAAACTGCTGTTGGTTACGAAATTTATTCAGATTTTACACCAAATATTCAGTTGCCAATCATTCTACCAAACGCCAAAAATCAGGAAATTTTAATAACTCACGCCTTCACAATCATAGACATGAAAATTGCTTCAATTGAAGAAAAGCTAGAGTTTTTATTAAGTAAGGTGTAATTAACAATTAGATATTTTTATTTTATAGCTATGAAACTAGAAGAACTCAAAGAATTACAAGCCAAGATTACTGAACTTCAAGCCAAAATTCAGGCTAAACTTCCTGTTGCCAAGGCTGATGATATGGCAGAGCCAGAAGGCGAAGAGAAGGAAGAGGAAATGTGTTCAAAAGAGGATTTGTATGAGGCTTATAGTTATATGTACCAAATGATTGATAATGTTTGGAAATATATGGACAGGCTGCAAGAAGTTCAATACGAACATACAATTGGACACTTGCCAAAGCTGACCGCAACTCAATTAAAAAAAGTTCTTGATAAATGTGGTTTGTCAGAAGATTTTGATGTTAAGCCACTTGTGACAGTATATGCCAGCCGCCAAGGTAGAATTGCAGAGGTTGATTTAACCAAAAAATAAGATGCCTTTTAAATACAAGACATCATTTAGCGGTAAAATAACCAAAGTTTACCATGACGAGATAGATAAACTGTTGGCTACAGCTAGTTTAGATGCTTTAAAGAGCCTTTTTCCTTCAAACATTGATTTGAAGAAGAATATTGATTTGATTGGTTGTGTTTTTAATGGCGCTGTAGCTGGCAGAATGAACGCAAATGGTGATTCTTTAGATGCAAAAACAGCTATTGCTATTAACAAATTCTTTTACATAAAACCGCTTGACATTTCACACGACCGCTCAAATATATGTGGTGTTATTTGTAATACTGGCTATAGTAAGTTCGGCTCAAATGAATTATTGACAGAAGAACAAGCCAGCGAGCTAAATGAGCCTTTTAATATGGCTTATGCCACAGTTATTTACAAAACCTTGCTATCAGAGGAATTAATTCAGAAATTAGAGGATTCAGCAGATGAGTCATCTGATTCTTATGGCTCAATATCTACAAGCTGGGAGCTATATTATAACGATTATGACATTGCCATAGGCTCAAAAAATGTAAATGAGTGCCAAATCATAACAGACGAGGCTGAAAAAGCTAAATTTGAGGATTTCTTGTTAATGAATGGCGGTTCGGGCAAAAAAGATGGTAAATATGTATATAGAGTCATTAAAGGTGACTTTTTGATTCCCGCTGGCATGGGATTAGTTGAAAATCCAGCCGCCGAAGTCAAAGGAATTGCTTTGATTAAGCCAAATGACGAGCCTTTGGAAATAGAGGCATCAGTAAAAATTGAATCAGAAAATATTAGTTTAGATAAATCAAGTGTAATAACTAACAAAGAAATTATGAAAATTACTAGCATCAAAGAACTTAACGAAGAAACACTTAAGGAATGTACTGCATCTTCGATTACCGACATGTTTGACTCTGAAATCAAAAAGGCCAACGAAAAGTGGGAAGCTGAGAAAGTGGCCAAAGAAAATCAGATCAAAGAGCTAGAAACCAAGAATTCTTCATTGGCCGCTGACCAAGAAACCTTGAAAAAGCAGCTAGATGAAGTAAATAAGAAGCTAACTGAGCTTGTTGCCGCCAAAGATGCACAAGAAGCAGAAACAAAGTTTAACTGCCGCATGGAATCATTAAGTGAGGAATTTGAACTTGATAATGAAGAGCGGGCTATTATTGTTGCTGATATTAAAGACATGACTGATGAGCAATTTGAGGCTTATGCGAAGAAAATGAAGGTTTTGATGAAAAACAAGACCAAGAAAGCCAAGAAAATGATGGAAGAGGAAGAAATGAAGGAAAGTGAATGTAATAAGAAAGTAAAAGCTTCTATTGCTTCTGAAACTGTCGTGACTGAAAAAGTGGTTGAAAAGGCAGTTGAAACCAAAAAAGAGGAAGTTAAAACTGATGTAGTTGCAGCCGCCTTGGCAACAGCCACACCTGTAACTCCAACAATTCCAAATGGTTCCACAGCACAGGAATCCACTGAAAATAAATACAAGAAAGCATTTAGTTTCGATGCTTGTGTTCAAAAAAGCAAATAATTATTGGAAAAAATAAAAAATCAGTGTAACTAATTATAACGATAAATAATAAGGAAAAAATATATGCCAACAATTAAACCCTTCCGCGTAGTTGACGAAAACGATTGTATCAATGGTCTGTACGGTTACTCAGGCACTATGCCAGCGCAGGCCGGTACGTTCGTTAAAATTGTAAGCGGATTTGCTGCTGACCAATTCTCTTCTGTCGTAGGCACTGCCGGTTACGACTTCGCTGGTACTGAATCGGTTCGTTGGGGTCTGCCTGCTCAAGTGGCGGCTTGCAACGGAACTGGTGATGCCGCAATCGGTATGCTCCTGTACGATGTACGCGAGACCGACGAGAATGGCGAAAAACTAATCTACAATCCTCGCAAAGCAATTGAGAATAACTGGATTATCTCTGGCTGTGGCGTCAATATTGTAACAAAAGGTATTTTCCTTTATTCTGGTGTTGGTGGCACTGTAACAGTTGGTGCAAATGCTTATCTTAATAGCAATGCAGAAATTAGCGTGACTGGTGATTCTGCTTCAACCGCAACCAAGGTAGGAAAATTCCTTGGGCCAAAAGACAGCAATGGTGTTGTGTTATTTAAGCTGGAACTATAATTCTAAACAAATCAGTATAAATCTTTAAGCAAAAAACAAAATATGAAGATTCAATTCAAAAACACTCAAGAGCAAGTGGCTTTAATCAAAGCTATGGCTTCTAATGACTTAACCACAGCCATGAAAGCCCGCGAAGATTTCGCCGCCGCTATGGGGCCAGTTATTCAGCAAGTAGTTAATTTTTTATCTACCGCGAAACTGATTTACACTGATTGGCAATTCGCTCAGGACGACGATGCGAGTTTCCCTCTTGACATGTTCTACGGTACTGGTGTTGACCAAGTACAAGTGTGGAGCCAGAGTATTGCTGGCGGCACTGGCACCAGCGTAGTTACTGGTTTGCAAGAGTTAAAGGTTCAGACCTACCAACTCGAAACTGCCATTGCTTTGTTAACTCGTAACGTTCAGCGCGGTCGCCTTCCTTATGTATCAATGGCTCTTAATCGAGCTGCACAAGAAGTAGCGATTCGTCAAGACCGTAACGCTTGGTTGGTTGTTCTAAAGACGCTCGCGGAAGCTTCTACTAAAGGAACCGCGCACGTTATTGACGCGACTACTGCCAATGTTCTACAGTTAGATGATTTTAATCGTCTCTTGACATTGGGTAAACGCTTAAACACTGCCTTCAATTCTGGAACACCGGCTAATCCATTTTCAAATGGATATACCGATTTGTTTATTTCGTACGAAATGGGAGAGCAGTTAAGAAGCTGGGCTTATCAACCTATGAATACTCGCGCAGTTCCCAACACCGACGAGTCAACCGCAATTCCGCTCCCGGACAACGTGCGCCAGCAAATATACGATTCAGCCGGTGCAATGTCTATCTACAAAAAGAACGTAGTTGAACTCGCGGAACTGGGTATTGGGCAAGCGTACAATATATTATACGGAGCTTATCAAACTAGCGGCTTTACAACTGCCTCTGACGAGATTGTTTTAGCCGTAGATTCGAGCCGTGGCGCATTAATTCGCGCTGTAGCACAAAATACTGAAAACGGAAGCGAGCTACAATTGAATGTGGATGATACATTCACTAAGCGTTCGGGCAAGTTGGGATTTTACGGCGGGGGCGGAGAGGGGCGGA